CGAAGCGGGGGCACGTGAGCTGGAGGCGGACGAGGTCCGTCGGCGCGGTGAGCATAGAGGCGATGTGGATTAGCAGGTCGTCCGTCATTGTGAGAAGGCCGGTCTTCATTCTGCAGTCTTTGGTAGTCTGTTGTGGTTGGCTGTGGTTGTGTTGCTGTGTTGCTTTGTGATTGTGCGAGTAGCCGGATGTTGGCAGTCAAAAAAAGTGACAAAACTTAAAAGTGACAAAAGATTATTGTAGATTATTCTGTCATAACAGCGTGCACACTCATCCCGCCCAGTCACAGCGCTTCCAAGATGGTCAAAAAAACCAAGCATCGTGCGGTGGTCAACGGGCCCGACTCCTCGTTTTTCTTTTTTGCCGTCCCAATGATTGGTCTGACGGTGGCCGTCGTCCAGCGGTTGTGCGCGCCTGGTGCTGCACCGCCACTCCCCGTCGCGGAGTTTGCGACTACACTCCCCACGCACAACGACGGCCGCTGCGATTGGATGCCCCCGGCCCTTCGATCGATTGCGGACTCTAAGCGCCGCGCCGCTAACGAGCGCGCTAGCCTGAGCTGCAAGGACCAGATCAACGCGCACGCGCGAAACCAGACGCTTGTCTTCCACAACGATATGGACCGTGTGATTGACATCTTTGACCCGTTCCCCGCCGGCGCTGTGGGTTTTGCGGGACCATCCTCGGCGCTCTTGTGGGTGACGGGGCCTCGCTCCGCCATTGTGGACCGATGTGCGTCGTTCTGCAAGGCGGGTCGCGCATCGGTTGGCTGCCAGGAGTGGTGCGAGCTGGTGTTGGCCTCGGCACTGGCGTGTCCGGCAGGCTACCTGGAGCTACGAACCGCCATGCGGCCGTGGGAGTGTTACGACTGGGAGGACGAGGTATCCTCGCAATATCGGGCCGCGCTACAGCAATGTGGCGCGGAACGGCACAAGAGCACCGAGCCGTTCTTTCACATGGAGCTGCGCCTTCTGTACCAGCGCGGTGAGCGCTGTGCCCTTGAAATTATGGCAGGCTCCCCGTCGTTGGCACGCAAGGTGTTCCTTCCATAATGAATTTTCTTGCCACGTCCCTGTTATTTTTATCAGTTTACCCAAAAAATATGCGCAAGCGCAAGGGAGCGTGTTACTACCAACGCCTCTACAGAGATGTTACAGGGAAAACACCGGAGGACGGCGCGCCCGTCGACGTCGGCTGGCTGCGCGAACGCATCCGTCAGGCGAAGAAGGCGCGGTTCGTCACCCAGACGCTGGTCGGGTGCAAAAGCAAGCATCAGCTGCGGGAGGACCCGTCGGACGAGATCGCGCACGTTTTGCACACAACGGGGTATCCGCTGTGGATCACGCGGTCCATGGTCGGTTTCTGGGCCGCCGTGTTCTACCGTCGGTGCCACGGTAAGCTGTACAAGCACTGTCCCGGGCGCAAGGTCCCGCTGCGCTTCCCGCCGGATGGATTTGTGTGCGACCGCAAGCGAGTGGTGCGCTTCAGCAGCGACGTGGTGCTGCTGGAATAGAGGCCGGCGACGCTAGCGGGCGGTCGCGACGGCGACGACGGCGGAAACAAGGAACACGAGACTCAGCCCCGCCGTCACCCAGTCGATTTCTTTAGCGTCGGTCTTGATGCACTCATTGTCGCTATTCTGGTAGTCTTTCCGGATCTTGGAGACGGTGAACGACTGCACCAGCAGCAGCAGAAAAACCCCGGCCAGGGAGACCTGCGCGAACGGCCATATGTCGCTCATGTTGCGTTTCAGGATCGAACACAGCACGACGACGAGTGCCAGAGAGAAGACGACGCCGATCATACCGACGAGGCCCGCAGTGTTGACAGACGGCGTCGGTATGCCTTTGTCAAGACTGCACGTCTCTCCGCGGTTAAACGTGACGCTGCCGAGGAGGATCATCACTATCACGCCCACTTGCACGACAATCGTCACACTGTTGATTGCGGCCTTGTCCGCCATTTTGGTGTAGGCAAATAAAATTCTTTTGTATCTCAAAACACCATGGCGGACGCCGTTGATGACTTCGACACAAATTTGGATCATCGCGCGTGGGAGTACAGGGCGAGTGCCAACCCAAAGGTTTCCCCCGCGGCGCTAATCGACAACGACGACCCACAAGCCGCGCTCATAGCCAGTGCGATCGGGGAAATCGGTGGTGAGTCGCTTTTGCAGGCGGTGACGTATCTGGAGATGGCGGCGGAGGAGCGGGCGCAACACGAAATCAATGAGAAACGGAAGATGCATAAGGGCGGTATAAGCCCCGCGTTTGTGGAAACGTTTACTCAAAAAATCCACAGCGTGGTCGAGCGGTTACAAAACAAATTGGGGCAAGACCTAGGAGAGCCCGTGGCCCAGAAGGCCTCATTGTACAACAGCGTTCGAGAAAAAATTAAAGATGAGTACCGAAAATTTGAGGGTGCGGTGAACCAAAAGGTACTGGGGTTGCAGAAACAGCAGAAGGCTGCGGAAGAGAAGGCCGTGCACGGCGATCAGGGCTTTGCCGAGCAGTTGACCCAAGGCGCAGACGAAGCGATCGGTGCAATCAAGGGGTTGGTGGGCAACGGAAGCTTTGCCGAACAGTTTGTCTCACAGCAGACCATGCAGGGAGCGCACAAGTGGATGATTAACGAAAGTTCGGAATCCGACAAACGAGCGCTTAAACTCATGGGGCTGACGGGAGGAAGCGGTGATAATTTTGTCGACGTTGTGTACGTCGTACACGGCGAAGACTGCTCGGCCAACTCGGTCGGCTTCTCGACCCGCCAGCCTCTGCTGACCGAGATCGGGGTGCTGAAGTCGTTCATCATGGGGTTTGACATCTGCGATTTCTGCAAGAAGGTGCGTGCGTATCCAGCCATGATGTCAAAAGGCGGTGTGACTGATATGAAGTTCTACTGCTCCCCTCTGCCGCGTGCGATGCAAACAGCCAAGATGCTGAGTGTTGGGTACGCGCTCGAACTAGAGGAAAGGAAGCAGAACGACATCGCGATGCACATGAACGCCGCGATCGCCGCCGCGGCGCAGCGCCCCGCCCCTATGTCGTACACCGCGTACATGAAAAAACACAACACGCATTTTCTGAACCCGCAGACTCCCGAGGGGTATCGTTTTCTGACCCAGATGCACGAAGACGTCGCAAGAATCGCCCTCCAGGAACAGTCGGGGATAGCACACGCCGTAGAGTCGGCGGCAGCGGTGGGCGCGGCCATGTCGAGTGCGTACAACTATCTTAAGATCCATGGGCCCAACAAGTCGCAAGCAAAATTTGCGGCCTGGGGGGCGACTTCTGCGTATCAGCTGGGTGCATTCTCAACAGCCGCCTCGACGGCCGTGGCAATACCCGGCGCAGCGGCTGTCGGTGGTTCTGTTTGGTCAATCCTTACGATGCTGGGTGGGGTCGCGGTAGGACCGGGTGCTGCCGTTGCTGCGTCCGGTCTAGCAATAGCGAACTCCGAGACCGTGGTCAACTCTTTGCTGTCCGCCGCCAAATTTGGAACAGACAGCGGCGCCTGGGTGCTATCCAAAATGACCGCTGCCTTTGCCGGTACCGGAGAAGCAGGCGACAACGCGACCAAACCGAAACAAATGTCCGCCGTGGAGCAGAAACTCCGCATGAACATGGCCGAGTTTGCTAAAGCTAAGCTCACAGAGAACATTAACGAAGACAAGATCCTGTCCGACCGCATCTTTCGGCTGTGCCCCCTGGGGGAGATGCAGACGGGCGTCGGGTCGGTGTTCTCGGCGCTCGCGGGGGGCAACACGGTGGACACGACGCTCCGTAGCGCCAGCGATCTGCACGCCAGGTTTGTCAACCGCGTCTTTCCGGCGGGTTTGTCGATTGCGGAAGAAAAGGTTTCAAACACCACTGCTGGATCTCGCATTGATGAACAAACTGGCCGCACGATGGACCAGCGCGGCGAGGACACGCTGAACGACGACTGCTGCACAAAAAAGAGCGATCACTGCGGTGTCGCGAACGCCAACAAGCTGTACGACGACTTTTACGCAAACTTTATCTTTGGCGATTGGTTCCGGGAGGCGAGCCAGTGCGACAAAACTTCGTCCAACCCAATTCGTGTTGTGGCGACGCACGAAAGCTTCATCCGCGATCACATCCTGTCGAACACATCGCTCGTTCACCCTGAGATGGCGCAGTACGTCGACGATAAGGTCATTGGCCGGGGCGCTCGCCAAAGAATGCAGCCGTGTAACGCGGTATGGGTGAGGTATATGCCCAGCAACGGAGCGCCAAGCACGGTGATGGCGACCTGGACAGCCAAGAAGAACGAGCACGGGCCGGGGCTACTCCTGCCGTCCGTCTGCTGCGTGCAAGACGAGGGTTGCAGCCATCGCACCGAGATGAGCTCAGCCGAGGCGACGCGGTGCCAGATTTACAGACGTCTGTTGTACCAGGCGTCGCCGCTGCTCAGCCACCTGCCGCAGTTTGGCGCTTGCGCGTACAGGTTTGAGAACCACAACGACGACGACAGACCCGACCGGAACTGCTCGCAGTGCACTGTGCGCGAAGTGGCGAACGGGAACTGCTGCTTCATGGGCCGCATTCCTGCGAGGAGCACGGCCGTGCTGACGGAACGTCTCGGGAACGTGATGGGGGAGTTGAATAAAAAGAACCTGGGCAATTTTAAGGACGAACTGGACGTGGCCAATGACGAAGCTGAATACGACGATGGCGGTGACTATGGCGATGACAACGACGCGCCCTACCTAGACCCAACATTGGACTGACGGCGTACCGGTTGGGATTTTCTGACGACACAAAAAGAGGAGCGGTGCGGCGGATGCCGGGCACGAGCATTGCGGAAAAAAACGCAGATGCGCTCAGACAAATGTCAATTAAGCTGGACGAGGTGCTGCAGCGCCAGAAGCAACTGGAGGAACGGTTGGCCAAGATTGCGCCGGATCCAAAGTCCGCGTCCGGTTGTACCCAGTGGATTTTTGTCCCAAATAAGTAAACGGGTATCGCTTATGCTGAAATTCCAGGAACTGACGTCGAATCAAATGTGGGCGTTCGGGCTGGGGCTGTTTGCCGCTATGCTGTATTGGTTCCAGTTGCTTTTGCTAACACAGGCGAAACTCTCTTTTGGTCCCAACCAGTGGATCGGTCTTGCATTCGCTATCCTCATCTCTGCGCTCTCGTGGTTGCGCTTTGTTACAACTACGGCCGGGTCGTTTCGTTCGTAACCAAAACCGGTCCGCGCCAGTTTTCTTCTTTTTTTCGGTCTTTTGTCATACAGACGAGGCGTTCATGAGCTTGCGATACTCCTGAAACCGTTGCCTCTCTAAATTATCACATTGACCGTCGTCTTCCTCGTCAACGGCAGACGTCTGCGCTACCGGCATGGTCCACGAGTCACCCGACGGGCGCTTCAGCGCGCGGCTGCCCCTGCTCGCGTAAATTGCGTAGTTAAGCAGCTTCTCGGCCTCCTCGGTCACGCGCGTGTCGTATTCCGGGTTTCGCACATTTACCACGTTCGCGGGCAGTGGAACGTCGCTGCTGACGCCCATCGCGACAAAGCCCACGACCGCGGCCGGCACGTCCATGTCGGCGTCGCACTCGTAGTCCGGGATCTCGGGCCTCGAGTCCAGCTGCTGCGACAGGCCCCGGGCGGCGGACACAACTTCTGCGGCAAACGTTGCGTGACACGCCATGCTTCTTTTAATCTGCGCTGCCAAAAAAAAAGCGTCCGAGTATGGGGTGTTTTGGTCACAGCGAGAATGTAAGCCAGAATACACGACTTGCTCTCTCGACCGTGATCCTCGCAATCCTAAAAATTTTGCTCGTGCTCACGGTGCTGACGCAGTGGGGGGCTCGGATTTTTAACATAGTCGTCTACATTATGGGCATCTTTGCGCTGTATAACCTCACGGTGGGCGTCGCGTACTACGGCGCCACGGCCAAAATGAGGACGCCATTCACAGACTGGATGGCCGACGCAAACAGCAGTGCCAAAACCCCGGACCTAATCAAGGACCTGAAGAAGGAGACGTACTCCTGCCGTCGCGACGCCACGCTTGTGTCAATGCTCGTCTCCGCGTCGGTCTTTGCGCTGGTCCTAGTTATGGCCAGATCGAAGCTGTGGATCACGACCGCGGCCTGAGTTGCGGGGGAACAGCCCGCCGTTGAGCACGGGCTGTAAAAACGAGGCGTCGCGCGGCGGTTCGGGTTGTTCTGGAGTGTCGTTGAGGCCGTGCGATTCCAGCATCTTTGTAAATCGCTGCCACCGCAAGTAAAATACCTGCGTCGCGGCAGGCGTGGTATCCTCGGGCGGCCGAATGTCGTGTGGTAGTTCCATTTACTTGGATCCCCAAAAAGAAAATGGGTACGGGGAGTGTGTGGCCGCGCAACCAAGAAAAAGAGGCCCCACGGAAAATGATCCCAAAGCTCGTTCTCCTGTCCGTGACCGCGGTGCTGCTGTACTTCAGCGTTCTGTGCGCCGTTTTTGTGGCCTTCTTGCTCAAAACCGGCCCCGATGAAACCCCACAGCAGCGCACGAAGAGCGCCGTCATGACGGTGTTTGCCGTCGGGGCGCTCTCGTGGCCGTTGGTGTGGTACATCAGCATCGGGAGCGTGGTGCTCGAGACGCTGTCGTTGCTGCCGCTTTTTGGCGCGCTGTGGCCGCCGGTAATGCTGCTCCTCGACCTGCGCGGTTCGCGCCTTAATTCCGTGCAGGCGGGGTCGAACAATCTCGTCGGGCACCTGCAGGACGACGCAAACTCGCTGATCGGCATCGCCTTTGCGTTCGCGATGCTGATGGTTGCCACGTACGCCAACCAGAAAAAGGAGATGTACAGCGCCATGCTGATGGTGCTGTTTGCCCTGGTAATATGCATTGCGTTCGTGGTCCCGCAGCCGCTCGCACAGGAGGGATCCGACGCCGCGTTCGTGTGGGCCGCGGGCCAGCGCGTTGTGTTCTCGTACGCAATGGGCTACTTGCTGACCGCCCTGTGCCTGTCGATTACCGCCGGCAGCAAAGCCATGGCATCCGTGCGACGATCGTGAGCAGTTTTTCGACACGGATGTAAACTGTATGTCTGCTGACATGTGGACCCCGGTCGCGCGCGATGCGTCGCTTGGCCTCGTGCTTTTTGGCACCATCTCGTACTTGGTGAACCGCAACAGAACCAGCGGCGCAAACTCGACGTTCGTGGTCATGGCGACTTTGTACGGAGCACCGTTCGGCTGGCTGTGGCTGTGCAGCCTCGGTGCGGGCAGCGTCGGGAACGACAACCTGTCGTGGCTGTGGAAAATATGGGGCATCAACCTCACACTCAGTTCCTTGATTCTGCTGTTCTTTTACCTCTCGGACTTCCAGGGAAGCGCCGCGACGCTGCTGGCGATTGCGTTCTTGTTGATTATCGTAGTCTCGCTCTTGCTCGCGTGGATCGTTCGGCAGACAAGTTGAGTGTGACAGAGGCACCGCAACATACCGTCAAACAAGAAGATGCTCGTTGCACAAGTTTGGTGCAAGCATGCACACGTCCGGCAGCTCCGGACGGTCGCGACGTGGTTGTACTTTTTGATGGCGTTGTTTGGTCGTACCGCCGCTGATTTAAACGGTAAAAAATGCTTGTTGCGTTCCTCGATCGTACAATGGCCCGCGTGTGCGCATGTGTTTTCGGTAGAGCAGTTTTTCCTGATGTTGTCTGACAAGCGGGCAAAAAAATTCAACGGCGACACAAATGGACAAGTCGCTGGTTGCCCTGGGGGGAGGGATGGTATTTTTACTCGCGTTCGGCGCGATTGTTCTGGCCGTGTCGGTAAACACCGAGCGATCCTGCGACTCTTGCCCGGGCTGAGGTGCGCGAGCCGTCAGCCGACAACCAACCCCGGTCGCGACGTGGCGTCGAACAGATCACGTTCTTTAGTACCGTCCGCGACCAAGTGGTGCACGGTGACGTCACGGCGCTGCCCAAGCCGGGCCACACGTGCGATCGCTTGGGACTCAATGGCCCTGACTTCGCTTTTTGCCACGGCGTGTAAGAACATCACGTGGCTGGCGCTCACCAGGTCCAGGCCCGAAGAGCTGCAGTCAAGCGCGAGGAACAGCACGCAGAACTGCCGTTGCGAGAACTCGTGCAGCGTTCGCGCGCGCGCGAAAGAGTTGCCAGTGAGCCGCAGGACCGGCATCGACTGCTCAACAAAATGGGACACGGCCGCGAGGCATCGCGACCACTGTACAAAAATCACCACCGACTCCTGCCGCTCCTGGAACCCGCGCAGCAGGCCCATCATGGCATCAAACTTGCAGCCTTCGGATTGCGACGCGTCAGCTGCATCGGCCACGCGGTACATGCGCGCGATTGGCGCGCGACACATGGGGCATCGCGGCGCCGTCTGTTGCACGTTACACGCGCAGGCGTAGCACAGCGAGTGACCGCAGCCGAACATCGTGTCGGTCTCGCTCTCCATACACACGACGCACGTGCGATCCTGCTCCGCCGCCGCCGTTTCGATAAACTCGCGGCGGCGCCGGGCCTCGCCTAGATCAGTCGTCACGCGCAACAGTCCGTCGTTGCCGCGGCCCACGAAGCGCGCGCGCAACGCCGCGCTGAGGTTGAGCTCCGACGAGCTGTCAACGTACGCCCGGAGCTCGTCGGCGGTTGCCTGCAGATCCCGTATGCGCAGGTCCGACGCGCGCAGCAAGCTGTGCACAATCTCTTCGCGTGAGTCCTGCACGACGGTGCTGTCGTCAGAGGAAACCATGCCGCGCAGGCTAATCGACGCCTGCACCGCCCTCTCCAGGCACACCTGCGACTGGATAACAGCACACTCTACCGCGGAGGGCGTCACGTAGTGTACGGTTTCGCGGAACGCGACGGGGTTGTCGCTCGCAATGCTGCGGAAGCAGCGCAGCACGGCGCTGTTGCGGTGCGGTGCGGACGGGTCGGTTTGCAACAGAAGGTTTGAGAACATCTGCAGCTGGCACGCCGACACGGGCGGTGTCGCGGTCATGCCCCAGATGAAGTTGGCGCGCAGCGAGTGAATCGATCGAATCGTGAGGCCGCTGTTGGCCGCCCCGGCGAGCTCGTGAACCTCGTCCAGAAACACCCGTCGGAACAAGAAGGACTCCAGCAGCAGCTTTTCGGGAGAGTTGGTTGTGATCATGTCGTCAAACATGTCGGCCGCCGTCGAGCGGACCACGTCCGGCCGCAGGACGTTGCGCGGTGTCCATATACCCACGGTAACAGGGAAGCTGCGGTGCCAACGTGATTTCAACAGGTCGAGTCTGTGCTGCGCGTACGATTTGCCACGAAGGAACGAATAGGTGGTGAGAACGATGTCGGCGTCTTGAATTGCGCGCGGTTGTATTTTTTTGAACCCGCGGATGCACGAGAACGACACAACACGCGCTTCGGGCCAGAATTTGGCGATCTCGTTCTTCCACTGGTTCATCAGGTTGATCGGCACGCACACCAGCGAGGCTCGCGCAGCACCGTCGGTGCGCGGCGCGGGGTCGTTTGCGCACAGGCTGATCGCAACGGCGGTTTTGCCCGTGCCCGTCGCGTTATGCAGGACCTTGCCGCGCGTGACAAAACGTGGTGCGTCGCCGGGTTCGTCGAACAGATTGAGCGAGCCGTCCTCACCGCCCATGCTGATGGAGAATCCGTCGGCAAATCGGATGGGCGTCCACCCGTCGACCTGGCGGCTGGCACCCTCTTCGTGCATCATCCAGTGTACGGACTCACACTGCTTTGGGCGCAAAGCCACCGTGCCAAACTGTCGCAACAGCGGCCGCTGGATGGCGAGCGGTGGTAGCTCCTGTGTAAATACCAGCATGTCCTGAAACAGCATGTACCCCGGTGTCATCTCCAGCACCAACAACAAAACCCAGATAGCGTCAAAGGACGTTCTCTGTGGGTCGACAAACACGTGCGCAGCCGTGATGCGCGGCGGTGTTTGTGACGTGTCCATGCGACAGCGCAACTCCAGCCCGTTGGACTCGTCCTCTGCAAGCCCCTCGGGTCGCACCAGCGACAAGCTCAGCACCCACCGGATGTACGTTTGCGCCTGTGTCTCGGTGACCGGAATCGGTGACGAAATCTCAGGGCACAGTAACATCAGTCGATCGCCCGCAACGGACACGTCGCAGTCCCTGTACGCCGGTCCGTTTACCGAGCAGCCGCACGACACCAAGTAGCGCATTTCGTCTTTGCGTTACAAAAGAAAACCCAACGCAAACGAACAAAAATATATGTTGCAGATACCCAAAACAATGGAGGATACATTTTGATCACGCCATCCGCACAAACGTCGCCGTGGCCCCATCCGGAATGTGCTGTCGGTTGCCGGCGAGCGGGGGGGAAATTGCGCGGAGCTCGTCGTAGCCCGCGGCCAACAAAGCCTTTCCCGTCAGCTCGGAGTGCAGGGAATACACGGAGTGGATGGTGCCCCCCACGCGAACGGCCGTTAGCCGCAGCACGGACCCCCGTGCAACGGCAGCGGCCTCGGGGTACGTGTAGACGCGCGAGTCGACCACCTCGCCGCGCTGGATCGGGCTGTCCCAGTCAATCAGCCAATACCAATACGCCTCGAAGTTGTCTTCGGTGGGTTCGGTGTGCACAACATCGGCGACTGCGACAGCGTCCACAAACTTGCGATACTCTTGGGAGGCGCGGGAGCGGCGCATGGGCAATTTGTCTTGCTTGGCGGTGGCAGCTCGCTGAAGTCGCTCGCGGCGGCGCGCTTCTTTGACATCATCGGCGGCGTCGTTGGTGGCGGGGCCCGCCATGACTTTCTCGGCGAGCTCCTCGGCGAGCTGCGGCCTGGTTGGGGGACTGCTCTGGTTGGCGTCCAAGCTAGGCGTCCGGGCCATGAAAAGCTTGCGCGCGAGGTGACAAAAAAAAGTGACAGAATTTTGACAAAAAATGTGATCTATTTTTGTCACATTTTTTTGTCATTTTTTTTGTCACTTTTGGACTGCTCTAGTGCACATGCGACAAGCGTAGGGCGCACATGCAACAAACAACAGCGGCCATGAAGCGTGCGAGTCCCGACCCAGTAGCCGAGAAGCACGCGAGCCCCGGGTCAGCCGTGAAACGTGGCGCCCATGGTCACGCTCTGACCCCAGATTGGCTTATGCGCGATACGGACTTGATCCCGTTCGGCTGCGATGGACGTGGAAACCCGTGGGGCGTTGGGAACAACACAAACGCCAAAGTGCAGTTTTGTGAGATCACATGCAAGGGCTGGCGGGACAAGCCCGAGGGGAACTGTCCGTGGATGCACACGCCGCAGAACGTTTACCTGTTGGTCGGCAAGCACGGTGCGCAGACTTACGTGCAAGAAGGCGAGAAGAAATGGAGTGATATCCTGCCACCAGAGCAACTGGCAGTGATGGAGAAGGAGCGTGAACTGGTGCTGGGATATGTCGTTGGTGAAAAGGTGGACAAGACTGTTCGCATCCATTGGATCCAGAGCTTTGTTCGGCGTATCGGCGTCATGAAACAAATCCTGTCGTGTATTGAAAACGGTGCTATTGAGGGAACGGACGAGTACGCGCCATGGGAAATTGAGGAAGCGCCTCAAGACGTCAAGGACATTTGGGCCAAGTATGGTTGGTCTGATGGTCAGAAAAACCGAGGGGAATAAGCGAGTGTGCGCGGGAACAGTCAGTAAAAAACCAAGGGGGTCAAAACCACGTGCCTTCCTCGTCGATTTCTTCGTACTCCGCGGCAGGCGGCTGCGCGGCTGGCTGCTGTGTGGCTGGCATGCCCCTCCACTGCGGCTTGAACTCGCGGCGCAGACGCGCCTTTTCGCGCAGTGCCGCCTCCATCTTCTCCAGGTCCATCTCCTTGCGCGTGCAGTTGGCGTCTTGCCGTGGGTACTCCGCCTTGCCGCTGCACTCGCGCTGGTACTGCGCGCGCATTTCGATGTAGCGTCCGCGCATCTGCGGAGAGCGTGCAACCCTGTCGCCGTACGCCGCCGTCATCTGCGCGTCCCGGCGCTTCGTTTCGACGCACGACCGCACCTGCTCCGCGCGGCGGGCCTTGGCTTTGCGTGGGGCGCAGCCCGGCCCGTCGTTGCCGTAGCAGTTTCGGCGGTCGGCGTCGGTCACCTGCGTCGAAAAACGCTTGTCGCAATCCATGTACTCGTCCACGTACTGCGTCTTGTCGAGCTTCCACGCCGGGCGTGGCTTCGTGGTGCCCGTCGGCCTCTTGTACATGTCGCCGCGGGCCTTGCTCGGTTTTTTCTTTGACGGACGAACCCATCGCGTGCCAGTGGAGGTGCGGTGGCACTCCCACATGGTGCCGTCCAGGCCCTTCTTTCGTTTGCCCACGTTGAACTGCTTGGATGGCGCGTGGGGACACAGGCGGGCCATTGGGATTTATGTAACAAGACAAAATTGAATTTGGTCTTAGATATCATTTGAAGCTGCGACCTCAGACTGTGAGAGTGGTAGCAAGCAGCCCAGAATTACCAACTCCTACATCAATTGCATCACCGGCCTGCCACTTGTTTGTGTCCGGGTCATAGTATATCACACTAACGGAAGAGGGGTCAGGTTTTTTAATACCACCAATGACGTACAATTTCCCGTCCAGTACCGAAACACTGTGATTACTACGTTCCTGCGGCATTGATGCAATCGGCGACCATGAGTTGTCGTTAATGTTGTACTTCTCCCCGGTCTTCAGAAATTTTCCGGTTTCGCCCGTACCCCCGGTTACGTACACAAATCCGTTGATTGTAGCAGCGGCGTGATCAAACCGAGTTACGCTCATGTCTTCAATTGGAAACCAAGACTTTGATTCTCGGTCGTATCGCTCACCGTTTTTCAAATATTCGTCATCGTCGCCTGCGCCGCCAATTGCAAACAGCGAGCTGTTCGCCGATTCAGACGGAAAGTATGCACAAAGGACAAATGATCTCCGACCGGTGCTCATTGGCGCGATGTCGCTCCAGCTCTCTGTTTCTGGATCGTAGTACTCTCCGCTCTTAAGTATCATCGGATACGAGGATCCTCCGACAGCATACAGCTTACCTCCAGCGGTTGCAGCTGCGTGATACATTCTTGCGGTTGTCATATCTTTGATATTACCCCACAAATCGTTAACTGGGTTGTAACGTTCCACAGTCTTACCAAAGTGGCCTCCGCAGACGTACAGAAAACCGCCCACTACTGCACCCGCAAAATTGTCCCGCGGGTGTGACATTTGCGCGATAGACTTCCACCTGCCTCCTGTTCCTCCATACCTCGCTCCTTTTCTTCCTGTAGACATGACATGGACACCATCTGTCTCGGTAATGCCGCCAATGGCGTACAGCTCAGGTACGAGGCACGATGTTGTTGACACTGTTGCCAGCGAAATCGCAGAATTCATACCTCTGGCACAAACGGAGCCAGCGTCAGGGACCCTGGGACAAAGGTGTGTCAATTCTCGTATGAGGGACCCGTTCTCTTTGTACACCCGAACGCAAGCCTCGTGTAAAGCTTCGTTCCTACTGGCTGAGAGAATACGTCCGTCGGGCATAAACGCCACTGCGGTGACGATATCTTCGTGTTTTGGGAAGGACGCCGTCGCGGCGCTGCCCAAATTGACGTCCCACAGCATTACAGTCTTATCCTCGCTTCCAGACACAATTTGCTTTCCATCGGGGCTGAACGCCACTGAAGTAACATTGTTTAACGAACTCGGCAAAGGATTAGTTTCCCACTTCCCGTGCTTCACTTGCCACAGAGCATTTTCCATATTCAAGTTCCAGAGTTGCACAATGTTTTGATAAGCGACGACCACAACTCCTTCTAGTCCAAAAGCCACCGAATTGACAGGAGTGTTAAAAGTCTTAGAAAAAGACAAACTAGGTGGTGCGTCAGACGGGAGCTCCCACACCGAAAAACCGGTTTTTGTTCCTACAACAATGCTCCCGCCGTCTGCGCTAAAGGCCGTTGATGTGGTATCATCGTCGTGCTCGAGAAGTGTTGGGGCGAATCGAGCGTCCCAAACTGCTATTGTTGTCCCGTCAGTGTAGGCGACGCGTCTGCTGTCATCAGGATCGAACGCCACGCCGCTACGCTGGTCGTTACCAGGGTAGCTGTTGCCCTCGTATCGTAGCAATGTTCCGTTCTGCGCGCTAAACACAGCTGCATTTGCGGATCTACGGTTGTCGTTTGATTTGCTATTACCGACAGCAATGTCTGTTCCATCGGGACTGAAAGACAACGATTTAGGAAGAGAAAACAGTGGGTCGTTGAGTGCTGTTTTGATAACATTTACCGGTGTGTAGTCGCCAGCGTCGAAGATAACCACATCTCCGTTAGTAGTACCGGCGGCGATGAATGAACGGATTTCTCGTGTTCGTGCGACTACGAGCGACGTGATGCCACTGTTCATTCCATGAATCGATCCGTGTTTCAAGGATGTAGCAGACGACTGACTACGCACGTGCAATACGCCTGCGGGGCCGGCCCAAGCAATTCCGGTTTTTTCGCTGTCTCCTTCGTCGAGACCGTCGTCGAAGAAGGCTGTCGCGCTAACACCGTCTGTAGATGCGTGGCTGACTAGTTCCTCACCGGACTCTGCGTCAAATATCTTTACGTGATTTGAGCTACCGGCGATGATTTTGTTACCGGTATCGTTGTACAATACAGAGGTCACATGGCCGCTGTGAGCCGCTGTAAACAGCAACTCACCGCTCGATGCGTCCCACACTGTAATTTTGCCGTCCCCGCCCCCGGAGACAATTCGCATGTTGTCCGGGCTTACTGCTACTGACAGCACTGGTTCGGAAGTCAGCATCCGTCGCAATTCACCGGCAGCGCTCCAAACTCTCACTGTTTTGTCGTCTCCGCCCGAAACGACCATCGCTTCGCCAGGCCGAGCAACGTCATAGCCCAGAGTCACCGAGTTCACCGCAGACGTGTGCCCCGCAAGCACGAAGGACGACTGTGATCGATCAACGTCAGAGCCCAGATTCGCCAAATTCACCGCAGGCGTGTCCCCCGTAAGCGCGAAGGACGACTGACGATCAGAAATATCGAATACTTTGATAATTCGGTCTGCGCTGGCAGAAACGAGTTTTTTGCCGTCCGCGCTGAAGGCCACCGACAGGACATCGTCTTTGTGTGGGAATAGTTGTTCACGTAGACTACCGTCTGCAGGGTTTAACAACAACACCCTGCCACTTTGGCAACCGCACGCCATCGTTGTAAAGTCCGCGTTGATGGAGATCGAATGTATCCCGCCAGATTCTTTGTAGGTCTTTTCGTAAATGCGAGTCGCCTCCAGCCCATTTTCCGAGGACCACAGGCTGACCCGGTTTGCGTGCGCGGTGGCAAAGAATGTACGCAGTTTACTTGCCGTTTGTTTCAATATACTGGCTTCGGCACCGCCGGTGGCATTCTTTGTTTCGTTACTGTGGCTGTTGTAGTGCACGAGCACCACCGTGAGGACAAGAGCGGTCACCGCAAATATGACAACAGCGATGGTTACCACACGTTGCATTTGGTTAGTCTTAGATATTTTTTTTGGTGCATTTTAAAATGAATGTGCGAGTACGTCACAATTTACAAAGCACGAATTTTTGCCTGTGGACACCAGCAAGACTTTTATGACGATCCGCTGGCTGCACGTCCTCGCGTCAAGTGTTTCATTGATTTTGAAAGAACGACCACGCATGAAAATAAAGTGTGGGCAACAGTTACCACAACAGACACCCCCGCGATCACCGGGTGGGCTATCATTCACACGCAGCCTGTCGAGCGAACGGCCGCGAGCGGGACGTTGGACAAAAATATTGGCGATTGATGCAAAACTTCATCACTGGGGCGGCTTGGCGTGGGACAGCTCGGGCCCCGCAACCGGCTGCAGGTACTCGTCGGGACGCAGCTCCACCGCCGCCGCGGCGAACCGACGCTGTGACTCGCGCTGCTGGCGCATCGTCCGCGGCTGCAGGTGGTTGCGCCGCTGCACTTCGTCCGCGACCGCCCTGTGTGCCTCCTCCGGGCGCATGCCAGCCGGCCGCGTCGCGATCGTCGCCGCGGCGACGATAGGCTGCTGTGCCGCCGTCGGTTCCGCCAGCTCGTCCTCCGGCACGGGCTCGGACTGCTGCGCCGGCGTATCCGGCACGATCGCGACCTGGTCGTCCTCGGCTTCGCGCGGCCCGGCGGTCCTTCGTGACCGCCCGAGTCCCGTCAGGGCGGACCGAAACGTCACGCCCTTGTACGGAACAAACAGCAGCACAATAAAGGCAAGCGTGCCGATGACGACGACAGTCATCAGTATCTTGTGCGCCGTGCCCGCGGGGTTGACACTTGGCATGAGCGTGGCAAACGCGGCGATTACCACCACGACAAAAAGAGCGAGTGCGACGGTAGACCCAACGTCCATTGTTTTAGGGACGCAACAATTTTTCGCCGCAAAAGCAAAAGATGGGCCGCGAACCAATACACATCCGCGTTGCGCGCGTCGAGAAGGTCGTGCCCATGCTCAAGCGTATGGTCGACCAGGGCTTTGCGTCGTGCGACGCGTCGCGCAAACGCCTGGCCGCCACCGTCTGTGTGCTGCTGGCAACGGGCTGTCGCCCCGGGACGCAGGCAAACGTGGGAAAACACAGCACGTACGGCTTGACTACGGTCACATTTGACCACATTCGGACAAAGAATGTCTGCGTGTTTCTGTCCTACATTGGCAAGAAGTCCGTCCAACAGAGCCACAGAGTATGCAACCCGCAGCTGGTCGCGTGGATCCGGGGGATCACGCCGCCCGCGCGCCCGTTTGTTACGGCGGAGGCGCTGCGGAAAGCGTTTGCGCCGCTCGGGATCAGACCTAAGGACGTGCGCACGTGGAAGGCCAACCAGGTGTTCCGAGCGAACCGCGCGCGCGGCGCCTCCGAGACCGATGCTCTGCTCGCCACCGCGGCGTGCCTCGGAAATACGGCGCGCATCACGCGAACGGCGTACGTGGCACCGGGGCTGCTGGGCCGCAAACCAAGCGCGACCGCGCGCCACCCCGCCAAAAAAAGTTGAGCTCAACAAAGCACCGATGCCCACTCGTCATAGTTTTGACCTCGCGACGCTGGAGAACGGCATTCGTGTGTGGCACGCGCCCTCTAAGTGTGGCGTGCTGTACCTGGAGTTCACCGTGCTGGTAGGCTTTCAGAACGAGGTCGAAGATGGGCTGCTCGAGTTTTGCCACGCCAACGAGCACATGGCGGCCAAGTGGACGTCGCGGAAGTTTCCGAACGCCGCCGCGAACACCGAGTTCTTTACCCAGAACTCGATCGAGACCAACGCCTTCACGACCGTTGACATGACGGGCTACCATATGAGGGGCCTGTGTGAGTTTGCCAAGCCCATGATCGACCGGTTCTGCGCGACGTTTGCCGAGCCCGCCTACGACCACCGCGTGTTCGATGCGGAGATGGCGGCGGTGCAGAACGAGTTGGGCAACATTGTGAACGGAGAGTGGCACACGCTGGACGAGGCGATTGCCGGCGTGCTGTACGCTGGCACGCCGCTGGCCGCGGGGGAGCGCGCCAAGATTGCGAATGTACAGCGTCTGCGCGACGGCGGCGAGACCGGGATGCAGATGCTGCTCGGGTGGCGCAACACGTCGTACCACCCCGGCCTGTGCTCGGTCTCGGTCTTTGGTGACTGCCCGGCCTACCTGCTGGACACGCTCAAGAAGCGGCTTTCGACGATCAAGGGCGCGGTGCGGGAGCTGCCGTGTATCTCGAACGACAGCCGCGTGCTGTCGCGCCAGCGTGACGTGCTGGCCGCCGACGCACGGTACGACAGCTTTCACCGTATCGTCTTTATGTTCCCGCTGGAGTTCTCGACGTTCGAGTACGAGCCGCGCGCCGCCGTCGAGTGCCTGTCCTACGTCCTCAGCTCCGGGCTCGGCTCGCGGCTGTACCGCGAGCTGCGCACCAAGCGCAAACTGGTCTACAGCGTTGGCTCCGCACCGCAGCTCTTTGTGTGCGCCAAGATGAAGTCGTACTTCTGCATCGACACCAAGTTCCAGGTTACCGACGGCGACGTGGCCGCCCAGCGCCGGAAAGTCAAGGACGGTGTCTTTGTGGTTTTGCGCGCGCTCGGGCGCGGCGGCGTCACCGACGAGGAGATGGGCCAGTGGAAAATCGCCAATCGCACGGCAAAGCTGTTCGCCCGCGGCGAAGCGGGCAGCGCTCGCGGGGCGCACCCTGACCCCAACGCCTTCTTCGACACGTGCGACTACGCGCAGCGGCAGCTGTGCTTCCTGCACATGTTTCGGCCGGACTACTTCAGCTGCAGCAAGGCCAGCCACCTGCCGACCGGCGTGGTCAGCAAGCTTGAGTACCTGGAGATGAGGCAGCGGGTCACCAAGGCCCAGTGCCGCCAGATGGCGCACACGCTCGAACCGTCGAAGGCGCTGGTGTTCGCGTCCGACCGAGTTGGAAACCGCGCCGCAAACAAGTGACCTTACATGACTACACCTGTGTAAATTCACACAGCCACTCTCGAACATCACCTTTGTACGCGACGCACACGCTCACCCGCCCCTCCGGCGCGTCCTTCACCGTTATCCCGAGGCCGTCCTTCTCCAGTTCCTTCAGCCATGTCAAGGACTGCGATCCGGTGCCCCCTCCGCAACCCGAGCTGTTAAACATTAGTTTCTCAAATTTGCTGGTATGGTCCAGCAAGCTCTTGAGGCCGACGTCGGATTTGATCGTTGCCAGATTATCCCCATCCCAATCGGTGTGTTTCATGAATGATGCCAGGATGACAATCCCCATCTTGCCGACCTGTCGGGCAGTGTTGTCTGACGCCGGGAAAGACCCCGCCATCGGTGGTTTTTTTGGGCACTGCTTGACGGCGGCTTCAATAAAGACCGCCATCTCGGCGTATTGCCGGTCTCCGTCAGTAACGGGCGTTGCCCACGCCTTGAGCTCATCCGGCATCTCAGAGTTTCCGTAGCCGTCGCAGTTTCGACGCTTCGCCGGCGGGACGCCGCCGCACGAACCAGGTCGCTTGGGTTCCGAAAGCGCCGTCGTAAAGCACGATGCAGCGGCGCACTGCCGAAGGCTGTCGTGCGTAATCGTAGGCGGTATGTACGAGCGCATCGCGCGATCAATCCGTGCCTGAACCATGCTCGTCAAAAAAACCCCGGCGTGGTGCGGGTCTTGGACGGGGATCCGATAGGTTTCCTTCGCCGTCACTGCAAACTCCGTCAAAGTTTTGTTGTGCAGCGGGTTGAACTGCGCAAACTCCGAGGTGCTGCTGTGGATCTGCTCTTCAACACCAAGCGCATCCGCTATTGGCAGTTCCCAGTAAACAAGGTCGACGGGCTTGCTGGCGCTTTGCCCGTGGACGTTGCGGTTCGCGACGACATCCTTGGTGAACCCGATTTTGTGCTCACCGTTCCACTCTTGTCGCGATGGCGTCGAGAGCGTGCCCGTCGTACAACGTTTGATGTAAATTCTCCCGATCGACGCAAGGATATCCTCGTCGCTGAGCTCACCGTGCATCGCGCGTGGATACCGGCGGTCGCAAAAGTTTGAAGTTTTGAACGCGACAAAAAAAAAATTCTGAAAAATGACAAAAAAATCAGAATCTGGCAAACGTATCAAGAGAAGCACGACGACGACCAGACAAGATAAAAAACTTAGTAGGCCGATCGATTATGACAAAGTTCAGTGCCGTCGGTGCCACTTTTTTTTTTCGGACGGGACACAAGTGCCGTCATGCCGACCGAGCTCCGCCGATGCGCATCCTGTCGTTTGATGTCGGCATCCGCAACTTGTCGTACTGTCTCGTGGAGCTGGACGACGACGGTGCGCGCCTGGAGCAGTGGGACGTGGTGGACGTGGTCGAGTTCAGCGGCTCCAAAGCCAAGACCAAAAGCCTCGGTATGATGCGGACGGTGGACATGCTGATCAAGTACCTGGAGCACAAGCGAGGCGACTGGCATGATGCGCGCGTCGACGTCGTGTGCATTGAGCAGCAGCTGGCTCGCGCCGCCACGCTCAAGGTGGTGCAGTTTGCACTGTACACGTTTGCCAAGGTCGTGTTCCCCGACGCCAAGGTCACGCTGTGTCACGCCAAAAAAAAGCTGGCCGTGGACCTGCGCCCGTTCGGGTGCGAGGAGGAATTTAAGCTTCCGGCGGCGCGCAAGCGCAAGCAGCCCGCGGAGCTGACCAAGAAGCAGCAGGAGGGACGTGCCAAGTCTGCTGCCTACAGGCGTAACAAGCTACTGTGTGTGTGGTCCGCCGGGCGAGTGTTGGCTCACATGCGCCTGCAGGACGCCGACGCGGCAGCGCCTTTCGAAGCGCTGTTCGAGGGAACCAAAAAGCAGGACGACTTGGCCGACGCGTTGATGCAGGCCGTTGCGGTGTACCAGAAGGTCTAGCTTGTCCTCTCCTTGTAGAATACGGAGAGTCGGTTGACCAGGTCCTGCTTCTTGCCGGTGAGGGCAATCTGGTTCTCGCGGCAGAGATCGCGCAGCTCTTTGTAGGTTTTTGCACCGAGGTCCTCGCTGCCGTCGTACGCGCTGTCGTGTGCACTCGCATCGGCGCATTCGGGGTCTGAGCCGTCGCTGTTGCTGAGCAGGATAGTTCGCTCCCGGTCCTCATCGCCGAAGGACTCTTGGTCATCAGACAACTGCTCGTCGTCGCTCGGACTCAACCACTTCATCTCGGATTCGTTTTGGTCGCGCTCGTCCTCGTCAGCGTCGGTCGGATCCTCGTCCTCCTCCTCTCCAGAGACCTCTTCGTCGCTGAACGGCTCGACGAAGGCCTCATCGCCGTCGACGGGCATGTACTTGATCTCCAGCAGGTTTTGTGGCGCGTCAGGAATGAATGGCAAACCGGGCACAATCATCGTCTGTGTTTTTCAGACGGTGGCACTTAAATTTTTTTTTTTCGAACGCACCGTCACCTGCCACGCGCTGCCCGATGGACGAACAACACCCGCTGGACTTCGTTGTCTTGGTCACCCAGACGCAATTTGCAGCGGAGATACATACGCGCTCCGCGCGCCGTCGCACAAAGAATACTCCGTCGGTTTCCGTGCACGAGATTGCCTCGCGGCGCCTGGAGCTCGGGATGTCGCAGGCGGAGCTTGCAGCGGCGATCAACGTCAAGGCAAACTTGATCCGAGACGTCGAGCAGCAGCGAACGCGGATGTCGAGCTCGCTGGCAAAGAAAATCCAGGCGTGTTTGCATCAACGGGGTACTCAGGACTAATAGACTAGTCGAGGTCAATAAGCGCGAACTCGACGTCCTTGAGGCTGAAGTTCCCCATTAGAATTTCCTTGGTCAGCGGAATTTTCTTTCCATCCACCACAAATCCCGGGACCAGTATGTCTCGCAGCATCTTTAGCTGTTCCTCGGTCGCGTCCGCGAGCAACGCACGGATGCCCTGCACCTGCTCCTGTGTTGTGGCCAGCGCCCCGGCCGCAACCAGCGTACGTGAGCCGCGCGAGAAAATACCTGACTCCACCACTTTCTCCTCGGTGCAGCACAGCCGCGTGATCTCACCGGTCGATTCGGCAAGCAGCAGGGCAGCCCATAGCCCGTGTTGCTCTCCCGCGTCGCGGAAGCCTTCAAACTGCGGCCCATCGGCCCCCCGAAAAGATTCGAGTTTCATCTGCACAAAGACGTCGTCCTGCAGGCAGCGCGCCAGCAGCTCGACCAGTGGCGTCTCCAGCCCGGCGGCGTTGCGGGCCCTGGACGCCGCCACCAGCGCCTCGCCGCCCTTGTGATCGGCGCGCATCCATGTTGTGTGAATCTGGTTGAGTTTAAGCCACGCGAGTGCCGACGCGGTACCCGACTTGTGAAACGTGCGCGAAACGATGGCGCGCGCGTTGAACATGTGCTTCAACTCGTCCCTCAGATAGGCAATCACGCGCGTCGTCTCCAGGAACCGATATGAGTGCTGGCGCAGGCGTTGGGTCTGGCGCTGGATGGCCTTTGTCACGATATCCGCCGTCAGTCGTCGCCGGTCGTCGAGGTCCTGAACAAACGCGTTTTTTGCCGACACGTACGCCGCACCGAGGCCGATGCCCGCGAGCGCGGCGCCGCCCGCGACGCTGACCATACCAAGCAGTCCCGTGGATGTGGCCGTCTGCACCATCGGTCCAATTGTGGAATGCCACATCGAGTGCAGCTGCACCATGGACAACCTTGCGTATTGATACAAAAACTGCGCCGTGGCGGATGCGGCAGCGGCTATTTTGGGCTTGGCTGCGGCGCTCAGTTTCGCGGCCTGCTTAATGAACTCCCGCACTCCGACGGAGACTGCGGTCTTGAGGAATTCTACGAACGTCAAGGGTAGCACCTTGAGCACCAGCGTACCAAACACCAGTTGAACACTCGCCATCAAACCGGGCGTCATTGCCGCCCCTACAGCCGCCACAACGCCCGCAATGGTCTCTGCAAGCGCCATGAAGAAGTACGTCACGTGATGCCCCACGACGGCGATCTTGTTGCCCACCAGGTACTGGAACAAGGTCTTGTCCTTACCCAGCACAACCTGTAGGGCCGCTCTGTCGCTCACCCAGTCGCTGCCGGTAATGCGAACATTATATATCCGCGCCAGCTCCTCCGCAGCGCGGCGGTCGGGGTTTTTGCGGCTGCGGTACGGCTTGTAAAGTACGTCGATCAGCTGCTTTGGCTGCGGTTGTCCCTTGCTGTCGCACATCTCTTCGATCTCCAGCGCGTTGCAGCCATTCTGCACAAGCTGGATGCTGCGCCGGGAAAGGCAACACTTCTGCGCGCGTATCATGCCCGCGTCGATGAAGCATTGTGCGGGGCCGCCCTCACTCTTGATCACCTTTTGGATCTGGCGCTGGCACTGCAATGTGGGGCCGGTTGCCAAAAGGACCGCTTCCATTTTATAACTCCCATAAAAAGTTAGAGCGATGGAGGAATCTCTGCAAATCTTCCCCGGGGCTCTGCGGACGCCGGACGTCGCGGCCAGCTGGGCGGCGGAGGTCGGGCAGATGCGCACTTCGCAGTACGACCCGTCGAAGCAGCCGCCGGGCCGGCGGCTCCTGCCGCACCAGACAAATGTGATCCAGTGGCACGGCTCCGTCATGCAGGACTGGAGCGACCAGGGCCACCTGCGGTACCGCGGCCTGCTGGCATTCCACAACGTTGGCGCGGGCAAAACCGCCGAGATGGTCGGGATGATGTTGATGACGCGCGCGCTTAACCCCGAGGCCATGGTCATCTTTGTCGGCGACAGAGGGCAGCTGGTCAACCTGTTCGGTGGTGACATTATGAAGGATTACGCGCTCTTCTCGGACAAGCTCAAGCGGCAGGCCGGCGGACCGCCGCTTATCGACCGCGATAGGGACGTGCAGTTTGCCGTCTCCAACGTCTTTATGCCGCGCTACGACCCTCGCACCAAGCGGACCGTGTACCCGCGCCTCAAGGCCGACCACGTGCTTCGTGACAGCTTCGTGCTCAGCTGCTTCGGTACCGTCAACGAGCACGGTGTGCCGGCGGTCCTCGGGCTCACCATTGAGCAGTTCTCTAAAATGCTTCTCTACTACCGCGAGGCAAAGCGCACCGGCGAGGCGACCAAGAGCTATCTGCCCGTCGACTTTGCCGCAATCAAGACGGTGTACCTGTTTGACGAGGCCCACAACCTGCAGAAGCCCCCGCCCCGCCGCGGCGAGCACGATATGTACAATTTTCCCAAGCAGTACGCGGCGCTCAAGCAGTACTTCCTGAGCAGGCCTTCGATGCAGAACAGCTTCCTGGTGCTGATGACCGCCACACCCGCGACGACCGTCGCGGACTTTATGGAGTTCAGCAAGCTGCTGGTGTACCGCGACAAGCACGTGGCGATCGACGAGCTGCTTGCGCGGTACCGCGAGGACGGCCAAATGGGCGACGACATGCTGGACGCGTGGGGCAGACTGGTCGAGGGCACTATCGACGCCTTCCAGGCGCTGAACAACATGTTCCTCTACCCGCGGCTGCGCTTCGTCAGCACCGGCAGCACCGAGTCGTCGATGCAGTCGGCGGAGACCGTCGAGAAGATGATCATCAAGTCGCCGCGCATGGTGGGGACCGCGTGGATGAAGGAGATCCTGGCAACTGCAAACCTGACGGAGGCCGAGCGCCAGTACCTGGGGTCGTTCAACCCGGCGCACGACCCGCGCGTCACGACGCTGAAGCAAGCCAAGGGCGCGCTGCGGCGCAACCGTCGATTCTTCAAGGAAGTCGTCCCCCGGCTATGCCAGACCGACGCGATGGCCGCCTTCGCGCCGAAGCTGCACGCGCTGCGACAAAACCTGCGCACGCCGGGGCAGGGCAAGCACCTCGTCGCGTGCCAGACGGTGTTACCGAGCTACCGCGCGGCCGTTCCGATCGAGATTATGCTGGAGTCGTGCCTCGGCTTCGAGAAACTCGACGTCCACGCAATCGCCGCCGGGCAGCGCACCGTTGACGCCATCAAGCGCTCGCTCTCCGACTGGCTCACGTCGCAGCCACGCAGGCGCCGCTACTGGTCGAGTGTCATGCCGTCGGTCGACCGCGACCGCCGCAACAAGTACTGGCTCGCGGTGCGCGAGCTCGACGGCGAGCCGCTCGGGGCGTTTAACCTGCCCGCGAACAACGAGGGCGCCCTGCTGGAGCTCGTGATCATCGACAAGAGCACCCTCGCCGAAGGTACGAGCATCACGATGCTGCGCAACGTCCACATCTTCGACGTTGTGCCGATGGACACATTCGGCCAGATCATCGGCAGGGGGCAGCGTCCGTACGCGTTTGCCGCCGAGACCGACCCCAAAAAACGCGTGATCAACGTCTTTGCGTACGTCGCGCAGTGGGAGGAGGCCACGCGTCGCGAGCTGTTCCGCCGGTTCACACACCGCCTTGCCCGGCGCGTCCACGTTCTCGATGGCAAGAAGCCGTGGGTTAAGTCGCTCAAGCGCAGGCTGGCCGCACTCGCGTCGCGCCGAGGGCTCGACGCGGCGGACGCGAAACTGGCGACGCGCATGCTCAACGACTTCCTGACCGTCCCGCTCGAAGATGCGGACGACGGACGCGCCGTCGCGCTGCCCGTCAACGCCGTCGACGTGCTGCAGAACTACATGAACTACGTGGACGTGCTGCGCATGTTCGTGCGCACAATGCAGGTGTCCAACAACTGCGTCCAAGCCGTGCAGGTGCACCGCGCGTTCGGAATGTTTGCCGGCGGCCTGTCCTTCGAAGCAACCTGCGCCGGTGACGAAGCGGCGCTGGGCGACGCCTCCGAGAAGCACGTGCTGCTGGACATCGCGGGGCACACCGCGGGCTACGGGCCGGTCGCGCAGCTGTTCGCCGACCGGCTCGGCAGCCTGATAGGGCGCATAACGAGCCGAGATCTGCTGGACAAAAAAATAGTGCTCAAGGCGATGCGCCAGGAGTACGGCGACGAGGCCGCGCCCGCCGCCTACGAGGCGTTCACCCGCCTCGTGGAAGACCTTCTGTCCAGGTAAGCAACGGGCAGAACATTGTCCCACCCGGTCATGATTCGACAGCAATCAATGCATTATCGAATCATATCACGTGCAACGGTGGTCCTTAACTCGCCGGGGATTCTCATCGGAAAAGGCGCTCACGTGCAACTGTGGTCATTAACTCGTCAACTGTGCCCTCTGATATGGTTTTTACGGTATAGTTTATCGTTCCATCTGTGCTGATTTCGGTTTCAATAATTGAAACGCCTAAGCCGTCGTCGTGCGCCGCGCAGAAACGATTGCTGTTTACAAACCATACATTGTCGATGTTCCACCCATCAGTCGTATTGCTGCCTTGTGGTACTACAGTGCCTTCTGGTAACGTAACGGTCTGGTTGGCGTCGTCAAATGCCCCGGAGACGTTATACAAAACAATTCTGCAAACGTCAATCGTCGAACTACCCTGATTTCGAGGTTGTGAAGTACTAGCTAATACCAACAGCATCTTGTCGTCCGGGCTAAACATACTAAAAACATCATCCGGGGAAATATCGTCAGAGGAAGTATCGTCGGAAGTATCGTCAGGAAGTAAACAAACTGCTGCAAGATTGTTATTGGAGTGGTACAGATTGACCGTTCCCGTGTCGAAAGCGACCATGTAGTTCTCAAATTGAGAATCAAACGAGAAGTTAGCAACCCGGCTGGCAGAATTAGGCACACCGGCTGTTAAATCTGTTGACAAAACTTGTTTACTTTCAGAGTAATTCCACATTTGTATCACAAACCCAATAAACGGCGCTACATCGTTCGCGTAGGTACCGACTGTCACAAAAGTGCCGTCGCACATCCAAGACGAAGCCCTAATATTTTGATCGCGGTTGTGGCCAGCGTCAGTCAATGTAAAATAAGTTTCAAACTCTCCAGGTGCAAACACGTGCAACCGATTGTCAGTGGTGTTATTGAGGTTGACGGACCAAGGTGCCGAAACGCGTACAGGAGCATGGGAAAGCATCAAAAGCTGATCGTTTTTGTCAAAAACTGGTTTAGCTAAAAATCGGAAATTACTATTATCCCGGGAGAGTAAGGGCAGTAGACTTTTGCGTTGTTGTTGTCGGTCCCAGTAGCACATCTCAGCGTGTACCGTTTCTCCGTCTGTTCGCGAACTTTCGACACACTGTATAAAGACGTAACGGCCTGATGGACTGACAAGACCAAAGAGAATGACACTATCCGGTCCTGCGCCAGCTTCAGATAACTGAAACGTATCATTGGTATCGTCGCTGATGCTCATCTTGCCGCCGACAATTTTCAGTGTATCGATTTGTTTGCCGTTCTCGTGTGCAACCAGAACCGACGTGTTATCGTCGACAAAACCGATTAGGGTAAAACCATTAATCCACGCTGGTGATCGGTCATCTGCGACTGTGTAAAAGGTATGATCCATGGATTGCTGCGTAAGGCCGTCGTACAGAACGAGAATGCCGTCGTTGCCCTTTTCGGTTCTGGATAAGATGACAACACCCGCTGCGGGTTCGTATGCGACGTCCCCACTGTGGTTTTCATGACCCGAGTCGTCGGTGGTCTTGCGGTGATGGCGGGCGACGAGTATTACCGCGGCGGCAACCGCCGCGATTGCAACCGCTGCGCAGATTATTGCGAGGAGCATCGTCATTGTTGCAGCGTTGTCTTTTTTAAACTCAACCATTTTTTGTCATATGGTCAAATCTGACCAAAAATTCGCGAGACCGCGAGAAATTAAATTTCTTTCCACCAGGCGTGTTCGTGTCCGTGATCAGAACGTAAATCAGATTTGATTTTTTGGACTAAGTATCTGGCCTGTGTTTTTGACAATAAGCCGGAACGCAACTTAATCCATTCTTGCTTTGAAATGACAGTCGGGTCGTATCCAACAATGTTTTCGTGAACGTGTGCCTTTTGTTGTTTCTTTCTCCCGTGCTCTCCCTCAAACATGCCATCCGAATAATCCCTTAGATAATGTGTTAGGAAAAAGGAAACAGGGTTGGCCCCTGTTCTTATATAAAACATGAGCAACAACATGTTCTTGATCAAAATCATGTTGCGGATGTCCAAGAGGCTAGCCAGGCTGTACAAAATTTGACTTGTGCCTTCTAGCATAAGGTCAGGACGCTCCAATGCCAACTTTGCACACAATTGCTCGTGTGTCAGGTACTGTCCGTCACTGCCCACTGTAGAGACGTCCAACGCTGCGCATAATGTCACCAGCTTACGTAAACTCAACTTCATGCGCAAAAAATCGCAAGGTTTTACGGTAACTTTGGGTTTGTGTTCAGTTCTGTTTTTCTCGACAGGCATTTACTTTAGTTTAAAAAAAAGATATTTGGTTATCGACATAAACCCACCATGCATGTAAGCACGCGCGCCAGCAAAAACAGGTTTTTCAAGAGTCACATTCGCACATTTACTGCGTTGACGCGTCATGGTAGGTATCCAGCGCTCCACCAACACTTTCATCGCAGATCATGCGTCTCAGATTGAGAAAGACCGCACCGTCTGGACGGCCATGACTTGTTGCACGGATTCTCATCAGGATGAGAAAAGCCGTTCACGTGCAACTGTGGTCATTAACTCGTCAACTGCGCCCTCTGATATGGGTTTCACGGTATAGTTTATCGTTCCATCTGTGCCGATTTCGGTTTCAATAATTGAAGCGCCTAAGCCGTCGTCGTGCACCGCGCAGAAACGATTGCTGTTTACAAACCATACATTGTCTATTTTCCACACATCATTCGTACTGCTGCCTTGTGGTACCACGGTGCCTTCTGGTGACATAACGGCCTGGCTGGCGTCGTCAAATGCCCCGGAGACGTTATACAAAACAATTTTGCAAACGTCAATTGTCGAATTACCGTGATTTTGAGGTTGTGAAATACTAGCTAATACCAACAGGATCTTGTCGTCCGGGCTAAACATACCAAAAACATTATCCGGGCGATGATTCCCCGGATGATCGTCGGAAGTATCGTCAGGAAGTAAACAAACTGCTGCAAGATTGTTATTGGAGTGGTACAGATTGACCGTTCCCGTGTCGAAAGCGACCATGTAGTTCTCAAATTGAGAATCAAACGATAAGTTAGCAACCCGGCTGGCAGAATCAGGGAAAAGGGACGTTAAAACTTTTACCGACGACGATTGTCCACTTTCAGAGTGATTCCACGTTTGTATCACAAACTGACCATCCAAGTAGGTACCGGCTGTCAGAAAAGCGCCGTCGCACATCCAACATGAAGCCAAAATCATTTGATTGCGGTTGTCGTTATCGTCAGTCAATGTGACATAGGTACTGAAATCTCCAGGTGCAAACACGTGCAACCGATTGTCATGATTGACGCTGACGGGCCAAGGTGACGAAAGCACCAAAAGCTGATCGTTTTTGTCAAAAACTGGTCGGTAATCAGTATAATCCCAACGGATGAGGTTTAGTAGACCTTTGCGTTGTTGCTGTCGGTCCCAGTAACACATATCAGTGTATCCCAATTTTTCGTTGCTAACACACTGTATAAAGACGTAACGGCCTGATGGACTGACAAGGCCATAGAGAATAAAACTATCCGCTGCTGCGCCAGCTGCAGACAACTGAAACGTATCATTGGTATCGTCGCTGATGCTCATCTTGCCGCCGACAATTTTCAGTGTATCGATTTGTTTGCCGTTCTCGTGTGCAACCAGAATCGACGTGTTATCGTCGACAAAACCGATTAGGGTCGAAAATGCGGATGTGTAAAAGATGTGATCGATGGATTGCTCCGTAAGACCGTCGTACAGCGTCAGAATGCCGTCGTTGCCATTTTCGGTTCTGGATAAGGTGACAACACCCGCTGCGGGTTCGTATGCGACGTCCCCACTGTGGTTTTCATGACCCGAGTCGTCGGTGGTCTTGCGGTGATGGCGGGCGACGAGTATTACCGCGGCGGCAACCGCCGCGATCGCAACCGCAGCGCAGATTATTGCGAGGAGCATCGTCATTGTTACAGCGTTGTCTTTTCAAACTCAACTATTTTTTGTCACATTCGCACATTGATTGCATTTTTTTTTTACCTTGCCGCTTGGGCGCCGCAACAAACAAAACCGCGATGCGCATTGTCAACATCGGCCTTGTGACGCTTGTTTCACGCCAGGGGGCGCAATTCAAACACAAGATCAACGACGACGGCGCCGGTCGCGTGTTGCGTTTTCTGTACCCGTCGCGAAACAACCAGTGGGACAGCCATGTCGGCAAACTGGCAGCGTTGGCTCGCACACAGCCCTCCAGCGCCAACCCCGTCCCGCAAGTCACCGTCCGTGCGGTGGTCGGAGCGACTTACGAGTCCGCCCGTCGCGCGAGCTACTACTGCTGGGGCGTGATCCCGAGCCCCTGCGGCGGCGAGTTTCTCGACCTTCGACCCGTCGAGCGTGAAGAAGAACCACAGGAGGCACCGCTGGCGTCGCCCGCAGGCGCGGTCGCCGCGTCGCAGTGCCCCGAGCTGCCGTTTGGTCTGTCGGTTGCCGGATGGGTGTACGTCGTTCGCGCGCAGGCGACCGACCTGCGCGTGTTCTTCTACGTCGGCAGCACAGCGGGCAACGAGAACGACCCGCTGCGCAGACCGAGGAAACATTTCGGGCACGAGGGCTGCCTGCTGAAGCGGCTTCCCCCCAGCGTCGCCATCAGCCACATGGCCGTCATCAGCATGTTTACTGTCGGCCGTCCCGACGGCAGCTGCGAGTCGAACGAGGTCCTGATGAACCGCGCCGAATCGGAGACGGTATGCAGCCTGATCCAGTCACACGGGCCGCAGTGCGTGCGCGGCGCCGACATCCTGCAGATGTACGGCGAGCCGCTGACGAGCGACCAGCAGGATCACGTCAAGCACCTGTTCTCGCTTCCCTACTGAGTTGTGTGGAACACTGTCAGCCCCGGGTCCCGTCAGACCGCGCGCTGGCCGCTGTCAGGGCGGTTTGACGGGTCCCGCAAACTAGATCTAGCGTGCAAAATCCAAATGAGTCCCACAATTCAAGATGGATCGATCGATTCTCCAAAATGAGCCGTAGGCAATCCGAGGCCGGGGTCCCGTCAGACAGCGTGGCCGTGGCTCCCCGGGCCTTCTGACGGGACCGCCATGGCCACCGCTGCGCCCAAGCGCCGGGCTGCCAAGCGGCGCGTTGCCGTGCAGCCCGCGAGCCCGCCCGAGGACGCGGACCATCTCAAGTTGCTCAACGACCGGATTGCCGGGCTCCGAGCCGACTTGGGCGGGTGTTTCGACGACGCGGCCCCGTACGAAAGCGCTGCCAGCGGCGAGCCGCGGCGACTCAAACAGCGGGCGTTCGCGGCGCACCGCGAGGCGTTGGCCAGGCTGCACGACGAAGCGCGCAGGACGATGGCCGCGTGCTCGCAGCTGCGGGCGCTTGTCGATCGGGCGGAGGTGCAAGACTTGCGGGAGAAGAGACGACGCGAGGACATGTGCCGCCCGGTGCTCATCGAGGCGGGGCCGCACCAGGGGAAGTGGCGCTGTGGGCTGGCGACCGGGCCGGATCACACCTGTTCGACGCAGGCGCAGAGGAGGGTGGAGCACCACGGGCCGGCCAAGCGCAGCCGGATCGAGCGCCACATCCAGCGCGTGCACCTGCACAGAGAAACCGAGCGGGCGGGCGAAGGGTTCAGGGCTGCGTCGACCACCGGGTCGGAGGCGATGCTGCAGGCCACGCGGTCCCTCGTTAGCGACGACGGGCGGAGCTGGGTTGTGTAAACTGGGGAAGTGCCTCAATCCGAGCTGCTCTCTTGTTCAATCCTAGCGCGAAGCAGCTCTACGCGCTCCTGCGCAGAAACAACACGTGGGTGGTCGCCGTGGAACACCGCGCGCTCCATCGCGAGCGACGCTTCGTACCGTTCGAGCGCCTCGTCGAGCTTGCCCTGGCCGTACAGCACGACGCCGATGTTGGTCAGCGACCTCGCGATGTCCGGGTGCGGCGTGTCCTCCCCGTGCACCGCGTAGGACATCGCGAGCGTACGGCCAACATCTCGCGCCTATCGGTGAACGAAGCAACCATCATACCACCCGTCGTCCACACTTCGTGATACCAGCCGGGCGGCAACCAGAGAACTTGCACCGGCCCCGCGCTGGAGGCGCGCTTCCACGGTCCGGATAATGTAGCCGGTCGTCACGTTGGCGCACGCGGCTGCTTTTTAGTTGCCGAACGCTTCTTTGTAGGCGAGCGCTTTTTAGTTGCCGAACGCTTCTTTGTAGGCGAGCGCTTTTTAGTTGCCAAACGCTTCTTTGTAGGCGAGCGCTTTTTAGTTGCCAAACGCTTCTTTGTAGGCGAGCGCTTTTTACTTGCCGAGTGCTTTTTAGAAGATTGCTTGGCGGTGGTTTCGGTAGAGATACCCTCACTAATGCAAACGTTAATCGCGTTTTGAATGAAGTTTGTGGTACGACAAAATTGCACACGTTGTCTTGACGAACGGTGAGTGCCATAAAATTGCTTATAAAAATTCCAAATGATTTTGAAACCATACAATTTTGTTGTACATTCTTTACTGCCCATTTTTTGACAAGTTGATTGGTTCTCAAAAGCATTAAACCATTGCTTACCGTCGCAAACTCCGTTTGATATATAATTTAGTTCATGCGCGCAAGGTAATACAACAATTTCTTTTTGCTTTATTTTTTGGTCAAATGCAGACATCAATATAGCGAGTGTCTGCATAGTACGAAACAAATCAGAACAAAACATAAACTGCATTCCAGAAAAATCCTTGTACTTACGCATAGCTTGTCCGGCTCGAAGTGCTTGTAGTTTGCCACTGTGTGTCAGTTGAGCGTCCATAAGGCGATCCGTATTTTGATTGTCGCGCCAAGTCACACTCTTTTTCAGTTTAGTAGCGGTGTCCATTCTGTTATGATACCCTTGACCGTGACGAACAAGATAAAACACAAATTTGGCACCTTTTGTATCAATGATTGTTTCGTCTCTCGTGTTCCGAGATTTCAAGATAATCGTTGACCCCTCAAATCGTACGTGTTGTGGTCTGTTGCTCGTTCCAATGGATGTCTTTGTTAACACCACTGGTAAAAACATAGTCGTTTTTTGTTGTGGTAGATCCATCACGTAATACTTTCTAGCTGGTTGGCTTTCGTCTAGCTCACCGTCGTAGACAAGCTGTATGGATATATGATTTGGACTTAGTTCCAGTCGCAATACCGCGCCATTCATAAATCGTTCCGTCTTTTGTCCAAGCACCATAGATAAAAAACAACGAAGTCGTCCTTGATGGGTCGCAATGATCGACCTCGTCAACATAATTGTCTTAATGCATATTTTTTAATTTTCAACAAACAAATAAACTTCTATGGGCTACACCAGGCCTCGGCTCTCCGCCTCAGCAACCACCGCTTGGCATAATCCTCGGTTCTGCGCCTCGTCGTCCACCGCTTGGCACGCGATCTCGTTCTCCTGCAGCTCCGCCGCAATGACGACGAGTGTGTCATCGTCACAGTCTTCCAGAGCCTCGCCCATCATGGCGTCAAAGGCGGTGCGATAGCTCGTTTGCTGCTCGCGTAGCACAACGGGCCCGCCCACGCTCTGGTACCCCCCGTGGCGCGCATCCACCGTCCGAAGGATGTGGCCGGTCGTCACGTTGGCGCACGCGGTCGCGTCCACAAGCGCCTGTTCGAACACCGTGCCGGTCGCACGGACGGTGAGGCATACCTCAAACAGCGCGTGAGGCGACGCATGCGCGACGCAAGCGGCGACGACAGCGGGCTCCATCGCGGCCACGGCCCGAGAGGCGAGCGGCGGAAATCGAAATTTGAATTTGAGAACAAGCGACCAAATTGTGACAAAAATTCTGACAAAAAATTGTGACAAAAATTGTGACACAAAAAATCAAATTTCATTTTTCTGTCGATTCGAATTTTGATTGGCTGACCCGACGGCGATGGACATCCGCAAGTACCTTGTTTGGACCGTTTACAAATTTTTTGTCACTTTTGATTTTGTCACTTTTCGCGTAACCAACACGCAAAGGTCACCGCACGCACCCATCGCTGAAACAACACCCATCACAACACAACGTGGCCATGGTAAAGAACTCCGATGAAGCGTTCAGTACCATGGCCTCGGAGTACGAGGCGCTCCAGGTCGACCCAACGAGCGAGCTGGAGCGCGCGGTCGAGCCGACGAGCGACAAAGGTGCAGACCGCGGATCCGCAGCTAGCGCCGTTGCCGTCTGCATCTCCATCTGCAGTATTCTTTTCATGGTTATCTACATCAACTTTGTATTCCCACACGACCACGGCGACTACGACGGCCACGATGTGTGCATCGCCTGTGGCGCGCACACGTATGGCGGGTGTGCGCGTTCAGACTGCGAAGGGTGCTATTGCATGATGGTCCCACTAGACTGCGCCGACGAATTCCGCGCAAGTGGCAACGACACTTGCTACGACAACTACACCGTACACTCGTTATCGCCCTCTTTCGAGAACAAGTGCGGAGTGTCAGGTGCGGTGTGCGGTCTGTGAAGTCAGCGACCAAATTGTGCAAGTCTACGATCATTTTTTAATTTCCAATCGTTGCAATAAAGACTTTTCGAGGGCAAGGCGTACTCTGTAAAAGGAACTGCATTCAACGTCGCCCACACTCTACTACACTCAGCGAGTCATGACCTCCAGCATGTGCACCGGACTGTACCCCAGCCAGCGCGGTGACGTACCCGAGATCACGTGGTATCGGGACGCGAGCGGTCGCCTGCGCAGGCCCTGGAGCGGCGCTCGAAAGGTACCGGCACCCGCACCGGCACCCGCACCGGCACCCACACCGGCACCCGCACATGCACCAACGGCAAGCGATCCCAGTAGTAGTCCATGCGACCTCAGAGCTGGCAGAGGGCCTTGACCGCAGTGGGGTTCTACGAGGATGGCACCATCGCCTACAGGGCGCGTACGCGTAAACTGTCAAAAAATCTATGAATTGGAGGGCAAGCCGCTTGTCGCAAAACCGCGAAACTCGCGCAGGTCCAGCTCGAAGGAGCCACCCGCCGCCACCGCCAGCTGGGCGAGAATTGCAACTACAAAAATTGGCTTTAATCTTCATTAATTGTAACCGGCACAGCCGCAGACTCGATGCGCACGCTGCAGCGCTGAAATCCCATCGACACCCCCCAGCATAGCGGACCGGTCAACCCCTCTGCTTGCATCACACCCAGCAGCTCTCCGTTCTTCCAGATTGACATGCTGCCCTGGTCGAGGTCAAGCAGCATGCCGATGCTGTCGCCCTGTTTCCTCGCGCCCTGCATCCCCTCCCAGGCGTGACGGCCGGGGAGGCGGTTCCCGCTGCGCGTGTAGTAGAAGCAGTGGCCGTCCACATTGAACGCGTCCGCCCCTACCCGCACGCCCCAGCCCGGTCGGAGCACGCCAAAGGCCACGAATCGGTCGCCCACTGTCTCCGTGAACTGCGCAAAGTGACGACCCGAACGCATCACCACATCGCTCGCCGCGGATCTAAACATGCCGCCGACCAGCCCCACCGTCGCCACCGCCCCGTTCTCAGACAGCGCAATTGTGGGATGCGACCAACCAAATGCCAACGGCAGCCGAAGCGCACCCATCTCGTGCATCAGGCCCAGCCAACTCTCAAGGCCACGACGCGGCACCCAGTCGCGCTCCTGCTCGCTGCAGCCCGCCACCCACAACCGCGCAGCCTCCTGCGGGATGGACAGCATCTCCGACGACCCACAGACCTTGTCGGTGAAGCGGGGGCACGTGAGCTGGAGGCGGACGAGGTCCGTCGGGGCGGTGAGCATAGAGGCGATGTGGATTAGCAGGTCGTCCGTCATTGTGAGAAGGCCGGTCGTCATTCTGCAGTGTTTGGTAGTTTGTTGTGGTTGGCTGTGATTGTGTTGCTGTATGTTGCTTTGTTCGTGTGTTGCGGCCCAAAAAAGTGACAAAAGTTAAAAGTGACAAAAGTTGAAAATGCTTAATTTAAAAATCAAAACGCGAGAGCGCCGGTCAGGTACACTTGTTGGGCCTCTCGCGCGTGTTTGTAACTACCAAAAAAAGGCTTTAATCTTCACTGGTTGCGGCCGGCACCGCCGCAGACTCGATGCGCGCGCTGTCGTCCTGATGGAACATCGAGGCCGCCCAGCAGAGCGGCCCGCGCAGCCCCTCTGCCAGCATCACCCCCAGCCGCTCGTCATTCTTCCACACGGTCATGCTGCCCTGGTCGAGGTCGAGGAGCATGCCGATGCGGTCGCCCTGCTCCTGCGCGTGCTGCATCCCCTCCCAGTCGCTGTAGTCGTTGAAGCCGTCGAAGCAACGGAGGAATCTCCCGTTGGCCGTGTAGTAGAAGCAGTGGCCGTCCACATACTCCGCGTCCACCCCTCCCTCCACGTCCCAGCCCGGCCGGACCACGCCAAACATCATGCAGCCCTCCAGCACCGTGAACTGCACGTAGTGGCAGCCCGACCGCATCACCACCTTGCTCGCCGCGGTCCGCCAGCCGCCCCGGTCCTGCGCGCCCATCGTCGCCACCGCCCCGTTCTCAGACAGCGTAATCTCGGCATGCGCCCGACCGAACGCCAGCGGCAGCCGAAGCGCCCCCACCTCGCGCATCAGGCCCAGCCACCTCTCCAAGCCGCGCCGAGGCGCCCAGCCGCGCTCCTGCTCGCTGCACCCCTCCAGCCACAACCGCGCCGCCTCCTCCGGGATGGACAGCATCTCCGACGACCCACAGACCTTGTCGGCGAAGCGGGGGCACGTGAGCTGGAGGCGGACGAGGTCCGTCGGCGCGGTGAGCATAGAGGCGATGTGGATTAGCAGGTCGTCCGTCATTGTGAGAAGGCCGGTCGTCATTCTGCAGTCTTTGGTAGTCTGTTGTGGTTGGCTGTGGTTGTGTTGCTGTATGTTGCTTTGTTGGTGTGTTGGTGTGTTGATGTGTTGCCGCGTGTTGCGGCCCAAAAAAGTGACAAAAGTTAAAAGTGACAAAAGTTGAAAATGGTTAATCAAAAAATACTTTGTCACAACTTTTGTATCCGTGGGAACGCGGAACGATCAGGCGCGGGTCGACATGGGTCCGTGGCTGTCGGCATATGTCGGCTGTGCTTTCGCACTGGTGGTTGCGGCAGAACTGTGGTGTGTTCGCCTATTTGTTAGCTTGGTCTTCTTTACGTTGCCGGTGCACTACTACCTGTGCCCCCGCTGAGACCGGTAGGCATCGTCATCCTGTTCCATCGCTGCGTTACGACCGGACATAGCGAACCAGGTCGCCGCCGCTGTGCACAACCACCAGCGCCACCGTCGCGACGACGACGGCCACGGTCGCGACGAGCGCCCAGCGGTGCCGCCGGTCGCGTCGCTCCGCCAGGTCGTTGGGGACCAGCAACGTCAGGTTTCGCAGCGCCTCGCGGTCGCGGTCGTCCAGGAAGTACACGATGGTGTACGCGACGAGCAGCTCCATGAGCACCATCAGCAGCAGACCGTCCATAATTACGACGAACTTGTCACGCTGCACCGAGGCGCCTCCGGGCGACACGGCCAGTTTGCTTACGCTCACGAGGGCGAGGACCAGGAACACAAACACGGCCAGGACAACCGTCCACGCCGGCCCCAGCGCGCGCTCAAACGCCGCGTTGATGTTGTCCAGCCCTCGCTGCGAGGCGTTGGCAGCGCCGATGTCGTAGTTGCGGTGAACCAGCACGTCCACCGTGACCACCAACAGCGTACCAAAGCATATCAGCAAGAGCGGTGTCGACTGTGAGAGCGCGTCAACGATCGACATTTTCAAACGGCCCCAAAATAGTACGGGGGACTACTTTGTGTTTGTGCGGAAGAAAAGGTACAGCTGGAAGCACACGACGAGCACGCACGCGAGCTCGGTCGCCGCCATGATGCGCATCCACACGATGGACTGCGCGTTGTTGTTCATCCGGAACTGCAGCGAAGGGAAGAATAGCACCGAAATCATGGCCGCGAGGGCCAGCGACAGCCACAGCGGCTCGCTGTGGGGCGCCAGCGCAAGCACCAGGCCGATGGAGCTCAGAAAAACGAACGAAGCGGCGATGTAGTGCCCCTCGATCCACCACGACAGCCTGACGAGGATCGTGGCAAACATTCCAGTCAAAAAGAGCACCAGGAAAATGTTGACCAGCGGCGAGATGGCCTGCAGACCATTCTCGAAAAACAGCATACACACGGTGTAGCTAATGAGCACGACGACAAGCAGCGCGATCAGCTGCCGCTCCGGGTCGTCCGTCGCCGCGCTGACGGTCAGGCCATGCTGGTCGAAGTTGACGGCCCGATCGAAGAAGGCGTGTGTGTAAATGAGCGAAATGTACACAAGACTAACGGTCCACAGAATTATCACCGCCAGGCTGGGTCTCATTTTGTAAGACCACCGGGAATATTATACGGACGCTTGACCGAAGTCCAGAGGCGTGGGGCAGCAGCCCTCGTGCGGGTCGTACGCACATACCCCACGCCATACCCTTCCTTGCGCGTCGACGCGCACCGCGCGCTGGCAGTCGGACGGGACCGTGTACTCACCGCATGGCCTGGACAGCACACCCGGGCTTTGCACACACTGCATCGAGGGCCATCGCGCACTAAACAGACTTGCGGCTCCCGGTAGGCGCCGCAACGCGAACGGGCACAACGACAGAGGTGTCAAGACCGGCTGCGGTCGCACTGTCGCAATCGACAAAAACATGATGCTGGCGATGTAGATTGGAAACAGCCAAATCTCGTGTCGCATTTTTGTTGCTCCCTGGAAAAATATGACGTGGTGTGACTACATCGTATCCACTTTTTTCGACGTGACAGTGGCGAACACGACAATCTCCACCATCGTCGACGGCACGATTGACGAAAAGCCTGACACGTGGTACGGGGGCGAGGACATATTCGGGCGCAAGAACAGGGACAACATCCTGAGCGTCATTGGCAACGTGGAGCGCCGCGGAGGGCGCCGCGTGACGGAGGTGGTGCTGCAGTCGATGGAGTCGCGCAACGTGCTGGCGCAAAAATCGGTGCTTCTTGTCTGCTCATTCGTGCGGGCAGCCGCGGTGGACGACGCCACCGGCGTGGCAAAAGAAAACATGGGGGTGGATGAAGAGGACCTCCGGGTCATCGAGCAGCAGCGGCAGCTGCTGATCGCGGGCTTTCGTAAGAAGATGGAGGACGGCACGTTTAAGGAAAGCGACGAAATCATCACCGGGTACTACACGCAACTGAGCCAGACAGGCATCGGGCTCGGGTTTGACTCCGGGTCGGCTCGCGAAAACTCATTCTCATGCCGCAACATGACGCACGAGCAGCTGAACCGCATCATGCTGCTAAACTTCGGTTCGTCAAGCCTGACGCTGCTGTACAAGCCCGAGTCAAACAGCTTCAAGACCAAGGATGAAATCTGCAGCAGCATGGACGAGAAACTGAAGGGGGTCGTCGAACGGGTTGCGTCGTCAAAGATAATCTACCGCAAGACGATCTTCATGCTCGAGTACGGTATGACCGCGCTGCGCGGTTTCTACTACATGCTGCACGAGCTGTTCGTCGCGACCTCCGGGGCGCAAGATACGGGACCGTTCCTACTCGGGCTCGCCGCGGCGTACAAGTTCATCAACCCGTTTGCGCTCATGTTCCGCGTCGCGGGCGTGCTCGATATGCCGTGGCTCTCGCTGGGAATGCCGCTGCTGCTGTTTGTGATGTGGTTCACGTTTGGCCGCAACTCGAGCTACTCTTTTAACGCCGGCGTGGCCGGCGGGGCGACACGTCACTACCGCCAGGACGGCGGCCGCGGCGAGGGGACGATCATGTCCGACCGCAGCTTCGGTGAAGACACCGCAACCGAGCTGAAGCGACAGCAAGACCTTTTGTTCGCTGCGCAGCGCGCCGTGGACGAGAACGTCCATACCAAGATCCAGGAGATGGCGGACGCCGGCGACTGGCAGACGATGAAGAATCGCCTGCCCGCCGACTTTGGCACTGTGTGCGCGAGCGCCCAGTCGACGCTAAATACGGAGGACTTTATGCAAATGTTCTACCGCAACCAATCGACCATGTCAAAGATTTCGGACCGCGTGGACCAGTGGTTCTTCTCCGTGCCGCAGCGCTTCTTCGCGTCGCTAAAGCCGTCACTGACGCTGGACGACGTCTTCAACTCACAGGGGCAGAAACGCAATTCCACCGAAATCTGCGTCGCCGTGTACCTGCGCATGGAGAGCGAGCACCGCCCAGTGTTCACGTCGTTTATGGAGACGTTCGTGCCGCGCGTTCGCTCTTGATTTGTTCCATTACAACGTGGAGCTTATCGTCCAAATGCTCATTCAGCTTGTGGCCGGTGCCGTCTTCCTCCGCACCGTGCCTCTCGTTGCGCGCCACCGTGCGGTACGCGGCGACAAGGCGCGCCTCGCAGACGTCACCCGATGGGTCAGCCGGCACTCCGGCGCGCGCCCCGTCCAGGTCGCGCGGGTCGCGCCGCGCCCGAACCTCGGGAACCAAGGTAGCCGCGCCGCACGTGACGGGACAAGGCGCGTCCGTGACGTCAACACCCGTCCACCCCACCCGGTTCACCGCCGTGTGGCGGTCGCACACGCGACACCGAAAAGCTTCCTCGTCCGCGTAAAAGGCCTTGATGTCGCCCAACGCATGCTTCAGCGCAGCGGACTGACGGCCGCGGGCAGCGCACCCGGGCCGCCATGGCCGCAATGGTGTAGAAACCGTGCCTATCAACCGGGTGGCCCCAAAAAAAACAACGCGCACACCGCCGTTGTACGGACCCAACGTCAACGCCGGCCACCAGGCGTGACCGCGCATCTTAGCCCAGACGAACGCGCCGGATGCCTCTAGTTCCTGTGTCTGCTGCATTTGGCTCGGTGGTCTTGTGGCTGTGCTGTGTCTTGTGGTTGTGCTGTGTCGCGAGGCAGGCGCGTCAGATTGCCCACTGTCTTTTTTTTTTGTCACTTTTGTACAATTTGCTTTTTTTGTCACTTTTGGTTTTGTCACTTTTTTTTTTTGCGTCTTGTGTGGGCAGGGCTGCAGCACACAACAACCGCACCACAACGGCACCAATGGTGGACTACTCGAAGTGGGACAAGTTGGCGGGCGAGCTGTCCGACGAAGACGACCCCGTGAACGGTGTGATTGCCACGGAGAAACCGATAACACAGGCGGTGCGAACTGGTGTGATCCTTTCGCACACATTGCAAGACGCCCTGCAACCAGTAGGGAGTGACGACATTCGTCGATTCTGCGCGATCACTCCATATGCGCATACACCAGCTCTTTGTAGAGGTACAATGGGCATCAACACAGCTCCTCTTATGTGGTTAGAGGCAAGACTAGAGGGTATCCTGGTGGGCATTGCTATGTTGATGATCAAGGGGGGCGCCATGGCCATCCAACACATGTTGGTGCGACCGGATGAACAAAACAAGGGCGTTGGTACACAGCTTCTCGGTTACATTCAGAGGCGTAATGCGAACAAGATGACAATCCTGCTGTCAGTCCGCAACGACGCGCGTGTTGCTCGCTTCTTCACTACCCGGGGTTTTCAATATTGTTGTAATGAGACGATCTTGCGAAAGCATTGGAAAAAGCCACGGACGAAAGCCGACGCGCCACACAAAGAACACTCGGGCGTGCTAGCGACGTGTAAACTGAGTGTAGACGAGGCACTCGCATACAGTACGCTTTTCTGCCTCTGATCAGCGCGTGCGTAAACGTGAATGTACACACCTCGGTTAATTTTCTCGTTTTGATTTCGCGGGTCAACAGGCGCGTCACATTGCCCACTGTCTTTTTTTTTGTCACTTTTGTACAATTTGCTTTTTTTGTCACTTTTGATTTTGTCACTTTTTGCCCACTGACCCGCAGCAACCATAATGCGCTCACCATCTACACAACATTCAACAGTACTCTAACAACCCGAACCACTTCTACACAATGTCGTACGAGGGCGAATATCAGGAAGACAAGCACCACGGCCAGGGCAAGTATACGTACGCAGGCGCCTTCTACGAGGGCGAGTTTCAGGACGGCAAGTGCCACGGCCGTGGAAAGATCACGTACCCGGCCGGCGGCGTCTACGACGGCGAGTTTCAGGACAACAAGCGCCACGGCCAGGGCAAGCAGACGTTTTCGGACGGCGGCGTCTACGACGGCGAGTTTCAGGACGACAAGCGCCACGGCCAGGGCAAGGAGACGTACCCGGACGGCCGCGTCTACGAGGGCGAGTTTCAGGACAACAAGCGCCACGGCGTGGGCAAGCAGACGTACCCGGACGGCGCCTTCTACGAGGGCGAGTTTCAGGACAACAAGCGTCACGGCCAGGGCAAGGCGACGTACCCGGACCCGGACGGCGCCTTCTACGAGGGCGAGTGGCGCGACGACAAGCGCAACGGCCAGGGCAAGGCGACGTTTTCGGACGGCGCCTTCTACGAGGGCCAGTGGCGCGACGACAAGTTTCACGGCCAGGGCAAGTACACGAACCCGGACGGCGGCGTCTACGACGGCGAGTGGCGCGACGGCGAGTTCCACGGCCAGGGCAAGCAGACGCGGCTGGACGGCGACGTCTACGAGGGCGAGTGGCGCGACGGCAAGCGCCACGGCCAGGGCAAGTTAACATTTCCGGACGGCCGCGTCTACGAGGGCGAGTGGCGCGACGGCAAGTGCCACGGCCAGGGCAAGTTTACGAACCCGAGCGGCTACGACCACGGCGCCTTGGCGCCCTTCTACGAGGGCGAGTGGCGCGACGACAAGCGCCACGGCCAGGGCAAGGAGAAGTGGCCGGACGGCCGCGTCTACGAGGGCGAATATCAGGACAACAAGCGCCACGGCCAGGGCAAGTCCAGGTTTCCGAACGGCGGCGTCTACGAGGGCGAGTGGCAGGACGGCAAGCGCCACGGCCAGGGCAAGTACACGAGCCCGGACGGCGGCGTCTACGACGGCGAGTGGCGCGAAGGCAAGTGCCACGGCCAGGGCAAGGATACGAACCCGGACGGCGGCGTCTACGACGGCGAGTGGCGCGACGGCGAGCCCCACGGCCAGGGCAAGGAGAAGTGGCCGGACGGCGCCGTCTACGACGGCGAGTGGCGCGGCGGCGAGCCCCACGGCCAGGGCAAGTATACGTACCCGTCCTGCGCCGTCTACGACGGCGAGTGGCGCGACGGCAAGCGCCACGGTCAGGGCAAGCACACGTTCCCGGACGGCGGCGTCTACGAGGGCGAGTGGCAGCACGACGATCATCACGGTCGGGGTGCAATCATTGACGGCAACGATCAGTTTGTCGGTATTGTTAAACCTTCTGGAGCGTTTCTCCTTCGGCGACTCTGCACGGACGTCTACGATGTACACAGTGCGCCGCACACGCTAACGAAGCGATACACTCTGATAGACATATTTACCAGACAGCCGTCCTTTGACGGGCTTGTCACGGCGTTCCTGCGGTGGCGGCTCGAGGCGCGGCGCACCAAGCTCCGTTTAATGCGCGCGAGGTCGAAGCTGCGCGCATTGTTCACGCACTGGGCGACCGCGCCCGAGGTTATCATGGCGCGCCACCAGCGCAACGAGGACCGCAGGCAGGCCAAGAACGGCATTGCCTCGCGGGCGTCGCACGTCCCGGCGTCGCCCCCCGGCGACGCGCCGACGTCGCCGGCTTACCGCGTCTCCAAGTCCAAGGCGCGCAAGCCCAAACGGCGCGACCAACGCACGCCGCGGTCCCACACTGAGGAGCAGGACGAGGCGCCGGTGCCGTGGTGCGACCAGGTCAAGACCGACCCCGACCTGCTCCGCCAGAACCGGCGCGCCTCCGCCGACCGCGCCGCGCATGCGAAGGCAGCGCGCGCTGCTCCGTTGGAGGAGGCGAAGGACTTCATTAACCTGCACACAAAAGACGTAGAGAGCGTCCGCGAGGTGCTGCGCGCCAAGGTGATCGGCATGCGCGTGGACAAGAAGCGCCATAGCGGCCTTGAGGTAATCACGGGCAAGGGCTTGCACTCCGCGCCCGGCGGGTCGACGCTCAAACCCGAGGTTGCGATGCTGCTGGAGGCGTGGGGGTGCTCGTTCTCTCAGCTGACCTTGAGCGATGGCTCGTACGAAGGGTTCTACGCGAGGGTGAACAAGGTTGTGCAGCGCCGCGCGAAGAAGGCGCGCGACGCCGCGCGCGGCGAGCGCCCGGCGGTGACGGTCGCGGCGCGCGCGTAAACGTGAATGTACACACCTCGGGTAATTTTCTCGTTTTGATTTCGCGGGTCGGTAAAATGTCAGCACACGACCCCCGGCTTGGAATCTTTGGCGGCGCCCCGGCGGCGCCGTACCCGACCGCCAGCCCCGGTGGGTACGCGAGCCCCGGACCGAGCCCTCCCGGCTTTGGAGCCGCGGGCGGCGCCAGCCCCACGCGCTCGTTCGCCTCGCCGGCGGCCGGTCCGGACGACAGCCTGTCCGCCAAGATTGCGGCCATCGATTGGGTGTCGCTGTCGAACAACAAGTTTGCGGTCGGCGGCGCCGTCGCATTCGTTACAATGGTGCTGCTGTTCATCTCGTCCCCCTCGTTTGTCCACAACGACGACGGTACCGACGCTCAAACCGTGTTTGCGATTGGCATCGCCGTCTTTGCAACCGTCGTCTGCGGGCCCATGGTGTACCGCCGCATGGCCCAATGATGTGTTTTACTCTACAATTAAATCTCAATGCACAACAAATGCTAAACCGCTGGCTGTCAAAGGGCACCCGCGTCGAAGTCCCCGAAGGCTACCGCATGTCAGTCTCGCAAAAGCCCTTCGTGCGCGGCGCACAGAAGTGCCACGGATGCAGCACGGCCGATCGCTGCTCAGGGGTGCCGGTCCAAGACCAGCTCACCGCGCTGGTGTTCTGCGCCGTGGTCAGCCTGTACGTCCTGGGCCTGTCCTGCTCTCGTCTTGTTGGGCAAGGTACGTCTCGCGGAACTGCTTGATGAACGGCGCGAGCAAGCGCTCGCGCTTCCGCAGGAACGCGCGGCTGCGTTCGGACACGTTGACGGTGTCGACGCACACGCCGTAGCCCTGGTCGGTCGAGACAGCCATGTGCAAAATGCACAGCACCGCGCGGACCTTGCGGCGCCGGCAGTCGATCAGCACCCACCAGCCCGGTGGCAGCGTCGACACGACGTCCAGGTACCGGTGGTACGTGCGCAGCGCCAGAGGCAGCGCCGTGTGGATACCGCGGATGGTCGCTTCAAGCGATGTGTCCGCGGGCGCCGGGTCGCGGTGGCCGACGTATATCACAAAGCACGGCAGGGCAACGTTGCGCCCGCGGCGGCCGATCCGCAACCTCGGGTTGACCGGTACGGGAGTTCGCATGGTCGGTTTACGGAGCCGCAATTTTTTTTTTCCTCCGTGTCGGGCCGGTGCGCAGCGAGACCGGGGCATGGGACGGCCGACCTTTACGCAGGCGCAGCGTGCCGCGGTGTCCGCCAAAACCGGCAACAAATGCTTCCACTGCGGCCGCGAGCTCGCGAGCGGCTGGCACGTCGATCACCACCCGGTGCCGTTTCGCGACATTGAAGACAACGTCTGCTGCTGGGGCGTCACCGACCCCGTCGCGTGCGACAATCTGAAACCCAGCTGCCCCAGCTGCAACACGAGCCACAGGTACGAGCCGCCGGGCCGATGGTACTTCTGCGACCGCACCCAGTGCGTTCTACTGAGGACCACGCGCATCCACCTGTGTTGGGCGGGGTTGTGGGCCACCACGGCTGGCATCCTGCTGTGGACCGCGCGCGCGTGTTGATCGGCGCGTTAGCGCACGCCGATGAGTCCGACCGATTGAAAGACGACGTAGGCCGTCACCCACGGCAGCGCGGCGATGTGATCACCGGTCGCGGCAGTGTCGACAAATACCATGGCCAGAGCCGCAGTCGCGACTGCTATCGCGGCTCCCGTGAGGCCGGGTGCGGCCCACAGCAGCAGCACCCATGCCGCCAACGCCAGCTCGCTCGCTATCCACACGACCTCAAACCGCCGCTCGTACAAGAACGCGCAGTCGCGCTGCAAGTTGGCCAGCGTCAACCAGTGCAGCGCTTCGGCGAGCAGCAGCACCGCCAGCTCCCCCGAGACGCGCCGCGCGAGCGCAACCAGCCCCGCCGCGTAGACCAGCCGCGCCGCGAGTGTCGGCACCAGCAGCCACGTGCGGTCGGTACACCTGCGTCCGGACATTAGTTGGGCGTCGGAAAAGATTGCAGAAGTTTCCGTATCAAGGCAAATGGAAGAGGGGGCGAGCGCACCGTGCGTGGAATTTTTGCTGACCCAGGACGAATACAACATGTTCTTTCGCAAATTTGCGTCGTGCAAGCGCTCGTGCGCCCTGTGCGGCGAGTCCACGCACCCGACGGAGTTGTGCATTGTCTACCGGACCAAGATGTGCAGCCACTTCCAGACCGGGCGCTGCCGCTTCGGGGACGGCTGTACGTTTGCGCACAGCCAGGCGGACCTGCGCGTGCATCCTGCCGCGGATAGACCCCATAAAAATCGTGGGCTGTAAAAATCATGCCGCTGCCGGACTGGTTCGAAGCGTTTGTGTTGCACTGCCAGTCCGAAGTCGGGTCTCTGGAGACCGCATGGCAGCAGTGCAACCAGGTTCACGCGTCGGGAGAACTTCTGCGGTCGGTTCATCCCGCGGTGATCGCCTGGTACCTGCACTTTGCCGAAGCTGCGGCAAACGTCGGCGAGCACAACTGACCTGTTAAAATCTTGTCCTACAGCAAATATCATGGCCGAGCTTCTCGAAGATTTTTTCGATGCCGAAAAGAGCGCAATGGAAACCCTCTCCGATGGCAGCGTTATTGCGACTCAGAAAGACGCAAACCAAGCATTTGCAGCCAGTTTTACCGATAGTCTTCATAGCGAAAACGGATTCACAAACTGGATGAAATTGCTCAACGGTACGCCAACGGATTTTGAGTTTGAGGGGGATGAAGACGGGGTGTTCTTCAAAAAAGGTGACAATCGGGTTGACATGTCGGATGTCAAAACGTCGCTGTTGCAAGGCGACAGAGTTGGTGGAAAGACCTTTCTTGACCTCATGGGCGGGGTTACCGAAATCAGCCCCGAGATGAAAACATCATTCAAAAGCGTCAGTGAAGCCATTTCAAAAAGTAACTATGTTAAAACTTTTGAAACAGATACCCCATTGAAAAACCCAGTGGACGGTACCACGACGGCGGATTCGACGGAGTCCGTCAACAGTGCAATCAAAGAGCTCAACACAATCACCAAGCAAGCAATTGCCGAGATGAGGGAGGAAATGGCAGACACGCAGTCAAGCGTAAGAAATTTTATCGCAAACCAATCCGCCAATGGATTTAAAAGTGGGACAGACTGGGGGGCGCATTTTACACAGATTTTCATTGCTTCCGGGGCTGCGCTGGGCATAGGTGTTGCGTTCGAAGAAGCAAAGCAGGGCCTCATCAACTTGGACAACTTCCTTAAATCCGTCCAACATGCCAGGAATGGGTGCTGGCTTCGCACTAAAAACATGACAAGTAATTCAGCTACATCGTGCAAGATAATGCCACTGTCGTGCTCCGCAATGACAGACGTTAATTCACCACAGAGTAACCCGTTCCACACAACGCAGGACACCGTGTCACAGTGCGCTATCTGTCAAGGTAGCCAAACAATCAAGGAATGTCAAACAAGTGACACGACATTTATTGTTCAGCAAAAACTGACATTTGTTGCCGGCGGGAATAATCCAGGAACCGCATCTAACTCCGCTACCAAACCAAACCAGCGGGTGTCCTTTGAAAATGTCACAAAAGCGACCAATGATCTCAACAGCGATTTTTGTACCGGCACACCCGGGAAATTTTGCAGCGACGCGTGCCACTCAAAGAATTTCCCGGGTCTCAAGTCTAACCAGGAGCTCCAACGTGTGGAAATGAGCCTTTGGAGCGCCGCGAGCCAGCTTTGCGGCGATTGCTTGAGCCTTGGGTCCGACAGCCTGTGGGCCAAGCTGGCGCGGCACGGGCTCGTGCTCTCGGGGCTTGTTCTATCGCTGGTCTTGGTGATCTGGGCAATCAAGAGCGTCGTGATGAACGACTTGATTTAGTGTGGTTTGAAATGTGGAGCCGCTAAAATTGTTTACACAAACAAAGATGACTGACGGCGACGTATACGCAGTCAGCACGGTGGTATTGTTTGTCACCGTCGTGTTCCTCACAATCTCCAACACCGCGTCGGTTTACGTTTTGGAGAAACGCGTCAACGCGCAAGTCGGCCAGCCCCCTTCGGAAGGCGACCGCACGACGGTCTGGCGGCTTTACGACCGGTGGGAGTACAGCGCGCTGATGCTGGTCCTGGTCGTGTCGCTCGTGCTGCTGGATAGCGCGCCTTTCCGTCGGTTTGGTTTGCAGCACCCCGCAACGGTTGCGACCGGTGCGTTCGTCGCGGTAGGGGCGGCGGTCACTGCTGTGTTTGTCCGCCGCTGACCGGAAACAGAGTCTGCAGATGTCTCAGTTTTAGCACGGTTGGCTCGTACTTTTTTGTGAGGTTCCACGTCGCCTTCCACGAGAGCTGGTATTCGTCGCGCAGTTTCTGCGCCGTCTTCTTCATGTCGTTCTCGATCGTCGCGCCATACGGCGTCTTGTTGTGGATTGCGTCAACCAGCATCATCTCCTGTGCGATGTCTTTGGGCTCGCGCGGGACGTTGCCAATGGCGTACTCCCACGCGATGCGCGAGTCGTCACGCAGCGCTCCTCTGGTGGCATCGCGCAGCGCCTGCAGATTGACTTCGGCGGCGGCGCGCTCCTCAGTACAGAGATTCGCAAGCTGTGCGGACAGACTGAACCCGGGCATGGCAGTCGAGCGCGTAAGTCAGGCGGTGCCCGCTTGCACTTAAAAAAAAAGTTAACCTGTGCTGCCGACTCAGACAAAGTGGACACGGTGCGAAATATTCAGCACTTTTGCTTTGTGCAGCTTCTGCGACTGCTCGCGATCGGTCAACACAACAACGGGGCAAGACTGCTTACTTCGCATTACCCCGAGCACCGTGCGCAGAACGGCAACGGCAACCGTCGAGCGCTCCGACGCGGGCAGCAGGATGACCATGCGCTGCACGATGTGTTTGCTCTTGGGCTCGTTCTGAGTCAGGGCCGCAACAATGTCCATACAGTGCGACATGTTCACCGCCGTGAGCATCTCCGAGAGATCGAGAAAAATTTTGATTTGCAGTTTACGGTCAAACGCGTCCTCCACGAAGGAGTCGTACGACGCGCAGAAGCGCGCGACGTCCTCGTCGTTTGAGGACAGCGCCGTGATGCACCAGTCAGAGTCGGAGCGCAAAAACTGGTACCCGCCTAGGGTTTTTTCGGCGGTGTCGGCGCTTGCCACCATGGCCCAGAAACCTTTGTTTATATCGCAACATATTTATTTACCAAAGATTGAAGAAATCAGTGACCGCTGTGCACATACAAGCGTGTACACCCGTTTGAGACCCGGAGACGACCCGGTATCGCGTAGCTCGGCACGAAACCGCACGCCCTGTATGGTGTCCGTGCAAGCGTTTGGAAACGCGCGCAGCATCTCGTCCGGTAAGAACCCTATGTGGCGGCCTCCGTCCTCAAGTTCCCAACCGTAGACGGTCATTCCTCCGGCGTAGTGCGGACACATCGGGATTGGGTCCCGCGGGCGGGGCAAGATTGTGTCAACGCTCGGAGGCAACGGGGTCTCGCGGAGGCTGCGTATCAACGAGTGACACGCACCGGCCACTTCGTCTGGGAGCCGCACCTGGCTTGAGTTGTTGAAAATGTTTCCGCGGCAGCGTTCGCGCACCGCTTTGCTGTCGGCAAAGAATGCAGCGTAGAGCGTTTTGCCGATCACAAACTGCGCGGCGTCTTGCGTCGCAGGCACGGCACAGGAAGAATCTTTACCGCTGCAAGCGCCGCCCACACAGGAATAATTCTGCGGGCAATTAACGTCTGAAGTGCACGGTCGCGGGCTGTCCCCCGACAGCCCGTCGGTGTATTTTCCACCAAACCATGCGCAGTAATCCTTTGTGATGGTGCAACTGCCGTCTTCCGTGTGGTACTTAAACGGAGGAACGTCGTCGCCGCCCCCAGCCTTCTTGAGGGTCGCCTCGCACGACCGGTCTCCCTGTGCGCAGCGGCAGGAAACGTTCTCGCAGTACTGCCTGAGGACGGAGTTGCCCATCACGCACATACCGGAATCCTGAGAACAAAAGCCGTTTTTTCCAGGAGATATTACACAAAATGCGGAGCCGGGACACTCGCTGTTGTTTGTGCACCCCTCACACTCTCCTTTCGCATTACACGTCTGGTTGCCGCTGCAGGACTGTCCGTTGCCGTTCACGCGGCAGCTGCCCATTTTTTTGGGACTTTTGATAGCGCCAAAACACATGTTTGATGTGCCGCTACAGTCGTTGTCATCCATACACGACCGGTTGGTGTCGCAGACCCCGGCGTTCACGTGCCACTCGTAATAGCCGTTCTCAGTTTTTGTCGGCTTCTTAAACGTGCAGCTGTTATCGGGGAACGGAAAATTTGACAGCGCGGTGCATATATCCTGTTGTGTGATTTCCAGGGCGACGTCTTCGGCGGCAGCCTTGTTTGTATCAATTATTACGGGCTGCCACGTGGGCATCCGGAACGTTTTTTTGACGGCCGCACAGGACGTTTCCGGACAGACAATCTTGCTGATTTCCGAGCTTGCGTCGCACTGCCCGGTTGTGCTTGGTTTACAGATGTCCAGCGCGATCTGGTTGTCCGCGAACGCCATCGCACTGGCAAGGTCGTCGTAGGTGAGCCCCGACATGTCGCCGTGTTTATTTGAATAGCACAAATAAAAAAGCGACAGCGAAAACGACCAGGACGACGAGCAGCGGCAGCCAGCGTCTAACCGACGCCGCGATGACTGTGTTGCCGTTCGACACGAACAGGCTCACCTCACGGACCAGCCGCGCGCGGCGCGTCTCGGCCTGAATCAGGTTTCCTTGCGGATGCCGTGTTATGGCATCGCCGTAGTTGTTCCTGTTGAGCTTGTTCAAGTACTCGGCGACGTACAGTGCTCGCTTGGTCTGCATCTCGGGCGTGTTGCGCAGTTTAACCACCTGCGGGTTGTTCATCAGGTCGACCTTGAGTGGGTACCCCTTTTCCATGTAGATATCGCCGGAGTCGGCCGCGACACTTTCAAGCGCAGACAGCACCGAGTTACGAAAGGCCTCGTTCATGCCGGCCGAAAGTTGCTGCAACGACGCGGCGGATACCTGCTCGTTCAGGCCGCACGGGTCGACCACGTCCGCGACCATACCCAGCACCTGTACAATTACCAGGGCGTTGCTAAAAACAGACTCCGCACCGAGGGCCAACTTAGCAGCAAACTCCGCGGCTTCAATCGTTGCTTTCGAACCGCCCAGCGACATCATTGATCCGACTGAAACCAACCAATTTTCGTCAAGGGTGACGCCCCGCACCGCCAACTCTTCGCGCGCAGCCTTGCATAGCAGCGATACATTGCGCGCAGTATAATCGATGCTTTTGCTCTCGAGTTGCTCAATCAACTCCTTGGTCGAATTGTCCTCCATAAACTTGGCCGACATCGCTCTCCGTACAGCGCCTGTGGTAAGGTTCTTGGCAAACGCTTTCGCAGACCATTTCAAGGCTGACTGTGATGCACCCTGTAAAACCACCAAGGGTAACGAAGAAAAAAGGCTTTCAAGTATCTCTTCAACCGGCGCCGGCGTCGTAGGCTGGTGTACCGGCGGTAACTTGGTCCTGCGTTGACGCTGAGCCTGACAGAGCTTGTCCCAGTATTGCCGCTGTGTTCCCGTAGTCGTGCGTGCGCACTTCTTGACCCCATTGCAATGCTCCGACAGTGTGCATTGGGAATCGTCACTCATCGCGATTGAATTGTTTCATCTCACGATTTTTTTTCGACAATTTCGATCTTGCCCTCCGTGGGCGCGCTGTTGGCGCCGTTTAGGGCCTGGCGCTCGCGCATCTCGCTGTTGGTGCGATAGTAAATCTGGTGCAGTCGCCAGTAGCGCTCGTTGCACAAGCGGAACCGAGGCAGCTGCGCCTTTGCCTTGTACCAGAACAGGCAGTCCTCCATCGCATTGGACGAGGTACCGGTGTTCGCCGTGACCAGGCACTCGTAGTTGGTCGTGGCGGCGTTAAAGATCTTCTTGAAGTTGGCGAACGTGTCGACAATCCCGAAAAAAAAGTCGTGCAGCCGCTTTTGGTTGCCCGTCACCGGTTCACGCAGAGCGTAGACGTAGTCGGTGTTGGCGCGCATCGCCGGCGGGATGTCGACGCAGTACTGCAGGCAGATGTACAGCGTGATCTTGTAGTGGCGACCGTTCATAAAGATGTCGCGCATCGCCGTGTTCTTGGAGGAGAACATGTTCTTTTCGTAACCGCAGTCGTCTAAGACAATAAAGATTCGGTCGACGTGCTTGCCCGCCTCCTGTCGCATGCGCTGCTGCACCACGATTTTCTGCAGCGCGGCGCCGTTGTAGTCGTTGTAGATCAGGCTCTCGGGTACAAACTCCCGGAACATGGACGCAGTCTCCATCGTCGGCGTGCAGCAGATGCCGATGTCGTGGAACGACCGGTGATTGTACATGATGTCGCGAAGCAGCACGGACTTCCCGGACCCGCGCTTGCCAATTAAGATGTTGGTCGTGTACGGCTTGCAACTCGCTACGTCAAACTTGGTAAGCTGGATGCGCGTAGGCATCGGTTTGTCAACAGCGCGAAAATCCTCACAGTCGGTCAAACGAGCGCCACTGTGTGCTCCACCTGGAATGCGCTCACCAGCTTGTACGAAGTCTGGCCGGACCTCGGAGTCGCCACCAAAGAGCGTTTGGCACGCAGCGCATGTGCCATCGCTTCGTCAATTGCGCCCTTGTTCTCGACCGCGACTTTGTACACGTCATTCCGGAGGCTCCAGGCCACAAAATTCAGCTGACCGACGGTGGTGTGATAGTCTACGCCTCCGTGCACAAACGACACGTCGTACTGCACGTTAATGCCGCCGACCTTGCGCTTGGAGCGCCGGAACGGGTCAAAGTTGCGACGCTTGTACTTGGCAAGGAAGAGCTTGTAGTGGTCGTGCATGTTGTATTGCCTGTCAGCGCTTGTGAAGATCTCGTGCGACTTTGCGTAGGACGTCACCAGCCAGTCCATCGTACGCAAAGACACAGTGCTGGTTTGGTCAACGAGCTGGCAGAGCACGCGCAGGTGTTCTTCGGTGTAGAATATCTCCATCCTATTCATCACGGACACCTGCAGGCTGTTGAGAGGGTGATGCACCTTAAAGAAACCAAAAGTGCGCACACCGCGACAGGTGGCCAACGCCAGGTCGTGCGCGCGGATCGCATGCGTGGCGGAAGGTTTGCGGACGCGGATCACACGAGGGTTGCTGTCGATGACAAAGTCAAATTGCACTACCATGACGGTCTGTGCGACCATGCGTGACCGCGCGTGTGGGAGTAAAAAAAAACTTAGCACGAGTGGTTTTACTCAGCCAGCGGAAAGTGCAGGAACTTGCCAAGCCAGAAGCCGAGAGCAAAGAGTAATGTGGCACTAAACCAAAGCGGCACACGCGCCGGCGGATCCTGGCGCGCGTTGCGCAGAACAATGGCGTGATCCGTGCGCGTCACAAGCTGCACTGCTGTGCGCGTGCACAGTGGGCATACGACCGGCCAGCCATAGTACGCAATCATCCTTGTCGCGCACTGCTGGCACAGTCCGTGCGCGCACGGGCGCATGAACGTGTCCGGTACGCGCGCCAAGCAGATAGGACAAGGCTCTGCCTGATCCAACGGCGTCACCACGGGCTCGCGCATCGGCGACGTCTTTAGTCCTGTGTCGAAAATGGACACCTCGAAAAGTTTACGCCGCCATGGCATTGACAAAGGTCATTGGGTGCTGCGAAAGGTATTTGACCAGCTTGCGCTTTGCCATCTTTTCCGCAAAGTTGTTGTCATTGTTGAGCTCGCCGGCCAGAAACCCAAAATAGAGCGCCGCCACCGCGACGGGTAGCACAAAACCTTGGTTGCAGCGCTGTTCTGGCGCGGCGTACACCAAGGAAGACAGAAACCAGTTGATCAGCGCCGCAATCTCGAGGACGCGCACGCCGATCACCAACGCGGCGTCCTGGACGTCAAACAGCATCAGCGCAATGTCAACCGCAAACAAAATTCCGGTCAAAAACGGGGCCAGTGAGCGCTTGGTCTCCCATCGCAACGTCGAGTCGTCAAGAACCGATGCCACAAACGACAGTGCAACAATGGATGCGTACACCAGAAAAACGGCCGGCGACTGAAAGCTACCTTGACTGTTCATCTTTACGCAGGAACCCAAAAAACACCAGAGCTCCGTATTTTCCTGCGTCCTAAAAAACTCCGGAATGGATGCCTTGCAATCCATTAGTAACCATTTTGACGGAAGTATTGCCACGAAGGGATTCTTCTTTGTCGTCGGTTTTTACCTGCTCAGTGATATGTGGGCAACCATGGGCGAAATGGAGCGCGAGGGGCATGTGATCACACTCTTCTCGCTGATCACGTCGGGCTTAGTCGGCATTGCCGGCCTTGTGGAGTGGTTGGATCACCGCGGCGCTCCCGCGGCGTCCCTGTCGCGCGAGGAGGAGCTGGAGGGCGTTATGGCCACTGTATTTTCCTTCCTGATGTTTGTATCGCAAGCGGTGGCGTTCCGCCGAACGTACGCCATGAACAAAAAATTCTACCACCGCAAAGTCGACGCAAAGCAGTTTGCTCTGATTTTGAGCTCATACGCCGTCCTCTTTGTAGGCATCGCGGTGGTGCTCAATTCATGATCCTCTTGGTTTCCCAGTGGTGCATAATTGCACAAACAACACTGCTACGACCAGGCCTGATAACATTCCGGCGATGCCTAGCGCCTTCTCGATGCAGGGTTCCGACGCGATCATCAACTTGCGGGCGCCGGGCGCGTCGTACTTCGTGGAGGATGAGGACGTGATCCAGTCGACAAACGGCGTGGCGACAAACGACGTTAGCGCGATGTAAACCAATAACGTGGAGGCAATCCAGAGAAAAACGGCGCCGCTCGCGAGAAACACCCACGTCTTGAGCGTGACCATGCCAAAATACTCCACGGCTGCCGCAGCGACGGTCATCGCGCCTAGCAGACAAGCAGTGACGGCAAGACGCACTTTCTGCGCTGTGGTGCGATGCGTGACTGTGCACTTCATTTATACATGACACTAAAAAATATGACCCACGCAGTCAAGCACGTCGCCCACAAAAGACGGCGGTGGTGTGATCCTGTAATACTTGCACATTCTCTTCATGAAGAGGACGGCGCGCGGCTGCATGGTGTACTTATCCAAGTCAATTTTTGATAACGTCCTCAAGAACTTGGAACGCCCCTCGTGCATACAACACTCAGTGCTCGCGATCTCCCAGCAGTAGGACAGGGATGGAACGTTGAACGGCCCCGCGACAGTAAAACGGCTCTGCGGTGCCGGCAGGTCGCGCGCCAGGATGATGTACACCGTGTCCGTCTTGTCATGGTGCACGACAATGGCATCGGCCTCGGCAGGGGTGGCGTACGACAGACAGATGCTATCGCGAGAAAGGCCGCGGAACGTTTTCTGTGTCGCGACGAGAATGTCACCCTTGGACGTCACCGACAGGTCGATGACCTCCTCCTCACTCAGTGCAATCCGGCCTGTTTCGCCGTAGTCGGGCAAGCCCATCACAGTCAGTATGTCTTTCTGTACTTGGCTACACATCACAGCCAGCCACTCGCGGAACGACAGCCCGGGCATCGCTTGTTTGCATGTCTCGTACGACAAAGGCCCGTCGCCATCAAGCCCTGCGCAACGCGCCATCTCCTCCATGTCGGACTCGTCCTCCTGGGCTTGGACGACGGAGAAGGCAAGTTCGCGTTTCAGGTAAGCGTGCATTGCACCGTGGCACTTGGGGATCTTCTGCAGCCCGTAGTAGAGCACGCTAGATTTTCCGCGTTCCGAAATGGAACCGTGCGCGATGTTGAGGTCAACGAAGCGGAACAGCAACATGCTGAAAAGAGGGTCCGCGACCGATATCTTGTCCCACGGGAAGGCCTGCAGCCATCCAGTAAAAACCTCGTGGTACGGCTGGTTAAGCTCCTTGCATGCTTCTACTGCAGCGTACAGGCTGTGGATCACGTAGGCGGGGTCGGCGTGTATCTTGCACGTGGGCATGATTGCGGTTTTCTGGTGGCGCACGACGGTCTGTCGTGTGAGCAACTTACGGTTTTTGTCACATTTTCATTTTTGTCACTTTTTCATTTTTTGTCAAAAATTTTTTAAAGTTTTGTCACATTTTACACCTTCTTTATCTCTCTGCCTCGCGTACCACATGCAGGCCCCATCGGCTGTCACCGCGAAGTTTCGCGCGCGATGCGCCAGTGGCGCCGCTATGATCGGTGGCTTTTGCATTATTGTCACCGCGGGTCATTTCTACTGCACGCTGCTCGTCCTTGCCTTGACGGTTGCCATGTTTAAGGAGGTTGTGCAAATCCATACACTTGCGTACCGACACAGCTTTGTGGCCTCACAGACAGCAGACTGGCGCGCGACGTGGAGCTTCTACTGCGTTGGTGTGTTTGCCGGGTCGACGCAAGTTCGCGGGTTGGCAGAGCTACACGGCGCCCCCGCCACAGCCGCTTGCCGTGTCTACACTGTGTACCTGGTTGCGGTGATAAGCTTTGTACTTTCACTGTGCAAGGACCGGTACCACTACCAGTTTTCCCTGCTGGCGTGCGGCCACACGTGCCTCGTTGGGCTTGTCTTGCCAGCATTTGCGCACATCCACAACCTCTACCGCGGCATGATCTGGTTTCTGGTGCCGGCATCGTTGGTTATCTGCAACGATACGGCGGCGATGGTATGCGGGTCCTTTTTTCCGGGCGCCCGGACGCGCTTAATTGCCGTGTCGCCGGGAAAGACCTGGGAAGGTTTTTGCGGCGGGGCACTGCTGACGCTCTCGATGGGCGCGTTGCTTGGGACGGCTCTAGCGTCGTGCCCCGTGTTGCACTCTTGGCTAGCGTGCCCTCCGGACGGGCTTCAGCTTATACCGTTTTCCGCCGCCCCGACTTGGTGCGAGGAAGCGACGCAGCTGTTTGCCCCGCAAAACTATGCGCTAGCGGGCGTGTCGGTCGAGCTCTGTCCGGTGCAGCTTCACACCATGACACTCGCAGCGTTTGCATCGACGGTGGCGCCGTTCGGCGGATTTGTGGCGAGCGGCTTCAAGCGCGCCTACGAAATCAAGGACTTTGGTGCGACGATACCTGGGTGAGTCTCAGAGCCCCGCATACCGACGTCGCGCCACTTATTATTTGCGTCTGCGTACCGCAGGCACGGCGGTATCACGGACCGCATGGACTGCATGATTCTACAGGGGGCCTTCGCTGTGTTTTACCTGGCAGCGGTGCTCGGGGATGCCGGGGAAGGGGTGGAGGGCCTTGTCGCCGCCGCCTCGCGACTCTCCAACGAAGACATGCTGCGATTTATGCGTGCCCTGCTAGATACGAATCGATCGTAGTCTTGTAAAATTTTACTCCTTCGCAAAAGTTTTTTTTAAAACAAACAACAGCGCCCCGCTGGGTGGCGAAGCTGGTCCAATGGAGCAAGAAATTCAAAAAATGAACGAGTACTTTAAGCTGCGCCGCTCACAGCTTCCCAAGCTGCGGTCAAAGCTAGAGGAGGCACGCCAGCTTCTCGTCACGCTCGAAGCGAACCCGATGAACCACGTCGAGCGCAGCCGGCTCCACCATAGCATCGAACGCTACTACCAGGCAATCTTGGACATTGACACCGGGCGTCTGGAAAAAAACTACGAGCGTAAGATCAAGCCGTTTTTGGAAGCCAACCGCGTCGTTCTTTTTCAGGACGAACGTCCGGCGCGCAAGCGCCACAAGGGGACCGGCGACGCGCTACTCGCGGCAAAGCGACACAAGAACCAGCCTGCGCTTATTCCGGGTACGCAATCGGCGCGCGGCCGCGACCAGCACGGTGAGATCGGCGTGACGAAGCGCGAGATGCTTGAGGAGTACCTGACCCTGTTCGAAGGCTCCGTGGCCATGCCGGAAATCGAGGTAGACGAGATGTGCCACCTGTGCCAGCAGCCCATGGTGGTTGTGGACCAGAAGGCCCAAGCCACGTGCACGCGGTGCGGGGCGTGCCGGTTTTATATCGACAGCACGACGGCCAACATGCAGTACAACCACGAGCTGGAGTTCTCTTCGTTCAGCTACAAGCGGGTCAACCATTTCAACGATTGGCTCGCGCAGATCCAGGCGCGCGAGAACAACGCCGTGTCCGACGAGGTCCTGCGGCTGGTGATCGACGAGCTGCTGCGTCGCCGCATTTCTTCGCCCGATGAAATTACGCTGCCGCTTGTGCGCGACGTGCTGAAGAAGCTGCGACTGCGCAAGGCCTACGAGCACGTTACGCAGATTGTGTGCCGTCTCACCGGTCAACCGTCGCCGCGGCTGCATCCGCACTTGGAAGAGTGCTGCCGGATCATGTTTATTCAAATCCAGCCCAGCTTTGAGAAGCACAAGGGGAACCGGAAAAACATGCTGTCCTACTCGTACACGCTGTTTAAGTTTCTGCAGCTGCTGGGTGTCGAGAACGTGCCAATGCTACACTTCCAGTTGCTTCGCGGGCGCGAGAAGCTACAGGTCCAGGACGTGATTTTTGCTAAAATCTCCGCAGAACTGGATTGGGAGTTCATCCCGTCGACTCCGCATGCCCGCTGACAAAAAAATAACGTGTATAAATGCTACCCAATCCAGGACTCACGGATGTGACCGGCTGCCAGCTGGCCGCAATGAGGCGAATGTGGAAGCAACAAAAATTTTGCGTTGTTACTACAAATACTGTGCCCGCCCGAGCCGTCGAAGAGCAACCGCGTACTGCTGGCTGTACGGCAGATACGGGCATTTGTGGCACAGTAGGACAACGAAAAACGGCGGCAGCCGATGGTTGAAAGTCCGACGACTGCCGAACAAAGTCGTTCCATTCGACGGAAGAACGAAAACTCGTACGTGCTCGTGGTCAAGACTGTTACCACGTATGGCAACCCGAGGAACATTGCAGAGAAGCCGGCCAGGTGCTACCATCGATGCATTGATGAAAAAGCGGTTCAAGGTCCTGCGGTCGCCGAATTAATAGCCGTTCCCGGGCACCATCTGACTCAAGCGCGCAAAGAACCCCCGGTTTTCCACGTCCAGATCATCCAGCTCATCCTGCGCCTCTTGTTCGTCCATCGACTCGTTGGTATTGTCGTATTCCTGCCGGGTTGATTGCGCCCACATGTACAGCACCGTGCGACGATCCCATTCGAGTTTGTCTTCGGCCGACAGCTTAGTGTTTTCGTCGATATTCATTTCGGTCATGGTCGTAGTTACTGCATTCCAATACACCGTTTGGCCAAGATCGTCAGTCAGTTCGTCCAGCTCGGCCTTCAGCTCCTCGGGCGCCAGTGCGTCCACATGATCCTTCCATTCCCCGCGCTGCAATTCCAATATCTCTTGTTCGTACTCCTCGGCGTCTTCCATGCGGGGCGCGCCGACCGACTCTTGCAGGGTCTTTTTTAGCCCGTCTTCCAACCCGTCGAAGGGAGTCTCGGGTACGTCCTTTACGGCCTCGGGTACATTGTTTGGCAGCTTTTTTGCCACCGGGTTCATTTGACCACGGATGTCCGCAGTTGACTTCAAGTACTCGGCCTCCGAGTGGTCCTGATCCTCGTTATATCCCTCGTCTTCCTTGTCCCCGTAGTCGTCGTCGTCCATGTCGACATCGTCGTCGTCGTCGTCCATGTCGACATCGTCGTCGTCGTCGTCCATGTCGACATCGTCGTCGTCGTCCATGCCGACGTCGTCGGTTTCCGCCGCGTCGTTGGGCAAAAAGTCATCGTCGTCCTCCTCCTCGTCTTCATCGTCTTTTGTGTTTCCGTGTTCGTCGTACGGGGGGCCAATGCAGTGCTCCAAGTTTTCGTCGATGGTGCTTTCTGTCACGCCCAAAGCCTGCGCCATGTCCCGTTTCACAGCTTTGGATGCCGATACTTCGTCGAAGCAGTCCTCGTCGTTGTACCCGCGTGCCCTGCAGAAATCTTCGACGGGCTGGCACATGTCGTCGCCCTCGTCGCCCTCGTCGCCCTCGTCGCCCTCGTCGATCTCGTCGATCTCTTCCGTGTCGTCCAGCACAAGCGTCTCGTTACCATCGCCCTCTTCGTCGTCCATTTCAAGATTGTCGGCGGCACGAAAGCCATGTTCGTTGTACGGACCCGCGGTACAATCAACGAGCTGGTGCTCCATGTCTTCTTCGCTGACGCCAATTTGTCGGGCAAGCTCGGCCAGGTTGTCCTTGGATGACATGGCCCACTCGTTGCAGTCTTTGTCGGTTTTATGGCCCACGGCAACACACGCCTGTCGCACGTCCTTGCATTCTTGCACAAGCCCGTAGTCCATGAGGTTCTCGCCCTCGTCGCTCTCGTCGCCGCCGTACTTGGCCGCCAACCGGTCCAGAAAGCTGGAGCTGGCTTCCGCTTTTTCCTCGTCCGTCTTACGATTGGCTTCGGCTTCTTTCCGGTGATCCACCAGCAGGTGCGCCTCTTGTTTTTGAATCTGCTTCTCTCTCTCCTTCTCAATTTCCTGTTCCGTCGAAGGAATGTGCGTTTTCTGGCATTGGTCTTGCGCAAGAATGACTTTTCGATCGACGCATTGTTGATACTTCTGCTGTGGCGTCAACTTTGCGGCCTCCTTCTCGGCACGTAGGCGCTCGCGCTCCTCCGCCTTGGCCTTCCCCGCGACCTTTCTTTTCTCAGCCTTGGCATTCTTGTCGGCATCCTTCTCGGCTCGCGCACGCTCGCGTTCCTCGTCCTTGGCTTGCTTGGCGGCACCCGCGTCGGCCTCTTTCTTGGCTCGCGCACGCTCGCGGTCCTCGGCCTTGGCTTGCTTGGCGGCCTCCGCGTCGGCCTCCTTCTCGTCGCGCAGGCGCTCGCGCTCCGCGGCCTTGGCTTGCTTGGCGGTCTCCTTCTCGTCGCGCAGGCGCTCGCGCTCCGCGGCCTTGGCTTGCTTGGCGGCCTTCTTGGCCAAATCCGCCTGTGTTTTTGGATTTGGTATCTCCCCCCTATCGCTGACAACGTCGGCCACCGCTTGCAGAGCAGACCTTGCGTATTTAGCAAGCCCTTTGGACACGCCAGCACTCTCGTCTTGCTGCAGCTGTGCAATGTACTCCCTGGCTTCCTTCAGCGTCCGCACAATGTCACGCATCAGCTCGAGTGGGGTAGGGCCTTTTAGCGTGACCAACCTACCGAGTTCTTCGATCTCATCTGGCCCGACGCCGGAATTCTGCAAAGCCGCCAGCTGCAGGTCAATCTTTTGCTTGTCTACCATTCTCTTTTGCTCCTGCGCGCTTTTAGACCTACCGGACCGTAGAATGCACAGTTTGACAGTGTGGCGCCAACTGGCCTGGATGGCGGCCGTAAACACGTGGCGTCCAAAGTCAACCGGGATCTTCTTGTGCTTGGCCGGTGCGTGATCCGTGTCGCCCAGAGCGTCCAGGTTAACTTTCTTAGTCGGTCGCGATTGTGCGCGCTGGTAACGCTCGGTCTGCACCGGGCAGCCACTTTTCGGGTCCATTGCGAACGCGACGCAGTTCCGAAGCTCCTGCAGTTCTGGTATCTGCCCAAAATTGCGATTCTGGCCGTGGACCAGTATCTGATCAATCGTGTTGGCCGTTTCTTGCGTCGGCGGTCGGTCGAGGAGGTTTACCACGGTACGCGCATCCTGCACGCCGAGCGCCATCACAATTTCGGACGGGTCTATCTTTGCGCCGGCCTGCTGGCAAAACGATGACATTTTTTTGGTCACGGTGGGGTGTGCCTGAGCAATGGAATAGCTCCGTAGCCGCGGTGGGTTCTTTATCAACCGCTCTCTGGCCTGTCCCAGAGTTTTGGCGTCGCGGTCTAATTGGTACAACAGGTCCCTCCAGAGCATTGTTTTAATGCACCAAATATTTTCTTGACTATCCGCAAACAGCAAATGGGCGACTCGGGACGAGTCTACATTGTCGGCATGATCGTGGTCTGGTGTTTGTTGGGCATCACGGTGCTCGAGACGGTTCTTTCGTCGATGAACGCAACCCACCATCTTGCGGTGGTGGTGGTGGGGGTGCTAGTGACACTGGTGCTTGCGACGATACTGGTTGAGTACGATCGCGACGTGACCGCTAACAACCATGACGATTACTGAACTCGTTTGTATCTTTTCAGACAATTGAATTTCTGCACCAGCATAAAAACCGTGTGCTGTCAAAATGCTTGGATGGGGTTTGTATGTCGCGACAGTTGTGTCACTTCTTGTGGGGCTCGTCCTGGTGGTTCGCGACGCGATGCTTCCCCAGAACCACTTCCTGAGCCTCGACGTTGAGAAGTTTGGCGGGTTCACGCCCGTGGGGATTGCGGAAGGCTCCGCCGTGCAAACCTCGTGTCTCTTGCGCGCCACCACGTGCGACACGGCGCTGGACTGCAAGTCGGAATGCGGGTCGGACGGGTTTGTCTGCGAAGAGGTGAAATCGGACTCAGTCGTCCTGAAGAACGGAACTGCAATCCCGCCGGGGGGCAAGTACTGCGTGCCCACCACCAAGCTCACGGATAACGTGGGCGACATCAACCAGTTCACAACTCGCGTGATCTGGACGGAGACGGGCTGTCCCGACGGTCGCGGCTGCTGGCGCAAGGAGTGCAAGTTTCCGCAGCTGTACGATAACGTCGACAAGCGGTGCAGCACACGGCGGGCGTGCGACAGCGTTCGCGGGGGGAGCGATCCGCGCAACCGGCTGCGTCAGAACAAGTGCCTCGGTGCGCAGCTTGTGCAGGCCGCGGACAATGGCAACTGTTTTATCGCCACCTCCAGTAAACCATTAAAATCGGACTGCGGCAAGTACTTTGCCCATAACAAATCAAAGGGCGCTGCCGAGTTTTGTCATCTGAATAATGACGTCTGTCAGCTCTCCGGGACGGCGGCCGACTGCGTTGGTGCCGAGTGGAACCCTTTGGGGTTTGACGTGGAGACTCTCCAAAGCAACCCAATGGACGTGGACCAGCGGACGTTGGTACCGACTTTTCACTGTGACTGTGACGGGAACCTCCCTGTGGGCGGACACAACGACCCGGCCGCTTTGCCTTTTGTGCGTCTCAAGAGCGACCCATACCATTGCCACATCGACCCGTGCTTTGCGGCCAACGCAACGCCCGACATCAAAGGACAGCAGACGGTGCTGGACCTTAACACGATGCAGTGCGACTGTTCGGCGGAGGGGCTTGATGTTATTGTGTACGGTCAGAAGCACGAACATGTTGGCCAGTGTGTCGTTTTGACGGGCAGTTTGTGCGGCATTGACGGGACTTGGGCAACGAAAGGAAAAGGGTGCGGCTGCGGAACCCTAAACCACGACAACGCAATCTGTAACTCGAGCAAGGTCACGCACAATCACAACCCCGATGGTTCATTTGGCATATACGGACCGAGGTCGCTTTCTCAAACGAACCCAATTACCGCCGGTTTCTGCGACTATGCGCTGGATCCGCTGTCCAAGGGCATCAACAAGATCTTGTGTCGCGGATCGTCGTGCGATCCCAACAACGTCTGCCGGTGCAGCAACCCGGACAACCCGTTTGGCACAGCGTGTGTCGACCTATGCGACAAAAACCTTGACATTTGCGGCGGCGTCGGGAAGTGCTTAAATTCGCATGGTGACGGTAAGTGGCAATGCGATTGTAGACCTACGGACCAGGACAAGATTGAAGATGTAAATGGCAACGACGAGTACCACACAAAAGGTCTGCAGGCCGGGCCGCCCGCACCAAAAACGTACAACTACAGATGCGCGAGCAAACCGGTGGCACGGGAAATTTACGACATCTTTGGTGTAGAACCCGACCCAAACCAAGGAATTAACACGGCATGCGACTGCTCCCGTCGGTTGCTGATCGAAAATACAGCGGTTGACCAGCCGGTGCTTGCGTACGTCTATACGTACCACTCACAGTGCGAAGCGGAGCATACCGATGAAGATGGCGGAAAGTATTGCGTAGACAATGTCGCTCCTTTGGTAAAGCTACCAAACCCGTGCTACGACGGCAGCAATTTGGCCGAAACGATCAAGAAGGACAAAAGAGTCACAGACAAGAAATGTTCCACGCTGTACAAGGTGCGCCAATACACCCAGGTTCCTCAGGTGGTGTACTGGAAGGCAGGAATTAAGACGGGCTCAAACGACGGCACGCTCACTGCAACCCAGATTGCAAAAAAGTTTGGGCCTTTGTACTGTGATTCCGGACATGCCGAGGCAGACGAGCCCGAAATCAATCCAGCTTGTACCGTATGTACGGCTCGCACCGCGATCAAGTGCGCAGCAAAACCATGAATACAATCAACATATCTACCTATGGATGCCTATAATGGTGATCTGTAATTCTTACATTGTAATTGTAGCACACGCGTACAACGCCAGCAATTTGGTTGTGGTTCCGGACGCTCAACTTTTTTTTTTCTTGCGGCCGGACAACGTCCTTTGTCACGAGCGCGCGACGGGTGCAGCCATGTTGTACTTTGACAACTACTTTGATCCGGTGCCCCCCATCAAGATCGAGGGTGAGATCAACGACAAGACTTTAAGCACCCTCAAGAAGAAGATCGCGCGCTGCGTGAACGTCGGCCAGAAGCTGCTGATGTTGGACATCAACAGCCCGGGCGGCGACGCGTACGCGGCGCTGTCGATCATGGAGTTGATGAAGTCCTGCAAAGATGTCGAGTTCCTCACAGTTGTCAGCGGCCTGGCGGCATCCGCGGCGGCGCTAATCTTTGCGTGCGGCACGAAGGGCAAGCGCTATATGGCACCGAACGGTCGTCTGCTCATCCACAGCGTCCAGTCGGACATCGGCATGGTGAACATGCGCGAGTTCGGTGAGGAGTTTGCAGAAATCCACACGCTGAACGAGGCGCTGTGTCAGATGGCGTCCGAAAAGAGCGGCAACGTGAACTTGCTCTCGGACCTCGTCGAGCAGGCCGGCACCGACAAATACCTGTGCGCGCCGGAGTGTTTCGAGCTTGGCATTTGCGACCACCTCCACATCCCATGTATCCGGGCGACAACCACAATCGATGTGGATACCATGGACGCAAACGAAGAACAGGACCTGAACCGTCAGGTTTTGAAGCAGTTCAAAAAACTGGCGGGTGCAAAGACGCAGGCAAACCCCAGCGCCCACGCGACGCGCAGTAGGAAGGCACTGCGTCGTTCTTACCTCAAAATTGCGAAGCGCGGGCGTGCTCATTTGATCCAGAGGCCCGCAGCATCGAGGTAGATCCCAAGCTGCTTCAGCAGCGGTAGTCCGATACATGCCTTTGTGACCGCCCCTTCGTAAATCAAACACCCGAGTGTCCGATGGCCGAGTTGCACGCTGCCCTGCGAAACACAGAAGCGTTCGCGCGCTCCGACGTAGTCCGCGGCCTCAACCGCGCCATCGCCAGGCTCGCCCGGTATCACACACGGCAGGCTGCATCCGCTGTCGAGAACGGCCCACCAGGATCGCCCACTAACCCCTATTTTGACCTCCACGACACCGTCGCGGCGGCGCCAGGCCAGCGGCGAAGCTTTGGGCCGCGAGGACACGAACGCGACACAGCGGATGCCAAAGTCCAGAAACAGCACCCGGCCGGCTGCGAGGCGCTCCAGCGCGCCGAGCGTCAAGATGCCGACCTGCGCAGAGCTGCGGGGCTTTGCGACAACCATAGGGCGAGCCTGCATAGTGGCGGTGTGCATCGTCATAAGAAACACGTCGTTTATTTCGTTTGTCACCCCGGACACAGTGTGCAACGCCGTCCGCTCCACGCGCACCGGGACCGCAAGGGTCTCGAGCCCCGGCACCCTCATATCGCCCCCAAAGCCAGTGTCCACTTTGACGCTGTAGGCCGCGCCATCTAGAACGATGTCCGCAAAGACCGCGTCACGCCCCTCGTACAGACGAAGAAACTCGCCGCAGCGAGCCCCAGTCATTTTCCGCACCAGTGCTTCGCTGTCCATTTCCGGTAGGCGCAGATTTCTTTGCGGGCAAGGCAATCACCGTGGACAACACGGCCGCCGCCAAGACTTCGTCGTTGTGCAAATGGCCGCGATCCGCCATTTGTTTGCGCAGACGCTTCGTGGCGAAGAGCAGCCTCGAGTCGGGCACCAGCGCGCGGTCAAACGCGCCCGTCTTGAGGTACACGGCTGCCTGCTGCGACAGCCAGTATTGTCCCTGCGAAGTCATCTGCCGCGCCACGCGTTCAGCGTCGCACTTGTTCTTCTGCTGCCGAAAGTCCATCGTCGTCGACACCGGCGGGGCGCGCACAGAGAGTGAAAAAAAAATCTTCAGGCAGGACCGCTACTTTTGTCACTTTTCAAAATTTGTCACTTTTCAAAATTTGTCACTTTTCAAAATTTGTCACTTTTCAAAACTTTTGTCACGGACGGACCCACGGACGGGCAGCAACCAACCAACGCACAGAACACGACAGACATCAACGGCAATGTCCACACCCACCATCGAGGCCGAGGCGAAGGCGCAGAAGTGCGCGGATGCCATCGTCGCGATCGGCGGTGCACTGCACGGCGTCGTGGGGGACTACGGCGGTGCGACGGAAGTAGAGCGCCTCGAGAAAATGAAGACGAAGCTGTTCGAGCTGTACACGATTAACTCCAACCGGGAGGAGGCGCTCGCTGGCGCGGGGGGGTGCAAAGGTACAGTCAGCGTGCAGGTCGGCAGCGGGTGGTTCTGGTGCTACGTGTGCGACCAGTTCGTCACGGCGTCGAAATGGACCCAGCACCGCCACGAGAAGGGGCGGGGGGACAAGATGCTGCTGGAAGCCATGTTCCAGATTCGTAAAACGAGGTTCGACCTGGGCACGACGCTGAGAGCACAAGGTTCTGACGAGGAGGACACGTCGGACTCCGAGGAGGAGGACACGTCGGACTCCGAGGAGGAGGAGGCGGGCGCCGCGGCGGCGGGGCCACCCGCCAAGCGCGCGCGGACCGCGGGTGAGGCGGCGGCTCCGCCACCGCGCAAACGCTCATGTACCTGTAAGCGGGTCGGATGCACAACGGGTAAACCCGCGACTTACCGGGAGTTATCACTTGACACGCAGCCTCGCCGGCGATCCGGCATAAAGAAATGCAAGCGACCGGGGTGTGAAACCGGCAAGGCGGCCGATTACCGCGACATGAGACAGGACGACTTCAGTAAGAAGTACATGTGTTCCGCGTGTGGCGCAGAGGCCCAGGGGCAGGGGCTTCCGGTAGTGGCTGGGAAGATGTGGAGGCTTGCTGTTAAGCGCCACAACAACGACCTACCCGCAGCTAAAGCAGATGTGTTGAGTCGACTCCAGCGGCGTCACGCGGCGGCGGCGGCGGCGGCGGGCGGGGCTGACGGCGGTGATGCCGTGTGCCCTGAGTAATGATATTCTCGTCGTGGTTCCAAACACGTTTTTTGAAAATGCTTGCGCCTCACAACACAGCGGCCATTGCGGGCACCGAGGCGGCCGTGACCGACAGGATCGGCGCGGCCGGGCGCGCCGGCCGCCCGCCGCAGCAGCACAGCCCGCGCCCGCGCGCAGTAACCTCGACCCCACAGTTATAGCCGAGGTTGCGGATATCCTCGGCGCGACACTCCATCAGGCTTTGCATCAGCTTGCGCCGCTCCACAGACACGGCCCCATCCTGGTCCGGGTTCAAACTGAGCCCCTTCTCCATGACGGCCAGCACGTGGGCCTTGCGCCACGCCTTGTCGACCTCGCGTAAGTTTGCCAGCGACCTATGCTCGCCGCACCCCTCCATGGCCTCGACGAGCTCCCTTGCACTCTTAGCTGATAGCATTCGGTTTGACGTCGTGGAACAATTTTTTGAGCCGGTCGAGCCGGTCGGTCACGTCCATTGCCTTGAATTTCAGAGCCACCGCCGGCATCGCGGCGATCGACCGGGTATAGATCTCCCAGAACGCGTTATCCGGGGCGCCTGACATCAGCTGCTGTATGGCAGACTCCGGCAATGCCAGCAGGCAGTCGGTCTGCTCGCCGATCCCGGCGCTGCCAACGATCGACAGAAACTCTGCCTGTCGCACCAATGCGCTGCACAGCCCGGCACTGGCCGTGTAGATGTCAACCGACGTTCCCAGATTCGCGATTGCCTCGGTCGCCTGTTTCGCTCCGATCAGCTCGACCAGCAGCCGTACGTTTATGCGAGCGACATTATGGTCGTCGTTTTTCAGCAGCTCGTCGCACGCCGCGCGCCGCAGCGTTTGCGGGTCGGGGCACTGCTCACGGATGCGCTCTGCCTGAAAGCCGACCGTGGACGGCGCAATTTTGTTGCGTTCGTACCGAATCAGCCGGTGCGGATCGGGCGCCACCGGCTTGTGATAAGTCTCAAAAAACAGCATACCTGGAAACTTTTTTTTTTGGCAGGCCCTGTCCCACCGATCGTACGTGGACATCAACCCTGACTGACCATGGACCCGTGCAACAATTCTGCCATGCAAAAAAAAAGGTTGCCTCTGGCTACGCAAGTCGTCGGCGCAACGGTGGCTACGGCGGCCTTGGCCTGCTCCGAGTGCTCGCTGTCCGTGGTCGCGGCCACCGCCGCTGTATTGGTCGGCTGGTACTGCATGCGTCAGCCGACGGACGAATCGGCGGTCGAGACGCTCGCGCTGTCGATGATCACCGGCTCGCGCTCCGGGTGCACGCCCGGTGAATGCTTCTCGTTGCTTGCGCGCGGAGAGTTTGAAATACCCACGTCTTTGGAGTTTATCGAATCCAAGTGGGACACCATGTTCGACGTGTCCCGGGTCTACTGTCCGCAACCGGAGCACTCGTATTTCCTACCGAACGTTGTCTTCCCGTCGCCCCCCGCAATGGGGGTTCTGACTGTATGCGACCACCAGAACGTCTGCCTCCTGGCGGACAAACAGGCAAATGATACCTGCGCGAGGCCCGCGATGGCCCTCGCGTGGGAAACCGTACCGGTCGACGCCGCTGCAGAGGACCCGCCGATTGCCGACGTCATACTCGACGGCTGCTGCCCGCGTGCATTTTCGCCCTATCACTTCGGGCTTCTGTGCGGCTTGACTGACGGCGGTACCTACGAAGGCTTCGTGTGCCTCGGCGACCGCCGCCGCACCGCTGAGCACTTCAGGTGGTGCAGCCGCACCAATGCCCCCGTGTACTCTTCGGAAACCGACCTGGCGCAGTTTTGCGAGCTGTGCGCGATGCACGGCTTCACGCTCGAGTTCTTGCAAAAAGATGCGTCTTACGGCAGCAGTCTCGCTGCTGCAAGCGGGAGCGAGACTGTCGACTTTCTGCTGCTGTGGACCAGACGCCTCTTTGAGGAAGGGGCCCTAAAATTGTACCACGTGCAGCTGCAGCCGCGCTCTGCCGTTGACACGACGGAGGTCTGTGTGAATCAAGACGAGCCGGCCGAGCCGGACGAACCGGACGAGCCGGACGAGTTTGCCGAACCGGACGAGCCTGTCGAACCGGACGAGCCTGTAGAGCCGACCGAGCCGCCGAACGAGCCGGACGAGGCGCCGACCGACTGTCCCAGTGGTGAACCGGATGTCGACGAGACTAACCAAGACCAAAAAAATCAAGTCTGTGGCGCAGACGAGCCGGCAGACGAGCCGGTTTGGGTCCAAGACCAAAACTAGCTCCTTTTTTGGCGCTTCTGGTGATGGCCGAGCAGAAACAAGTAGGAGAACCGACCGAAGGATATTTTGTGCTCGTTCGTGCCGGAGACCATGAACGGCTCGCTTTCGCATGCCAGCCCCCACACGGACCGCGTGCTGGCAAGGCAGCGGCGCACTTCCGCGACGGTATACCCAGGGACGGCGCTCGTCATCACTTTCTTTGGTCTCGTGGACATTCAGAGTTTGAGGAGTGGCGCAAAATGTTTAGGCCTTCCCGCCTTTTTGAACGACTTCTTCGACTCTTGGAATCCACACAGCCCCAAACGACCCATGGACAAACGTTAGAGCCAAGCCGACGAGGAGCAGGCCCAGGATGTTTCCGACATGGGAATAGCCGTCCTGCATGGCCTCTGTGGCCGCTAGCGTGTTGCCGTTATCCACGTTCCTGTCGTGGACCTTGCCCGCCAAGTTCCAGACCCGGACGGCTGAGTACAGAATCACCAGGATGATGAAATACGTGAACCCAGTGCGAAGGGATGTGTGAAGGTCAAGCTTGAAAAGGTCATTGTCAACTGCCATGTTGTCGTTTTCATTAGACACCGAAAAAAACTTTGCTAGTCTGACGAGTCACTAGCGCTTGAAAAAATCGGTCACGCTTCGCTGCCCCGACTTCTTCGACTCCTTGTTGCGTTTGCGCAGACGGTCTTGTTTCATCGTGTGTGCTTGTTCAAACTCGCGCTCATAGAACTCGCGCTTGCGCGTCGCAAAACCCAGCCCCGCCAGGCCTCGCTGCCCAACGATGGTGTTCCGGTAGACCTCAAACCTCGACTTGAGGTGCGCGTAGGTGTTGACGTTCATGTGCCCCGGTCCAAACTTGGTGTCACCGCCTTTCAGGCCCTTCCATATCGCCGTGAGGTAGTACATCTTGTCCAGCTCGCTGCCCTTCTGCTTAGCGCGAAAGAGCCTCGGGTCGATGGCGCCGTCCGACGCGCTCGCGGCTCGCAGGATCAGGAAGGGTTGCCGGTCACCGATCGCGCACGCCATGGTGGCACAATGCTCCTCCACCATGCGGCGGGCACGCACCGAGGGCATCGTGTCGGGGTCGGCGTAGGACGACTCGCGCTTGTACGCCTTGCTCTGGATAAGGTTCTGCTCGCACCAGTCGTAGAAAGCACCGTCGTAGCACGACGCCATCAGCGGAGCGAGCATCCGGTCGAGGATGCGCCCGCACATCTCGAAGGGCTCCAGCTGCTCGCCCGGGAATTGCCCCGTCAGCTGAGCCGGGTCGCACTTGGTGATGTACACCACGCGCTGCACCTGCCGGCTGATCTCGATACAGTCGGACTTGCGGCACGTCACGCCCTTGTAGTACATAAAGGGCGACGACCGGGGCGACTCGATGGCAAGGCCCACGTAGCATTTACGCACGTCCTTAAAGAACTCGGCCTTGAGCAGCACGTTCTCAAACTCCAGCTCGTTGGGGGCCGGAAACCGTTTGGTCTGCTCCTCCGCGTGCGCCTCGATGTCCGCGTACGTCTGCGCAACCACAAAATCCCAAAGGTTGCGCGCCTGGCCCGGGAACGCAAGCTGCAGGTAGTCGCGCGCCTCCGCGTCGCTCGCGGGCTGGCGCGCGACGTCGGGCGGCGCGCGCGCGAGGATCTCGCGAGTCTTCCGCGCGCGCAGCTCCGGTGTGTACTTGATGAAAATGCTGTCCGTGTCGCCGTAGATCAGCTTGAAGCCCTGCGACTCGGCAAACTCTTTGGCCTGCACAAGCATCGCGCGCGCGTTGAACGTCACCGCGGCGGACATGGGGATGCACGGGTTCATCGTCGCCGGTGCGATCATGCCGTACTGGGCGTTGGCGCAGAGCTTGATGGCAAGCTGCTTGGACTCGATCGAGTTGCGCATCTCCGGCGGCGCGTCCTTCGCCGACGCGCGCACGGCGCTGCGGTGATCGTTCATGCGCCGCAGCCGCTCCGGTAGCAGGCCGATCAGGTGATCATTGCCGTTGCTCGTCTGCACGTACACGGAGACGAAGCGGTCGTTGCGCGGCTCGCTCACCTTCAGGTCGATGACCGCCGGCAGCGCGCAGAATATCTCGCCCGACGCCGCTTTGGAGGGCACCACAAGATGTTTACGATCACCGGAGCTGTCCAGGGAGCACGCGAGGCCTCGGAACGGTCCGTCCGCCACCACCGCGCCCTCACCAGGGCCCAGACCGGCGCGCGGGCAGTGCACCGCGACCGTCACAAAGCCCTCGGTCGGGTCGTGCAGCGCCTTGCAGACCACGCGGATGCGCTCGCAGCCCTTGACGATAAACCCGCGCTTCACAAAGCTGTACCAGCAGATGTTGAACGCGCGCATGGCACTGGGGTACAAACTCTTAAAGTCAAGGATGAAGATCGCATCCAGCCAGTCGTGCAGCTGCGTCAACCCACACGCGTCCACGCATACGTCCATCGCAGCAGCCTGATCATCTGCCGCATCAGCGCCTCCCGGCACGTCGCCGCCTCCGGTGTAGGTGCACAGCGTGCCGTGCTCGCCGTAGTCCGGCTTGAAGACCAGTCCACCTTCGTACTTCTTGAGCTCGTCGTCGATGGCGATCGCCATCTGCTTCCAGTCCGCCTGGTCGACAACAATCCCGCGCGCGTGCGCCGCGTGGTGCAGAAACGGCTCGAGCCGCGCCATCTCCCCCGTGTTGGTGAGCGGCATCAAACGCAGGCCAACGTTCATCACCGTCGAGAGGCTGAGGTTGTACTCGATCAGGTTGACCTTGGAGCAGCAGGCAAGCCGTGTGACCAGCGCGCTGTCCTGCACGCAATAGTCCGCGACGTGCCCGCGCAGCACCGAGGCCTCGGGGTTGAACCACTGGCGGTTGATCTCGTTGAATGCCACGTCGAGCTTCTTGTCGCCCAGGAAGTGCTCCGCAACGGTGTCCAGCTTTTGCTGCACGGCGTCGCCGTTCTTCTTTTTCGGTGGGAATTGCGAGCGGAACCAGACGTAGACGTCGACGTCAAAGCGGCAGGGCGTCTCGAAGCGGCAGTACTCTGTCTGGCCCTTGCCGGCCGACTCGGCGTACTTGATCGTGGGCACGAACCGCCCGCGGTCGCGGGGCTTGTGTTCGGTGTAGGGCGACAACGCCAAGGCGTACTGGTCCTGCACGGTGGTCGTGTCAAAGTACTTGCGCATCCGGTTCAGCACGTAGTCGGTGTCGAACATATGTGTGTTGTAGCCCATCACGACCAGGGCCTGCGACTCCTTCCACAGGGTCATCAGCCGGCGCAACAGCGACTTCTCGTCGCGCACGGTGCGGCGGTCCTGGTCCGCGGTCTGCGCGGTTTCGGCGACGCTGTACAGCGACGACGTCAGGCACACGCGGCGCGTCGGTGCGGGGTCGGGGTACATCGACTCCACCCACGAGACCATGATAATCTCGTTGTACGGCCCCAGTGGCGACGGGATCTCGTTGAAGCGCAGCACGTCCGAGAAGGTTACCGTGACGTCGACGCCGTCGGCGGCCGGCGCGCGATCAACTGTCGTGTACCGCGTCGGGCGCGGTAGAAGCGCCTCGTGCTCCGGCGCGAGCGCCGCGAAGTGCACCGTCAGACCGATCGAGAGGCGCTTGTGCTCGCCAATGCGCTTCGCGAACGCTTGCAGCTCGATCGGACCGCTGTCCGGGCCGACCGCAAGTACGTCCGCGCCGTCGTCCTCGCTGACGCACAGTCGCAGGTCCTTGGTGCGGCCGATGCACGGATTGCGCGACAGCGTCGGGCTGCTCCAGCACTCCGACGCGTAGTCCAGCAGCGCCGCGACGCTGTCGCGGTTAAACTGCGCCTGGAACTCGCGGAAGTAGAACACGGTCTTGCGGTCAAAATCGAGGAGGCGCTTGTTGCACGTCACCTCCAGGCCACCAGGCGGCACCTCGAGCACAAAGTCTTTGCCCGCCTCGGCCTCAAACGCGCGGCCGCCGTGGCCCACCTTGACGACGCCGTGCTTAGACGCCTGGCCGCGCAACAGCGCCGGGACCGTGAACTTGACAAAGCAGTTGGAGCGGTGCGACACGCAGCGCACGCGGTACTTGTTTTTGCCCGCGACCGAGACGATCACGTGCTGCTCCGCGACGAAGAAGTCGTTTGTCGAAAACTCCAGACTCAGTGTGTTGAGGCACTCGATGTCCCACGAGGCGATCGGGAACCGCGGCACGTCCGCGCAGTCCGACGCCGCGAGTTTGTTGTACGCGATCTCGTAGACCGTGATTTTGTCCTGGAACTTGCGCGCGGTCGTGACTGTGGCACCGGGGCACTCAATCCACGTCGAGCACTTCAGCCCGCGCTGGCGCAGGAACTGGTGGGAGAGCTCGCGCAGGCCGGAACCTTCGCGACCGCCGCACACACGGCCGTCCGACGAGGCCTGCGGTTCCGGGTAGTTGCCCACGCCATCGTGCACGTCGCCTTCGATTTCGACGGGCGGTGTCAGCTTCCCCAGCGCGTTCCTGATCGTGTTGACCTGCGGTGTGCGCTTGCACTGCTTCCAGACAAACTTGCTGACACAGCGGAGCGCCAGGAACCAGTGCTTGTGCCGCCGTCCCTCGCTGTCGCACGTGAAGTAATTGAGCTTCTCGCGATTGACGCACGACAGCGCGACGCCGCTCTGGAAGACGTCGCGCAGCCACCTGCCGCCGCCGTTCTGGCGCGCGTCCTCGTGGTAGTCGCGCTCGTTCTCCGCGAGCGACTCCGCCAGTGCGGCGAGCTCCGCGGCGGTCAGCTCGCGGCTGAGGCGCAGGAACAGCTCCGGTGAAAAGTTGCCGACGATGACGCAGACCTGCGTTGGGTCGGGCCCGTCGGAGTAGCCGTGCATCTCCACGGCATCGTCGGTCACGACGACGTCCGCCAGGAATAGCCTCATGGCCGGGGCGGGGCGGGGGCTCGGGGCCGGCGGCGGCCCGGTGCAAAAAAAAGACTGATGCCGATTTTTAATTCGAACCGGCCGCGTGACAAAATGCATTTTGTGACAAAATGCATTTTGTGACAAAATGCATTTTGTCACAAAAATCAAATCACACTTCTAGACTGTAGTCACAACCGCCACAAACAGTAACTTGCGAGCGGTGACACGAGGGGGGGATGTCAGACCCTCCCGCCCCACTGCTTCTGAGCGACCCGCCTTTACATGGGCAGTTCAAAAGGAATCACTGGTTTGCCACTCATGAGCTAGGGTTGTTCCTACTGGACTGTGGCAAAACGTGGTACCCGAACGAGTGGAAGAACGAAAGTATGGGCGTGTTCATGTACTTTCTGGACAAGAAGGAATGTGAAGGCAACCGCATACTGCGCCATGCCGGCAGTTTTCCCGCCGACGTCCGGGTGTATCTTTACAGACGCCAGCCAACACACATCAATTTTGAAGGCATCTTTAAAGTGATGCTCAAACCTGAGGCAACAAAGAGTCGCGAGGTTGTTTTCTTGAAAAGACAACAATCAGCCTCTGAAGCCTCTGGGGCCAACGGCGACCTCGCCAAACTTCACGAACCTATCTTGTACACCGCTTGTTTTCGGAGCAAGAGCGAAGAGATGCACTTTCACTTCTTGGTGGAAATATTTGGCGAACGCAATCTGGAGCACGAGCCGTGGACGAGAAACAACATACAGTACACGTGGAACGGACAACAAAAAGTCGCCAGTTACCTTCCCGACTTTATCGGTTACAAAGGCGGTCTGACATATATCATCGAGTCCAAGTGCAGCGTCGATGCGATCAATACCGACGAGAATGTACAGAAAATGGCAGCGTTGTCAAAGAAAATGCCTGATAACCACGTCTGCCTCTTGGTATGCGATCACGGAGATCGCTGTCGGATTTTTCAGTATAAGAACGCAGAACTCGTGCCTTACGCTTGAGGAGGCCTAAGTTGTGTTGTAGAAAATACAAGATTTGTTTGTTGGCTTGCTTCTCCTCCGCTTCGCCGCAGCTCGTGTCAGTTTAAAGGGCTGCATGGTGACCGACGGCCTGTTTTCACGCTTTCGCAAATTTTTTGTTCTGCTTCTGCCATCAATTTGTCTGGACAGGGAGCGAGAGGTTCTTTTGGCACGTCTACCCAGTCGTTATCGTCGCTCCTTGTGTGTATAACTGTCCACTCTCCGTCTGCGCAAATCAACAGCATTTTTCATAGAGTCCACAAAATCCCAGAACGTGAACTCCAAAAAAAGTGACAAAGACTTTGTCACAAAAAAAGTGACAAAAGTTTTGTTACAAAACACAGTCGCCATCTCCTTACACCAGCAGCGCAAACGACAGCCGTGCGGTCCCACATGGGGTGGGTGGTCGCGGCGTTCGTCCCCGCCTGCTGCGGCGTCGCGTCCGACACCTCCCCTGTCCCCTGGGAAACGCTTTTTGGGTGGCGTCCGTGCTCCGTTGGTGTCAACGAAACGCTCGACGCGATCTCCGAGCGCTGTGGGTCGGCGCTGGTTGACATCACTTCCAACCGGGCTGCGTTTGAGCGCAGGTGCGCAAACGCCGAAAGCCGCCTGCAGGAAGTGAACGAAGAGCTACAAGAGACGCAGCAGACAGCCGCGGAGCTCGACTCCATGCAGACAACCGGGCGCGAGCAGCTGCATGATCAGATCACCGAGCTGCGGTCCCAGAGCAACGATCTGGTGCAGCTCCGTGCGCACATCGACGCCAATTTTGCGGCGCAGACGAAACATCTCTTCGTGACGTGGATCCAGCGGCAAGGCTACGCAGTCGGCTTTCCGACTGGCACCAACTGGCTCAAGGCGGTTTGTCCTACGTGTGACAACCGGCGCACGTGCTTTGACCTGTCGCTCGGGGCTCGCGTCGCGTGCGAGTGTCTGGCGACAGAAGAGTGGTTCTTGTTTCGCACCTCCTCGGAAACGTTTATCGCGGACTTGGCCGTTCGGTGCGACCGTCCGCCGCACCGCTACCCCTCGATCGAGGATCTATTCGTTGCGGACGGCTGCCTCGTTGGCCCACAGGACGAAGTTTAGGATCGCCAGCCCGGGGATGAAGATGTTGGTGATTGCGATGAACAATGCAACGTTTTTCATCTGCTCCCTCCCTTTTTTGCCGTCAGTTTTGATCATGGACCAGAACAGGAAACCGAAAAACACGGAAATTACCCACGCCAAAACAAGAGCGGTGTTCTGTGCTTGCGTTGTACATGGCATCTTTTGATCTAGCTTTTTTTTAAAGACGCACGTCCATTAGGGTAAGCAAAATCACCACTTGTCCGAGCCCGAGCGCAGCCAGCGTCCAGTTGGTGCGAAACAAAAGCGCCGAGTACGAGCGCGCGAATGTGTTTACGCGCTGCTCGGTGATGCTACTGCCGCACAGCCCCGCCTCGTCGACACGGTCGAGGGTGGCGCCGACAAGCCCGGCCGGAAACTCCACCGCGCGAGCAAACGTCACCGATGATAAAACGACGAGTAGCGACGAGAGGACCAGCAGGTTTCTTGGCGCGCTCATGGCTTCCGTTTACACTGGATGTGAAATTCACGACTGTATGGCGTGCCTAATCTGCCAGCACCACCCTGTACGCCGGAGGGATTTTTGCGTCCTCGCCAAACGACCCGGCGTAGGATGCCGGCGACTCTTCGGCGTCGAATGCCGGCGACTCTCCGGTGTCGGATGCCGGCGACTCTCCGGTGTCGGACGCCGGCGACTCTCCGGTGTCGGACGCCGGCGACTCTCCGGTGTCGGACGCCTGCGGCTCGGTGTCAAGCGCCTGTGGTTCTTCGTTGTTGTCGAAGTCCATCGTCAGCGGGTCGTCGACAGCCCCCCCGCGGGCCCACTCGGGACCAACATGGACACCGAGCGACTTAATCAGCGGCAGCTCGCTGCGCAGGTTCTCGACCCTCGCGACAGCCTCGGAGCGACAGCCTTGGCCGCACACGGTTTCAATGTGCACAAATTCCTCGCCACCCTGCTTTGCAAAGTCTCGCAGGGCGGACCGGTAGTCGTCCATCGTGCCGACCGGCTTACCGTTGACGCGCGATACCAAGTGGCCGCTCGAGACCGCGGAATTGCGCTTAAAGATGCTGCCCGGGTACACCGAGCCCACGACGACCGCGCGACTGCCGACGGTCTCGCCGCGCCCGAGCTCGGACTGCAGCACCAGCGGCAGCTCCGAGCGCGACACCTCCACTGCAAAGAGCCCGAAGGTCTCGTTTGAGGCCAGATCGGGGGGCGCGTGCCCCTTGGGCTCGATCGCCACGTCGCGCGCGGTTTTGTTGTTGTCTGAGGGCGACACGACCCGCAGCTCAAGCGGCGCTCCGTGCGGAAGCTGTTGGATGACGTCGGAGATTGCGAGCAGCGCTTCGCCCGACCGGACGTTGCCCTGAAAGGAAATGTCGGAAAACTTGCCGGTGTACGGGTCGCGGATCGCGAGCACCACGTCGCCCTCGGTCAGTGCCGGGTCGCGGACGGCTTGGGCAACCACCCCCTCGCCCTCGATGCCTTTGAAGTCCATGTAGTCGCGCGAGTTCTGCACGAGGTTGAACGGGACGTCGCGGTGTGCGATGCCCTCGATCTCGTTCTGCGCGGTCGCTTCAAGCAGCGGGCGCAAGTGGCTTGCCGGACGGACGAACGTCAGCCCCTCGGCTTTGGCGAGCTTGCTCTGCACAAGACCGACCAGCTTCTTGTCCTTCAGCACGGCGCCGCCGCTCATGCCGGGGTTCGCGCCGCTGTCCATCTCCAGCATCCCGTTCGTGCGGTTGCGCCACTCGAGCCGCATGGGCAGGCGCTTCGCGTGCGGGAAGCCGAGGCTGTACCCCAGCGCCTCGAGCTCGTCGCCGTTGCGCAGCGAGCGGTCGTCGCCCAGGTCAACGGTTCGTGCGCGCGACAGGAGCCCGTCTGTCTGCGGGATAGCCAACACGGCCATGTCGACCGTCTCGCGCGAGCCCAGCACGTGCACGGGGTACCGGGTCTCGTCCTCGCCGAGCGACAGGGAGACCCCCATCGTCGGGTGCGCGTCCTGCACGACGTGCGCGCACGTCACGGCGAACAGGGGCGTCCCGGGCGAGCCCTCCGCGAGCTTCTTCGTGAGCGACGGCCCCGGCTCGAGGTTGACAAACACGCAGGACCCCGTGCCCTCCTGCACGCTTCCGTTCCAGGGGGCGGTCTTGTCCACCTTTGTCGCGACGACGTGCAACTTGCCAACGACAGACATGCGTTTGTTGTTGTGGCAACACAATTTTTTGGGCGACGTCGGTCACCTCTTGCTTTGCGCCGCAAGTGAGCGTAGACACAAATCAAAACAACATGTTTGATTTTACTCATGCGTCCGCCTACACACCGACTTGCGAAATACCTCGACATGCCGCGTCAGTTTTTCATCAAGCTTCCTCTTCACCGCGTCGACGTGCTCTTCTAGGTCGCCCTCCTCGACCATGTCCGACACAAAGTTCAGGTGCTCTGGACGAAACCGACGCTGCTTAGCGATCAACGCCCTCCCCTCCTCGGTGCAGATCATCTGCGCCACCACCTCGTGGTGCATGCGATTGCGACCGTCTATCTCCATCAAAATGCGGTCCACGATGAGCGGATGATCGCGGTCCAGGGCGACGTGCAGGTCGCGCAGGTGGTGGACTCGTAGCGTCGAAATGTCCACGACGATGGCGTGGATGGGCTTCCCGTGTACCTTTGGCGGTGTTTTTTTGGTCGGGTCCGAGCAGTCGGGCTGCCACGCAATCAGCGCACTCGTCAGTATTGCAGCGAGGACGGAGTCCAGGTTGGGCCCTATGGGTGTGATCAGCAGGAACGTGGCGCCGTGCGAGTTCGTGTGCAGCCACAGGTTGTGGCGACTTTCGATCTTGACCTGAAAGTACTTTGGTGTCTTGTTGTCAACGGTGCCCAGATGCAGCCGCGGCGCATGGTCCCACTGTCCCTCGGGACATACCGATTGTACGTGGTCCATGATGCTTTCGCATCCCTTGACGCGGTCGTACATATCCACGATGTCGCCGCTGTGCATGTAGGCGCGCGCAATGTCGTACAGCGTCGTATTGCTGCACCCGCATTCGTCCCCATATTTGTGTAGGTTCAGTAGGTACGAGAGGCACACCAGGTGCATCGGCTGGACGCTGCTCTTGTCCATCAGCGAAGAGGACGCCTTATCGCGGCAAAAGCTGTGGAGCATTCGCTTGAGCGCGTGCATCTTGGCCTGGATGTACTCCGACGCTTCTGCCTCCCATCCGTCGCCCCGGTGCTGCATCATCGGCCACACGGTCGCGAGCGGCTCGCCGGGAACGTTGGGGTCGCACCGATGCTTCTTCTGCTTGGAGAGTGTACCGTAAAACTTCTTAACCTGCAGTACTTCAAGTTTTCCCTCCTTGATCCCTGCGGAACCATCGCCTCTGTTCCCGCCCAAGATGCACCACAGCGACTTTAGATGACCATTTACCGCGAGGCGTAGCATGGAGTGAACGACGAACACCTCCAGTGACACTGCGTGGTGCTCCCACTCGACGATCTGCTCGTGTGCCGCAAAGTCCGCGTCCGAATCGAGCTTCTCTCGAATGGCGGCACAGACGGGCGCCGACTTCTTGCCGTCGACGGGGGCATCGATCTTCAAAAACGAGCATTTGAGCGCCCTCGTCATGTGGCCAATGTTCGGAGGTACCTCGCTCCGCTGAGCCTTGGTGAGAAACGGCACGAACCGATTCCAAATATCGTTTTGGTGCTGTGCCAACCACACAGTCTGGTGCTGCTTGCAGCGAGACAGGGCCACGTTGACAAACGAGTTGTATTTGAGTGTGTCCTGCGGGTGGGTGTCAAACACAAAGGCGCAGAGGTTTTGGTAGGTGAGGTCAACTGTGATGGCGAGCCGCCGACCGTCCCCTTGCGACGCGTGGACGGACACGATCCGGGTGGAGCGATCCGACCGTCGCGTGTCGATTGGCGTGCCCTCTTGGCTATAGTGGTGCACACAGTACCACTCGCGCGACGTCTTCTGCTCGTCGCGCATGCGAACGTAGCCACCAAAGTCATTCGGTCGGTTCTCTCGCATGGAGGCGACATAGTCGTTATCCGCTAGCAGTTCCTCCCACTGCTGGTTGATGTGCGTCTGCAGAGCGCATGCGAGCGGGCTGGACTTGACGAGGGGCATCACCACAATGACGTCTTCGGGCAGCAAGTAAAGCCGTCGGACGTCCTGTCCCATCTGGCGCGCAATGCCCCCGGCGAGTTCCGTTGACTTTTCAATGCTTGTTTCATCGTTGCGCGAGGGAAGAGGCTCGTGCGTGATGATTTCGTAGGTCGGATCGAAGTCCTGGTGTACAGAGACCGGTATGGACAGCCCATGCTTCGCGTAGTTGTCGTGACCGACGACCGTACTGAACATGTCGACGAGTTTGTGCCCGCACCGACGCACCTCGTTCCCTTGTCGGATATCCACCCGCAGTCGACCCGGAATCGAGCTGGTTTTCATCATTCGCGCGAGCAGGCTATCGTCATATTCGATGCTCTGCAGCATGTCTCCGGTCACCACGAGGTCGCACTTCCGATCTCCGACAAGCCGCATGAATGTATCGTAGTAGGGCGCGTCGAACTTTGTGGCCTCGTCGATGCACACGAGCGCCTGGTCGCTGATATGGCCCCGTGCGCCCTTGAACCGAAATATGGGCGATGTACCATTGTCTGCAATCTGTCGGCACATTTTTTCAAAAATGTCACTGGGCCCCCCTGTCGTCTGAACCCACTGCGGCCACAGGAAAGAATCCCCTGTAGACACGAAGTAACGTACGGTGGTTTGGTCGTCAAATGCAACTTCAATGATATGGCACTTGTTGTAGTATATCTGTTCCGTAATTGTTGCACTCGTGCGCTCGCACAATTGCGTAAACTGGTCGTCGATTTCGCGACGCACGACCTCCTTGGCGGAGTGGGGCTTTGTCACTACAAACACCCACCGGTAGCCCCTCTCGGGCGCGGTGCACAGGTAGTCGTGGACCATTCCGTATGTTTTGCCGCTACCGGGGGGTTGTTGTATCACCGTGATCAGTGGCACTCGTGGGCTCTCTTGGCATGTGCCCACACAGTCGCCCGTCTTCTGGCGCTTAGCCATGCTGTGCATTGGTACACAACACGACCGAACGTCTCGGTGGTATAAAAAAAAAGTATAATGGTCCCGCGTTTTTCCACAGTCAGTCGAGTTTGGTCGCGCGTCCAGAACGGCTTCTGCGCACCCAAACTCAGCATCCACGCTGTGACAAAAAAAAGTCATTTGTTTTGTCGAGAAATATCTGCCTTGTACCAAACGAGCACGCCATGTTGCTCAACATCGACGGCCATGGCAGGTTCTGGATCATGTTCTTGGTGGCAAACTTTTCGCTGACTATCGTGTTCACGCTGCTGCGGGTCGGCATTATGACCGATGAACACTTTGTGATTTCGCCAGCGCGGCGCCCGAACCGGCTGGGCGATTCGATCTACATCTCGATCATGCACCAGAGCACCATTGGCGACTCGTCGATCGTCCCAAAGTCGGGCACCGCGATCACGCTCTCGGTGCTGCAGGCGTTCACCGTATTCCTGGTCTACGGTTTTGCGGTCTACGCACTCGTGTCCGCCGACCACTAAAAAATTCAGTTCTGTAAAACAAAGATGGACGACTTTGAAAAGGCTTGCAACAACATCGTCGGTGCGTATACGACCGCGGGCGCGTCGCCGCAACCGACGTTCGCGAGACGCTCCGATGTCTCCGCAGAGCGCACGACCTGGCGGCGCGCGGACTGGCTGTATCTGTCGTCGACCGCCGCGGGTCTGATGCTGATGTTCGTCGGCGCGTCCTAAACTGGCCGAATATGTCCCGTGTCGTAGCAAAGAAAGAGCCGATGGACGAACGCGTCGTTGCGGTGGTTTCGTCGACCCCGCACTCGCTACCCCACGCCCACCGCGCGTTTCGCAGCATCCTGTCGCAGACGCGCCCCCCCGACCAAATCCGGTGGCACCTGCCGCTTTTCTCGGTGCGGTTTCGGGTGGAGTACCCCGCGGTGCCCCCCTGGTTCGAGGAGTTCCGGGGCGCCATCCAGATCGTCCGCTGCGAGGACTTTGGGCCGGCGACAAAAACGATCCCGCTGGCGGGCACCTGCGCGCTGAGCGCCCACGACCGCGTGCTCGTGTTTGACGACGACACCGTGTACCCGCCGGGCGCGGTCGAGTCTCTGCTGTTGCAGGCGTCGGGGCGCCGAGTCGGGGTGGGCGTGCTGGGGCAGAGCTTTCGGTGGGTACCGTGGCAGTACGCGTGTCGGGGGGCGTTCTCGACCCCGCCGGGTCTGCACGAGGTCAACCGGGTCGACGTGATGCTGGGCAGCGAAATGGTTCTGTACCCCGCTGAGTTGTTCGCGCGCCAACGGGACACTCTGCTGCGGTACCAGCGACAGCACCCGCTTTTGTTTTTGAACGACGACCACCTGTACGCTGCGCTGGCCCACGAGATGTCAATCCCGCTCTACCTCGTGCCCTCGCCTGCGCGCCTCGGGCGCCACGACAACCGCGGTAAGCTCACGGGCACCAACCACCCAATGCGGCTGCAGCTGTGGATGATGGCCACCGGACGGCTCCCGCCGCCTGTTGCGGAGGTTGGCTCGATCGTCGCGCTCGCGCTGGTGCTGTGGTGGCTTAAACAAAGCACAAAAAAGTAGACGTGTCACCAAATGTACGACTGCGCGCTGGCGGTCTCGCTGCTCGCGTACTACGCGCTCGCGGTAGTCTCGTGGCGCGCTGGGCGGCCGAGACTGTCGCTCCTGCTGGCGTGCTTGTGCGCGTACGCGCTCCGCGAGACCGCCGAGACGACGCGCGGCAGCACCGTCGGCGAGTGGGACTTGTACTCGTCCAACCGCAGCCGCGGTACAAACATGCCCACCGTCGTGTCGCTCAACCGCATGCTCGCCTTGCTCCCGGCTGCACTGGTCTGCTTCGCAATCGCACCGGGTTGGTCCAAGAGCAGCTTCTCGCCCGAGGCCATGAGGCGGTGGGCGGTGCTCCACGCCAACGGCCAGCTCTTCGTGCAGCGGCTGCCGCTGCTACAATCGCGCGCAATTGTCCTTTCCGACCACACGCGTTGGAACCAAGACATGTTCCAGAACTTCTTTAACGTCGGGGACGATCCGTACTTTATCGTCACCAACGAAACCGCGACCGCGCTGGCGCCCTTGTTCCACGCCGAGATGATCCCGAGGCGACGGGAGAGACGACAGCGCTTCCCCGAGGCGAAGCGCCGCATCCGCGAGCGGCTGCTCTCACACGAGCGGATGCGCATGATCATCTACGCCGCGGGCAACGCGATGGGGTCGTCGCGTCGCCGCAACAGCTCGTTCCCTTTTCTACTGGCTTTTGCGTACGCCGTGCCGCTAATCGCGACGTTCACGGTCGGGGATCCCTACGACACGCGACACGGCAAGGCGCTGCCGTTTGCAGTGCTTGGCCGCGCCGTCATTCGGCCGCGCGGCGGTGAGAACCGCGCGACGGGCGTGTTCCAGCGGTCTCGCGCCATCCGTTGGCCCGAGCCGCTCCGCGACCACGAAGACTTTGACGCGTACTCCGAGCGGTGGGCACGCCGTGCCGCCGAGCTCGCACAAGCCGTCATGGAGGACAAGCAGCTAGCGACCGAGTGGTTGTGGACCGTTGCCCAGGCCCTCCGCGTTCGCGCCGACCGTCCCTGGGACCTCGGGCTGCCGTACGAGCTCTCCGCCCGAGGTATCGACGGTATCGCAAACTGGGCCGCGGAACTCCTCGCCGACGCAGTAACCTACCGCCTGCAGGCGGGCGAAAAGTACCAGTGAGCCTGGACCGAATGTACGACACACGCAGTATGTTCCCAGCAAACGCTTGAAGCTCCTAGCGCTTGGGCGGATTACCCCCAGAACCACCGATACTGCCCTCGTTCTTGCCTGATGGGCCCGAATACAATTCGCGGGTCCGCGATTTGTTTTTGGGATCTACTGTCCATTCAGTCATGGTCATTCCCTTTGGTTTATTTCCCGACGCAGGATAGACCCAGTGATTTTTGCGCTTGGGCGGATTACCCCCAGAACCACCGATACTGCCCTCATTCTTGCCTGATGGACCCGAATACAATTCGCGGGTCCGCGATTTGTTTTTGGGATCTACTGTCCATTCAGTCATGGTCATTCCCTTTGGTTTATTTCCCGACGCAGGATAGACCCAGTGATTTCTGCGCGGCGCGCCCGCAGCGATTTTCATTTCATCATACGTCCTGCGCACATTTTTGTATTCCATCGTACCCTTCTTTGGTGCTGGGGTAAACTTTCCTTTCTGAGGGTGAAGTCCGTGCCGCTTCAGTGCCTTGTTCCACATAAGCAAATGAGGATTGACCTTACCTTTCGCGGATGGACGCTTGTGGCGCTTGTGGCGCTTCTTTTGTGTTTGTACGGCGATTTGCATTTTATGAAGCCAACATTTTATATTTTCGTACAACCACCTCGTCGGGGGTTTTTGTTCTTGTTTGCCTCGGTGTGTCTAACTTGATCCTGCCCCTCAACGTTTTAACCACCGAACTTGACCATTACCGAGCGCCTCCGCAGTCCACATTTTGCCGTCGTTTCCGCGTTTGCGTTTCCCGACGAACTGCTTGGCGTGGAAAGGCGGCGACGGACGCTCCCGCAAGCGTTTGGTAACACGCGCCCGGGACTTACTTGGGCGCGATGGCGCGGGTTTTCTGAGGGTAGGGCTTGCGGATCCCATCAAGCCAGCAGCACTAAATTCATCAAAAAAGGCGTTGTCATCAGGGCTGTCAAAGTCAGGAATGTTGTCAAGATAGTTGTCGTCATCAAATTCCAGGGCGGGCAGATCTTTGAAGTTGTCAACGTCACTATCAATGACCCCCGCGATGTCATCGATGCCCGACGCGTTGTCTTCCAGGGAGGGCAGAGAGTCGAACGCAATGTCATCATCGATGTCCATATCAACATTATCAATGTCAATTGCGGCCATGGTATCTTCATCTGCGTTTGCGCGACGCGAACGGCGCGAGCGATGGCACATTTGGTAATTTGCGCCCTTGCAGGGACCTGCCCATTTGGGCACATTACGCTTCTTTGCATTTTTGCCTTTACCACACGTATCCCCTTTGCTACGGTGGTTCCTTCGGTCAGACGTGCAGCTGCTTTTGGTCACACTCAACCCTTTGGTACTGAGGTCAAGGGGAGAAAGAATAAAAAGCTGTATAGCAGAGAGTGCACCACGAGCGTACTTGGCTTTGTTAAACATGTGCTTGCACCCTGGCTCTCCGATTTTATCCCCGCTGCATAGCTTAACCTTTGCGTTCTGAATTTTTGTTTTTGTCCTAAGTGCATCCGCCTCGCTCCAGGCAGGTTGGCCTGTCGCTGGGAATTCGGCCATGATTTTAAGCACATTTGCAGTGCCGAGCGCCTGAATTTGCCACAGAATGTTTTTGGGCTGCACGAGCTTGCGGATGACCGGCTCTTGTTTTCCTTGGGAAGCCAACAGATCACGAATGTACATTGTGTACGTAAGAGTCAAGTCGGCCATTTGTTTTATTGATGCACCTATTTTTTTTTAGATCGCTTTCCAGGAGGCCCCGTCGGGGCCTGTTGGTAGTCTAATTCGTACTGAAGACGCTGCTTGTACTGTACGTAGCGAGGCCAAAAGTGCTTCTCGGGAACCACGACGAGACGGTACCGTCTCGACATTTCGTCCAAATTGGGACATCGCTGTTTCGCAAACGCCAGACATTCCTCTCGCGTCGCGACGCGAGAAAAATACTGCTCCATTGCGACGTTATCCTCAACCTCAAACACAGGCGCCTCCTGCTCACTGGCGGCTGCGGCGGCGGCGGACTGGGCCATGTCGTCGTTGCCCCGCTTCGTCATGCGTCCAAGCACCCCGTCCGCCGTCGACCAGGCCGCTTCGCTCGACGGGGAGAAAAACAATTCGTTAACCTTTGCAGCGCGGTTATCAGCCAGGTATTTGAACAGCATAAACCCCAACATGCCGCGCTCTGCCTTTGGATCCTTCATCACCAAATCGATGCTTTCGCGACAGGTGTGCATCATGGTCGCCTCCAGCGGCTCCATGTACGTCTGTGACGCCCCTTTATGTTGATGGTACTGAGATTCACCCATCGGCAAGTCGAGCGTAGGAGAGTAGCTGAAGACTTTGTCTTTTCCTTTCCTTTGGCACACAAGCGGGACCGGTGCATACGACGAAATCTTCGTGACCATCGAGGCCACAACCTCGCCTTCGTACTCGCCGTTGCGCCGAATGACGAACGACCAGAATTTCGGTCCGTACTTGTAGAAACCTTGCGCGCAGTGGAACGTTTCGCGGAAGTCACTCGCGTACCGGCTTTCGTGACCAACCAGTCGGGTAAGCTCGGCGAGGCGCCAGAGTTTAGGATCGTCTTCTCGGCCAGCGGCCACCGCGCAAAAGCGCGATTGTAGATACGGTTCCTCGGTGATCCTCGTAAGCTCGTTCGTAATCTGATCACGAGCCCATGACAAAGGGGCCGATGGCCGTACGTCGTCGCAGCACTGCTGTAAGATACCCGCCAAGACGGACCGCGACAAAACAACGGGGCTCGTATCGCTGCGGTCGTGGCCAAACTTAAAAGAACTGTCGTTGCAGCAAAACCACATCTCAAAGAAGCTTCTCTCGGCGTGCTCCATGCACTTATCCTCCTCCTTCAAGATGCAATGTTCTGTCTCGCGGTCTGCCCGTTTGAGACCGCCCCCCACAAAGAAGTCTTTCATCTCCTGTGTAACGCGGCGTGTCACCGCCTCATCGACGAGTTCAGCTGTGTAGGACCGCAGTTCGGCTGTGTAGGCATGCAACCTTCGCTCAAATGAAGCATTGCAGCCGTCAACCTCGCCGCGCAAGGAAGCGATGTGCTTGCTGGTGACGTCTTCCATCACCTGCTCCATCGTCTTCTCGTCGCTCGGTACTGGCTCGTATGAAATTGAGGTGCATACGGAAGCTGTTTTGTTATCCACGCGCGAATCCCCCACCGACTCCCGCAACACCATAGAAAGAGCAACTTCTCTGGTGTTGCTTTTTGCCGACGCCGAACCCGGGTCCGGAATATCCCAGAAGATGTTTTCGACTTCGCACGCCGCAATCAAATGGGCAAGCTTCTCCGGTCCAAAATGACGCACACAGGTTGGCTTGAAACACTGCAACGGCTGGTTATCTGGCGTGGGATCGTCGTGATCGCACTTGCCAACGTCGTTGCAGATGACCCCGTACTTCTTACAGTGAGCCTCGACACCGAATATAAGCTTGCACACCGCCTTCTGGTTGCACTCACTGTAACTTCCCTTGCCCGCGCGCTTAAGCGCCGACTTAATCCTCTGGTGCAACCCCTCCTCAAGGTATGCAGCGATGCCGTCGTCGTCGTTGTGTTCATTGCGCAGGTGGTTCCGCAACATGGTACCAAGGATCAAGCCGTCTGTCGCCATACGCAGCGTCCGGGCCGGTTCGTGGCGGGGGTGTAGAGGGCCGGCTGCGGGCTGGTGGCGCGGCGGTGATATTCAATAAGCAGAAAGTGACAAAAAAAGTGACAAAAAAAGTGACAAAAAAAAGTGACAAAAAAAAGTGACAAAAAAAAGTGACAAAAAAAGTGACGAAATTATGACATTGCTTAGATCTAGATCAGTGGTGTTGGCTATCAAAAAATGACAAAAAAAAGTGACAAAAAAGTGACAATAATTTTTTGTCACTTTTTGGGTGATGTGCCAACATGCGCACTGGCGCGCAGCAACCAAGCCGCGCACAACAGCCCTCGCGCACAACAGCCCTCGCGCAACCACCACCGCGCCCCCGGCATCGCCGATGTTGCAGACCAAGAAGCAAAAGCTCCCCGGCGATCTCAGCTGGGGCGACGTTGAGCAAATTGCCGACTTTGCCGGCAAGCTGATGGGAGGAGGTCGCGACCAAGATGGCGACATGCTTGAGTGCGACATGCTCCAGCGTGCGAAGTGCTACTTGCCCATCCTTACACCGAAGCCTGAACTGGGAGCGGTTGGCGATCTGAACCAGCTCATGCATGTCACCCGTGGGTTGCCGTTTGTCTACTCTGACCCCGAGTGCTACCTGTGCAAGGCCAGCGGAAAAGCCGGCGAAATGGCCACCTTTGAGTGCGAGGCGGCGGACACGCGCGGCGTCTTGGCGCCGGAAGGCAAACGACTCCCGCTAATTTACGAGGAACTTGGGTTTCGGAATGCTGCGAACGACGTGCACGGAGACGAACCTGGGGATGAAAAACCGCGATTTTCCATGACAAAGTTTACGGCGGAGCAGTGGAGGGACGATATTGTTCATCTCCTGTACGTCAAGTACTACAAAAAACCGGGGGAAGCAGTAGAGCGCTGTCGCGAATTTATGAGCGGCCATTACGGACCCGATCACTCGCTTGCCAAGGAAAAGCGCACGTACGAGGAGGCGATCGGTTTGATGGCGGACACCATTGTGAAGATTGTGGGACCGCTGAACGCGACCAGGCACTACGCGTGCCAGCGCTGCACGGTGCTTGGTATGCACTGGGGTCTCGACGAGCGGCGTTATGACAGTATCAAGAACCTGCCGGCGTGCGACGAGAGACACGGCAAACTTCTGGACGATGGCTACATGGTAGACAAGGACTACCAGGCGTACTGCAGCAGCAAGGGACACAAGCCCACTGCGGTGACCCCGCTATGCCCCTGTCACGCCACGAACGACGCGTTCATTTGCTTTGACAAGCCCGACATGTGGAAGAAGTCCAAACGTGAGGTGCGCATGCGCGTGGATTTTCAGCTCTTCCTGGCCGGTGTATCGATCGAATCCGACGACGACGTCGATAGCGATGATCCGGCGTATGAGTTTGACGAAGCCGCCGCCGAAGTCGGCGCCAGCGACGACGATATCGTCGTGTCTGATGACGACGAGCCGCCCCCGGCCTCGGCGGCGGACCCGGCCCGCGTCAAGCCGCTGTCCACCGACGGCCTGTACGTCACGGAGACGACCGACACATTCCCGGTGCACTTGATTGACGACGCCTTTGAGTTACGAACGGAGTCCAAGGACCACTTTGAGGAGGTCACCTTTGACGCGGTGAAACTCATCAACGTGATGGACGGTGTGAAGGTGACTACCGTGTCCGTTGCCGCCGAGCCCGAGGAATGGGCCTCCACCTCGTCGCTGGACGCCCTGGCGAGCGCGTTCCCGCAGTATATCGGCAATGCTGGTAATGAGGTTGCGATGTACGCCGTGTTCGAGCCGGAGGGGGCGGAGTTTGCGTTCCAGGACACCTTTGGTTTTAAGGGCAAGTATATACAGCTTGCAGTTGTCAGCCATCCGCCCGTGTTGTGTGTGGCGATCGACCCGCGGCAAGTGACGGTCCGTCAGATGCGCGACAAGGGCGCGCGGTTGCTGATGATTGCCGGCGCCAGCCTGGGGCCGCTGCTCGGGCTCGACTTTCGCGAAACGGACGGCACGGTACTGAACAGGACGTTTGTGTCCAAGCCCAACGACGACGACGACGCTGGCGCGCGCGTGTACGCCCTGGTGGCCCGGGCGGGTGGTGGGGGAACGCGTGCCGAGGAGCTGTTTTCGTACACCCCCGAACGCGAGGAGGTTGTCCTAGACCGCGAATGGTTGGTCGAGACCGCGAGCCGCGAGTTTGACAGGCGCACGTTATCGCTGGACTTTACGCCGCCTTCGCTGAAGCCCGGGGAAGTCCTCGGCGGATTTGCCGTCGGTATGTTCACGAACGAGCTCCCGCCCCCGCGTCCCAACGAAGGCCTGCCCACGCTGGAGCTCCGCGATGGCTTGGGTTCACTGAGTCCCGCGACCCTGACCGGTGCGGTTTGCTGGAGCCTGCTGTGACGGCGACAGGCATCGCACGCACAGGAATACAGTGAACCCGGCAGCGGAACCCGGCACCATTTGTAACACCGAGCCCTGGTCGAGGGCGAATGAATTTTCGCATTCTGCACAGCATCGCGTAGCCTCCTCCGTCTGTAGGAACGAGATTCGCCGCGGCATGTAGGCAGGCGCCGCGCCCATGACGCCCAGGCCAACCGCCGCAACCGTATAGTCCGGGAGCGACTTGGGCATTGTCCGGATGACAGACGCCCCTGCGGAGCGCGTGTCCATGCGCCGTCGCCGGCGGTACGACGCGTGCCTGTTCGCGCGGAAAAAAAAATCCGTCCCCTAAAGTTGCATGATCACGAGCTTGGTCGTGACCGCGCTGCTGCTCTTGGTCTTGTTCGTCGCCGGCAAAGTGAGCACGCTGCAGGCGGGCAGAAAAATGCGCGAGCGGACAAAACAGATCGCGACCGCGTGCCACCAGGACGCCAGCAAAGATACGGTGTGTGTCATACTCCACCTTGAAAACGAAGCCGACCTTCCCTATCTTGCCGCCGCGTGCTTCGAGAACAGCGAGTGTCCACAACGGGTCTTCCTGGCGGCGTCGGTGTCGGAGCACACGGGGGTGCATGCAAAGAACTTACTCCGCGGCCGCCTGGAGGCAGCCGGGCAGCCGGGAGTGCTCTCAGGCAACCTGCGGCTGACCGTTGCTTACACGCGCACCGACCGCGTGCAGCAGGCGTTTGACGATTGTTATCGAAACGAGAGCGTGCTGCTGGTCGTGCAGGGCCGGGCCGTGTTCCAGCCCGACTTCGACTCAAAACTACTCGGTGTGCTGCGCCAGCATCCCGGCTGCGTTTTTACACAGTTTCCGCCCCAGGCCGCGCACCAGACGGCAGGCTACCCGTGCGTGCGGCTGTCGGCGCACGGCGCAAACGCGGCGGTGCAGGTTCAGCACTTTCGTCGGAAAACGATGCACCCCGTACCTGTCGCGTTGCCCTCGCACCAAGTGATGGCGTGCACGCGCGACCTGGTCGCGTCGCTGGATCTTTTGGTCTGGGCAGGTTCCAGTGTATGCGAGGAAGCGGCGCGCTTCGCGGCCTCGGGGATTCCCGTGCTGTCCGTCTCCGAACCGTTGGTCCTGCTGCCGACGACGGACGCGTTTTCGGGCAAAGGCTTCGTGCTGTCTTGCCCCAAACCGCTGTGCTCTGCCGGCGACGGTATCGCCCGCGGTTTACTGCAGGTGGGACTGAGTGCGGATGTGACAGAGATGGAGGCCGTCCTAAAGATGGGGTCGCTGCGGCGGTACAACGATTTGGTTCACACGATGCAGCGCCAGCTCGCTTCGACGGAGCCTCAGGCGTCGGATGAGGCGCGCCAGCCTCCCTCGCGCGAGTGATACACGCCAGCCGTGACCACGCGCATGTCCCAGCCGCCCCGTCCGATCACTTGTGAGACCACACCCGGGCCCGTGGTCTCCAGTACATCCTCGTCGCTCCAGGCGGCTGTCCGCGCCAGCCGCGCACGGCAGCGGCGGACCACCTCCTCCAGCACACCGCGCAGCAGCCGGCTGCCGGCCGGGACCGCCATCGCGTAGTTGGCGACCTGTTCCTGCGGCGGGAAGAACCCGTCGCGCTCGCGGAACCAGATGCCGTCGGTCGGAGGGTCGACGAACGCGTCGCTGTCGTTGACCGTGGCGTCCAGGTCTAGGTAGACCCCGCCGTAGACGTACAACAGCGCGTACCGCCCAATGTCGGCCTGGCAGACCTTGCGCGGGCAGCGGGCGAATACTTTATCCAACCCAACCACGGCCAGCGCCGCCTGCTGCACGGCGACCACCGTCCCCGCTCGCCCGTGGACCGTGGCCTGCAGCGGGCGTAGCTGGCGAGTGTTGTGATGTACCGTGACCCGCAACGCGGGGGGAACCGGGCCCCTGTCCCACAGCCCCCATACGAAGTGCAGCTGCTGTTCGCACGGACGGCGCGGGCGCGCGCTCATTGTCCGAAAAAGCGCCTGTTTGGCGCGCATGCAGCCAGGCACCGCGCGACAGAGCTGGTTACACAGCATCAGCGCGGCGGCGAGCGCGGCGGCGAGCGCGGCGGCGAGCACCAGGACAATCGCTTGCATTTTTTACGGCTATCATTTATTCTTTGGGTTTCAGGCCGGCCTGTGCGTAGCCCGCGTATATCTTAGCAAGAACCGGACGACAGCGCACCGCCGCTGGGATCAACTCGCTCGCGTTTGCCGGCAAGTCCGTAAAGACTGCGTAACTCTCAAACAGCACCGTGCTCGTGTACAGAATCGCGTTGCAGAGCTGCACGACATGTTCCGAAGGGACCTCCGACTCGTGGACCAGCGCCTCGTACATCATTTTTTCGACCACGCGCCGTGCATTTTGCTCGCCGTCCTCGTAGATATAGCACAGGTTGCGGAACCGTCGCATGTTGAACAGCAGAGTACCGTTGCCCGTCCACTCCGCCTCGATAATAGATGACATGCACACGGAGTCGTCGTCGTCCAGTTTGCGCAACAGACTTGCGACATAACGAATCGTAAACAGCAGGTCGTGAACAATGCTGGACGAAGCGTTCTCCAGTGTGTCCTCGGACTGCAGCTTACGTCGACGGACGCCCTCGTGGATCGACGCAATGTCGTCCGACATACACTTCCTCTTCAGGCGCCGGCTGTGCCGTCCATCGTGCTTGCTCCAAAAGTCCATCAGCAGCACGCGCATGCTGCGGTCGCTCAGTGGCACGTTGAACACGCCCGTGTTCATTGAGTGCGACCGCAGGTAGCGGACGAGCTGCGCGGTGTTCACCCGCAGCAGCCGCCCTGCGTGCAAAATCACGCTCGCATTCGAGGGATGCGTGCGCTCGGCAGTGGCCGGGCACGTAAAAAAGCACCGCCACCACCGCTGAATTGTCGACGCGGCGGCGGTAAATCGCATCAACGGCGGTGGGAATATTCAATGCATGGTCGGGACTGCTTTTGTCAAAAAAAAAAGATTGGAGTTTTAACAATCGACAAAATTTGTCACAAATGTATTGGGCAAGAATTGCAGACGTGTTTACCATGGTCGCCCTGTACCTTGCTTGCCTAATTGTTCTACTTGGCATTGCCGCCTGTAGAATTATCGGCATGTGTCGCGCGGCTTCCACGCTTCCCCGGCAGCTGCGGTACCACAAACATCGAATCCTCGTCGTCACGCACGACGGTGGATTTATGGACGCAGTGTTTGTCACGCGGGCTCGGCAAAACTTGTTTTTCCCGGGGCCCACAACCGTGCTGGTGACATCTCAATGCCGGCCCTTGCTGAACATGTTTTGCAAGACGATCGATCCACCGGTGGATTTTGTGTGGCGAGGCACACAGGCGGTCAATCAGCTCGTTGCCAAATATCGCGCGGGCCACAGTCTTTGCATTTTTCTCGGACGCAACGCGACGTCAACGGGTCTTTACTGGCTCTCTAAGCATGTCCTACCGAGTGAATTTACCGCTCTGTCCCTGACATATTGCAAAAACAGCACAGCATGGGACCAAAACGCGCTGTCGATGCTCGCACACGACGTCGAGGTAAAACCTTTGATGTGGACCATGAAGGTGCCAAGCGTGCAAACCGCCCCGCGCGAGTTTGTGCGCGCGGTCAGAGACGACTTATACCAGAGGAGCCGGCGGTGCGAAGGTGGCACCGGCGACAACTAAAAAATATTTCTGTCAATCAATGGCGAACGTCCGTGTCGTGTTGATTTGCACGGTCGCAATTGTCGCTGTCGTCGCGGCGCTCGTGCTTGTTTCCCACAGAGGGCTCCTGGGCAGCAACTTTGACACACGGAAAGATTTAGAGCTCCACGATGGGTTGAATAGCGTTATCAACACAAGTTATGTGAAAGAATACAACGCATTTTTTAGTCCGTGTCAAACTCAGAACGCCCTGCTCGACTACGATCATTTGCAGTACATCCCTTGGGTCTTGTACAAGACCGGTCCCCTGCCTTACGAGCACGAGCTCATGGCGTCGCGACGCAAGGAGTGGGAGGACCTTTCCATCAAGATAGAGTACTTCACGGACGACGCGATGCACGCGTTCATCGCCAATAACTTCGAGCCGGCTGTGCTGCGGGCGCTCGACACGTTGAAGCCGATGGCGTACAAGGCGGACCTGCTCAGATACTGTCTGCTGTACAAGCATGGTGGTATCTACTCCGACCTCAGTCAAAAGTTTCTGGTGCCGTTGGAATCGCTCGTGGACCCACACGACGAGCTCGTGCTCACAATGGACCGGACTGTTCGGAAATCTAGCATCCAGCCCGTCCAAATCAACTTTATGGCCGCGCGCCCAGGCAGCGCGCTTATGCTGGCGGCGATCGACAAAATTGTACACAATGTAGAGACAAGGAGCTACAATTCGAGCGATTTGGACGTGACCGGTCCGGTCATGTTTGGAAAACTGTTTGCAAAGATGAAATGTAGTGCTCGGATCGACCTATACCAAAGCGACGGCAGCACGATTGTGGACGCACGCACCGGCGCACCCGCGATTTCGATGTACCGCCCCGACCACCGTCAAGTGCTGAAGACCAAAAAGAAGTGCGCTTACAAGGATCTTTGGGATCGGCGCCAAATCTACCGGACGGACGACCCGCCGCGTGCGCCCATCGCAGAAGCGATCCGTGCCGTAAAAAAATGGGAGCCCGTCACAGAAAGATTTCAAGCTCTGAGGAAGCGAGCGGAGTTGGCGACGCACACGCTCGCGTCAGCGGCTGCTTTAGTGTAGTCCACCGAAAATCCCACATCCTCAAGCATCCCGAGCTCGACTCGCAACAGGAAGTTTGAG